TGATGGTGGTTCAATTGTATCAACAGACCAAAGAGTAAGACGAGTCGAAATAACAAGTGGTGGTGCAGGATATGAAACACTGCCTCAAGCATTCCCAGGTGGTTATCTATACTTTAAAGATACAACAGGATTCCAAAAGGGTGAAACTATTACAGGTTCTACTTCAAACGCTACAGGTACAATTTTAAGACTAGAACCGAAAAAGAACAGAATCGTAATTAAAAGATTCAGTACTGATACTGGTGTTTTCCAAGATGGCGAAAACATAGTAGGGGGAAATTCTTCTACAACTAAAGTTTGTAGTAGTGCCAAGGTATCAGATGGTACAGGTGCTAAGTTCTTCGCATGGTCATCTAGGATTGGTGGTATTGAGAAGGTAACTTTACTAGACCAAGGTAGTAAGTTTGATTCAGATGCAGTATTAGACGAAGCAACATCTTTCCATAATATGTTGATAACTACACCATCAGGTAATCTAAACAAAGGCATAACAATTACTGGTGTAATTTCTGGTGCTACTGCAACAGTTCAAAATTACGATACAATCAGACAAATACTCAAGTATAAAAACTTAAAGGGTATGTTCATCAATGATGAAAAGGTAACTTATGAGGGTTCAGATAGTTTCTTAATTCTTAAGAATGACCCATATACTGCAAGAGGTAAAGTTGCTGGTGAAGGTTTAATAAACGATGGTTTCTTAAGTGACAAAGGTTATCTATCTTCTAAAGTTGCAAACATACAAGATAGTAAATTCTATCAGTCTCACTCTTATGTTATTAAAGTTGGTGAGTCAATCAATAAGTATCGTTCTATAGTTAAAGACTTAGTTCATCCATCAGGTCACTTATTCTTTGGTGAGGTTGCACTCAAGTCTCAACTTCTAGGTTCATCATTAGATGGTGTTAAAGAAATACCATTTGATGTTAATGAACAGAACAAAATGGGAATTATTTCTACAGAGTTTGTTCCCACAATTGTCATTCAGGCATACCCAACAGACAATATGTTGTTCGAAGAATCTACTAGAGATAAATCAGTTAGAGTTTTAACTGAAGACGGTCATCTGTTAGAAAATGAAGACTCCAGAGACAATGTAGCACATCTAAGTAAAGAAACTCTCATGTTGTTCCATACAACTTCTGCTGAAGTAGAAAATCAAGACATGATACTTCAATATCGTGAGGCATCAGGTACAAACATATCAACAGATAAACACAAGGGTGCAGGTCATTTAAACATTCTAAACAGAAAAGAGTTTATAACAAGTGCATTAGATACTAAAATAGATAATGACCCAAGTACTGTATCATCAATTAGAAGACCAACAATAACAGAATTCAATACATTCATACAAAAATCTCCAAGAAGAGATGGCGCTGTGACTGTATTAAATCTCGACACTGCCGACCACGATTACTATGTGAATAATTCAAATGTTCCATTGACAAGTGAATACGGTAATGTTGCGATAAGACCTGCTGACTCTGGTAAAGTATTTCAGTTCTGGCATCCGTCAGAAGAAGTATTAATACATGAAGACGGCACAAAGATTTTAAACGAAGAACCTTTAAACTATGTAAGATTCGATCCATTCGATAGAGACTTATATGGTGAAAAGATTTTAATGGAAGATGGTTCAGGTAGTTTCTTACTAGAAGATGAAACTGTACCTGAGACTAGAGAGTATTTTGTGACTGAAAGGTCAATTGAACTAGACAATTCTTACATGTATATGGAAGACAATTCTAGAATAGTATTTGAAGATGGTGTTCCTATAGTAGATGAAGAGTCAGGCGAAGAGGTACATACATTCATTCCAATTGGTCCGACTTTAAAAACCCTAAATAAGATTGCATTCCAAAATTGTTATAAGATATCTCATTATATCTTAGATGAGACTTCTAGTGCAAATGAAGAAGACAAAATCTTATTAGAAGATGGCATAAGTGGTCTACTTTCAGAAGATTCTGAAAAAGACGGACTAACAATTAAACAGATGAGTGACCTGACAGGTCTTTTATATGTCGAAGAGATAGATAAAAAACAGAGAAGAAGAACTAATATTGCATTTAGTTCCTATGTTAATTCATCAAATATTACAAATAGTGCCTTGGCATTGTTATAAATAATAGAACGAATTATAAAAAATAACTTGGAGTTATAAAGAAAATGGCAGCAATAATCACAGAAAAATTTAGAACGCACAATGCAAGGCAGTTCATTGAAGACTTCTCAGAGAGTGGTCAAAAGAACTATGTCTTTATTGGTCGTTCACATGCATGGGCAGATGACACACAACCACCTCCTCCTGCAAACTCAGAATCAGAAGAAATCGGTGTATATGAAGACATGATTGCCCTAAAGGCAGTCGCTTCAACTGATATCTCACATGGATTGGTAAGATATAATTGGACAGATGGTACTAAGTATGATGAATACAGAGATAACTATTCTGCTTCCAATACAACCAATGTCACAAATGTATCTAACTTCTTCGATGGAAGAGGTTATGTAATTACAGACGAATTTAAAGTATACAAATGTTTAAGAACAGGTGTTGATTCAAATGGTGCAACTATAAATTCTACAGTTAAACCAATAACTATTTCAACAACAGTTCCTGAAGTGACCGCAGATGCAAATGCATCTTTAGGATATATGTGGAAATTTATGTACTCAGTTACCGCTTCAGATGTTATTAAGTTTGTCACTAACGACTTTATACCAGTAAAATCACTTGGTGCTAAATCTGCTGTAGTAGGTTCTGGTACAAATGGTGGGTTTGGTTCAACTGCTGATGATGATGGTTCTGCTCAATGGGATGTTGAAAACGCTGCCGTAGACGGCGCAGTTTATCATTATGTCGTAACCGCTGCCGGTTCTGGTTACACAAGTGGTTCATCAAATACATTTACAGTTAATGTTCCTGTACAGGGAGATGGTTCTGGTGCAGAAGTCACTTTAAGTTTCGTTTCAGGTAATTTAAAACAAGCATATCATCGTTCTGGTACTAGTTATTGGGGAACAGGTTATAAAAGAGCATCATTACCTACATTAGACTCCAATGTTTCAGGTATTGCAGGTGGTTCAGGTGCTACAGTTCATATTATAATGTCGCCAATTAATGGTCATGGTGCTAACCCTATCGAAGAAATGGGTGGTAACTATGCAATCGTAAACTCTAGATTAGAGTTTGGTGAAGGTCTTGATGGTGGGTTTAGTGATTTCCCAACAGACAATGACTTCAGAAGAATTGGTCTTATTAAGAATCCAGTAAAAGCATCATCTGGTGCTGTTTCTGGAGATGCAACAATGACTGCAACAAATATGTTGACAGTTGATAATGCTTCTTCAATTAATGTTGATGACTTACTTACAGATGCTTCATCTGAATCAGCAACCACTGCTAAAGTAAGAGTTGTATCTAAGACAAGTAATACTCTAAAAACCTTACCTGTTGCTAATTCAGGTGGCGAATATATCGCATTTGCAAATGATGATGAAGTCTATAAAGCTGGCACAAAAGTTGCTGATGTTACCGCATCTGGTGTCTCTTCTGCTCATCCAGAAATGCAAAGATTTACAGGTCAAATTCTCTATGTTGAAAATAGAGGCGCAGTTTCAAGAGCCGCTGACCAAATTGAAGATATTAAACTAATTATTGAAATGTAATATAGGGAGTTTAACTCCCCCTTTTTACATTCTTAAATTTAAAGAAGATTAAACTATGTCAGAAAAAACAGACTTAAATATATCACCATACTACGATGACTACAATGAGGATAACAATTATCACAAAGTACTCTTCAGAGCAGGTAGACCCCTACAGGCAAGAGAACTAACTCAGTCACAATCAATCTTACAAAACCAAATACAAAAATTTGGTAGTCACATGTTCAAAGAGGGTTCGATTGTCAATGGTGCAGAGACAGACATCGATATGGATGTCGAATATGTTAAAGTCGAGGCAACTAATCCTAACTCTACTGGAACAGCTGATGTCGCTACATATCTAAGTGGTTTCACAGGTAAACTAATTCAAGGAGAGACAACTGGAGTCGTTGCAGAGATAGTAAAAACAGTTGCATCTACAGGAACAGATTTAGCAACTATTATTGTAAGATATTTACAACATGGTACAGACGAAACTGCAACAACAAATCCTTCAGAAAGATTTAGTCCTTCTGAAGAGATAAGTGAAGTTAATGTTAGTGCCGCTGGTGCAATAACCACTGCATCAAATAACAATGAATTCAAAGTAGCTGCACTTGGTCTTTCACCAGTCGGCCGTTCATCTATTGCAAGTATAAATGAGGGTGTTGTATTCTTAAGAGGATACTTCGTCAAAGTAGATGCACAAACAATTGTATTAGAAAAGTATAATGGTAAACCTTCTTATAGAATTGGTCTAGACATTGTAGAAGAACTTGTTGGTTCTGGTACTGATACAACTCTACTAGACAATTCACAAGGAACAACAAATGAAAACGCTGCTGGTGCAGATAGACTTAAGTTCACATTAACACTTGCTAAGTTCGCACTAACTGCTACAACAGATACAAACTTTGTAGAGTTGGGAAGAGTTAGTAATGGTGTTATAGAATTAGAAGTAAAAAGACCAGTATACAATCATATAGAAAACACACTTGCACAAAGAACATTTGATGCGAATGGTGATTTTGTAATACGACAATTCACACATTCATTTAGAGAACATTTACTAGACGGATTCAATAGAGGATTCTATGAAGCGTATCAAGGTGGAGATGAGAGTCAATTTGTTATGCAAGTCTCTCCTGGTAAAGCATATGTTAAAGGTTACTCTATTGATAAAACAGGCACAACGAATTTAACATTAAACAAGGCAAGAACAACAGAGGCGCTTACAAACGCAAACACACCTGCAAGACTAGGAAACAAATTAAGAATTAAAGATTCACATGGTCAACCAGAGTTTGGTGATTCCACAAATACAGAATCATATAAAGCAATTCAACTATTTGATAAGGCAACTGCAACACCAGGCACACTTAATGCATATGCAGGCACTGGATCAACAACAACAGTTGGTCATATCGGTTTTGCAAGAGTAAGAAACATTGACGAACACTCAACTGCTTTTGAAAATCTATATCTATTTGATATCAAGATGTTCACAATGTTAAGTACTACAGTTGCGACAAACAACTTCAAAGTTGGTGATAAAGTCACAGGTTCAGCATCTGGCGCAGTAGGTATTGTTGCATATGCAGATACTACAAACAATCATATTATGGTACATGATGTTGTTGGTACATTCAAAACAACAGATACCCTTTCACTAAAGGGACAAGGTACATGCGGTACGATTATAGTCAATGCTGGAAGTTTTGTTTCAACTACTCCATATATAATAACGGAACTTGGAAACACAACTCAAGCACAGTGGAATACGGCCGCAGGCACTTCTGGTCAGACATACGCAGTAGGTTCTACTTTCACGGCTGCAGCTGCAGGAACTGGAACAGGTAAAGTAAAAGTAGATTTTAGTATTACTGCTGTTCGTAGTTTTCAAGTAGAAGATGCAAGAAGTGTTGGTCAAACTAAGTCTTCTGAAACAACAGGAACACAAAACTTTACTGCCAATATTGCATTAGACAACGACAAAGTTATATCGGGTCTAACAACAATAACTAGTACAGCTTTAACAGGTGTTGGTACTGATTTCTTGACTGAACTAAGAAAGGGTGATATAGTCTTAGATGGTAATGGTGCTGAACAACTTATTGCATCCGTGACAGACAATTCAAATGCAACACTAGTTGCTGCCGGAACTAACATTAAACAAGTTGGACTACTCAGACGAAGAGCAAAACTTTACAATCAAGACCAATCTTCTACAGTATTTGCATTCCCTAGAGACCATGTAAGTAAATCAACACCTACAGAGATTACAGTTAAGTATCAAAAAGAATTTGAAGTTGGTACTTCTGGTGAGATAACACTCACAAAAGAAGCAAACGAATCATTTGAACCAAAAAACAACGACAACTATCAGTTCGCAATTGTCAAAGAAGCGACAGGAAGTCCAACAAGAGCTAATGGTGTAGTATTAGGAGGCGATGATGTCTCTTCAGTCAATACATCATCTGGTGAAGTTGTATTGGGTGCAGCTGCTGACGATGGTGCAATCGTAAGGGCGACATATACAGTTAGTGTCACTAACCCAACATCGAAATCAAAGAACTTAAGAGAGTTTCGTGCATTAAGATTCACTAAGAACGATGCACATGCAGATAATCCATTCTATGGTACTGCATATGACCACAAAGAACTATCTCTTGGTGTTTCAGATGTATACAAAATCAGAGGCATATTTGAGGCAGTTCCAGGAACAGATACAAGTGGTGTTGCAACACCACCAAATGCAGTTATAACTCTAACATCTGGTACAAGTACAACAGGAAATATAATTAAAGGTGCTACAACAGGTGTTCGTGCTAAACTTATGAAGTTTACTGATACGCAAACATGTTATTTTTACTACTTAGGAACCGAAAAGTTTACCGCAGGCGAAACAGTAGTAGATGAAACAACAGGTGGAATTGCAACCATAACATCATTAGGAGTTCAATCTCCTGAAATAACAAATAGATACTCTTTAGACAATGGTCAAAGAGATGGTTATTATGACCACGCAAAACTTATTTTAAAACAAGGACAGACAACACCAAATAATCAAATAACAGTATTATTTGATATGTTTGTAGGTGGTTCTGGTGATTTCTATGATGTAAATTCATATACAAATAGTATTTCATATAAAGACATTCCTAACTTCTCACCAAACAAAGTAGACTTGGGTGGTTTTGAACCAGATGGACAATTTGAACTTGCAGATGCAGTAGACTTTAGACCATCAGTTGGTCAACTATTTGGTAATGCAGATTTAGTTAGTCAGAGTTATGTATTCAATATTGCAAGTATATTAGATGTATCAGACTACAGTAGTGGTGATGGTACAGGTCACTTAATATCTCCATTTGCATATGAAGCAAGAAGTTTTGAATCCTCTAGAGATAATCTATTAGGAGTATCTACTGCTGATATTACGACAGCACATTCATCATATTCAAGATGTCCTTTGCCAACATCAATGATTAAGTCAAACATAGAGTTCTATGTGCCTAGAATCGATAAAGTATTCTTACATAGAAGTGGTAAATTCGAAGTTGCACAAGGTAATCCGACCTTAACACCACAAAGACCAAATTCAATTGATGATTCTTTAGAAATGTTCGAATTGTTTATACCTGCATTTACAAGAAATGTAAAACAAATACAAGTAAAAACAAAAGACTACAGAAGATTTACAATGGGCGACATTGGTAAAATCAATCAGAGAGTCACAAACTTAGAAAGAATTACTGCATTGTCTTTATTAGAGAAAGACACACAAACAAAACAGATATTAGATGCACAAGGTTTCGATAGATTCAAATCTGGTTTCTTAGTAGATAACTTCAGAGGTCACAAAATTGGTGATGTATCTCATCCTGATTATCATGTTGGTATAGATACTAAATTGGGACAATTAAGACCAGAATCAGTATCAAACTTCTTTGATATAGAATTAAATGCATCTGGTTCAACTGGTTATCAGCAGACTGGTGATTTAATTACATTACCTTACTCACAAGTATCATATGTAAATCAGGATAAGGCATCTAGACATGTCAATGTTAATCCATATCATGTATTTGCATTTATAGGTAATGTCAAATTAACTCCTGGTTCTGATATATGGAATGATACAGAACAATTACCAGAAGTTAGAATCAACAGAGAAGTAAACTTTGACGCTGTTCTTGCAGAGAATCAAAACTCACTTGGAACAATATGGAATAACTGGCAGACAACATGGGTTGGTGAACCAACCGTAGTTAGTTCTTCAGTAGATGCAGCTGTTCCTGGCAATTGGTCTGGTGACCCTGCTCAAGGTGGTGAATGGGTTCAAGGTACAATCATAACAACAGAGATTACCGAAACACCAGAAATTCAATCAAGACAAGGTGTTAATACTTCAGTAGTTGAAGACTTTGTAGAAACAAGAAATGATAGAGTTGTTAGTGTCAGTGTTATACCTTTCATTAGAAGTAGAGAGATAACAGCAGTAGGAACTAACTTAAAACCAAACACAAAACACTTTGTATACTTTGATGGTATCAGAGTAGATGGTTATGTCACACCTAGTAGTGCTGACTTCTCACAAGACGGAACAACAAACAAGGGTGTTGGAATAAAAACAAATGGTAATGGTAAAGTAGAATGTAAGTTCTTAATACCTAATGACAACTTCCAAAGATTCCCAACAGGACAAAGAGAATTAAAGATAACATCTCAGTCATCGAATCAAAGTAATCCAGATTCAATGGGTGCAGAGATTTATCAAGCACAAGGTCTCTTAAATAGTTCACAAACAGAAATAGTATCTACTAGAAATGGTAGAGTAGTGACAGAAAGATTATCAGGCGAAAGAACAATTACAAGAAGAGGTGAAAGATTAAATGTGACAGGAGATGGTTCATTACCACCCCCACCACCACCTATTGCGCCGCCTCCACCAATACCACCGACACCACCACCTATGCCACCAACTCCGGTATATGTGCCAGTGCCGAATCCGGTGCCTGTGCCTGTGCCAGTCCCTGTACCAGTTCCGGTACCTGTGCCTGTGCCTACACCGCCGGTGCCTGTTCCTGTACCACCTCCTGTACCATTACCTCCAAGGTTCCCACCCGCTGATTTAATGGTTCTTCCAAGAGAAGACAGAAGAATATTTGACTTTGATATTCCAGCAGAACCAAGAGGTTGGCAAGACCCATTAGCAGAATCATTCATGGTAGAATCTGATGGCGGTATGTTCCTAACATCTATAGATGTATTCTTTAAGAGTAAGGCAACTAGTTTACCTGTATCAGTAGAAATCAGAAATATGATAAATGGATATCCAGGACAGACAACTATACCATTCTCAATTGTGACAAAGAATCCAGATGAAGTCAATACTTCAGATGATGGTTCATCCGCAACTACATTTACATTTGAGTCACCTGTATACCTAGAAGACAAACATGAATATTGTTTTGTTGTGTATACTAACTCAACAGATTACGAGTGTTTCATTTCCAGAATGGGCGAAACAGATTTAATTACTGGACAGACAATATCAGGACAACCATACGCTGGTTCATTGTTCATGTCTCAGAACGCATCTACATGGACAGCAGAACAAACAGATGACTTGAAGTTTAATATGAGAGTCGCTAAGTTTAATACAACTACAGCTGCAAACATCGTGTTTAACAACGCACATTTACCACCTAAGAAATTGCAGAATAATTCAATAGAAACTTTTTCTAATCAATCATTCTTTAGAGTATACTCTTACTCACATGGTATGTACGACAATCAATCGAATGTTGTTATATATGGCGTAGAAGGAGATAAGAAGAATGGTGTATTAACTGTAGCAGGTTCAACAACAGGAACTCCAACTGCTGGTACATATAACAATAGTGGCGCCAATTGGGATTCCACAGGATATACCTACAGTGGTACTGGTACAGGACTTAAGATTGATACAATAACAGTTAATAGTGGAAATCAAATTAGTTCAGTGACAATCAAAGACCCAGGTGTAGGTTATACTGCAAACGAATCTATCACTATTAATAACTATGATGGTTCAAACAATGCAACTATAACATTATCAAGTGTTGGAGATACATTGGGTGGTTTCCCTGTAGATTCAATTAATAAAGTATTCAGTAGTATCAATAATTATGGTATCGACTCATTTGCATGTACACCAGACTTATCATCATATCACTTATCATATACCAATGCAGTTGAATCAACTATTGCTGGTGGTGACCAAGCATATGCAACTACTAACATGTACTATGATGTATTGCATACAATGATACCTTCTTTAACATATAAAGACACAACATTATTGTCAAGTGTTAGAAGAACAGGAACTAATTCACCTGAAGATAATAATTTAGATTCAACATTTACATTACGCTCAAAGAATGAATTCATTACATTAAATGACAATAACTATTTCGAAAGACCTAGTATTATCGCATCGAGTATTAATGAATCAGAAGAACAGACTGGTGGCACAAATAATAAATCATTTGAATGTAGATTACAGTTTACTAGTGCTAACCAGAACTTATCTCCAGTAATTGATATTGGTACGATTGGTTGTTTGGGTATCATGAATAGAATCAATAATATTGATTCTGCTAATGACCTACCTGGTGGTTCAACTGGTTCTATGATTCATGTGCCTTCAACTGATCCAGATGGCGATAATAACGCCATGGTCTATATCACTAGAAAAGTGAATCTTAAGAATCCTGCAACTACATTGAAAGTTATTGCAGACAACTATAGACCACCTGAATCTGATTTAAAATTCATGTTTAAGATATTAAAGAATGACGAGACAACACCTATCGATGACTTAGGGTTTGAATACTTCAATACGAATGGGGATCCAGATGTGGTGACCGAAAAAGATGCAAGAAACTTTAAAGAGTACGAATATACTGCTGAAGGTTTACCAGAGTTCACAGGTTTTGTAGTTAAGATAGTTGGTCAATCAAGTAATACTTCGATTGTACCACTAGTGACTGCATTGAGGTGTATTGCTCTTGCGTAAGATAGTACATAAAGTGGAAGGATTTTCAGACCTAATTAGGGATGAATCCTCTCATGCCATTATCAATACTAACGAAGAACAGTATAGGTTGACAATGAGAAGAAGAGAGTTTTTAAAAACTCAAAAGAATGAAATAAATACTCTTAAGAAAGAGGTAACAGAAATTAAAGACTTATTAAAAGATATAGTAGAGAAATTACATGGCTAAAACAGTAGACAACTTCGCAACAATTGAAGACTTTAGAACTACCTATAACGAACTCGCATATGATGTGGGTGAAGTTTCTGGTCTAAGGGAAGGATTAAAATCTGGAAACAACGGAACACTAGTTGATGCTGTCAATGTTTTAGAAGACAAACAGTTTTTCTTCCAAGAGTTCGTATTCGTTGCATCAACAAACCAAACACTATTTACAGGTAACGATGAGTTTGCAAATAACTTAATTTTTGTAAAAGATAAGATTCAAGTATTTAAAAACGAAAGACATTTGATAGAAGATGTAGATTTCATTATTTCTAATCCTACTGGTACAGGTTCGCATGAGGGTATCACACTAACAGGTACTTATGCATCTGGTCAAGCAAATGCAATGTCTACTAACGATAGACTTCATGTATACTCATACACTGGTGCATTTGTAGGAACAAATATTGCAAACTCAGTTGCATCATTCTTCCAGAAAACAGTTGAGAACACAATCTATAACACCAATGCAAACGGTGTTATTATAAATGGAGATAGTTCATCACCAACAACTCTACTAGAATCTGGATATACAATACAACTTGCAGGTAAGACATTTGCAGAAGATGATATCTTACTCACAACAGGCAAGACACTAACTGCACCTACTATCACTGATTCTACAATGAGTATCAACAGTGGTTCTATAACAGGCGCAGTCAACGGAACATTCTCAGGATTCTTAGATATCGAAGGCAACATCGATGTAAATGGTACATCTCATTTAGATGCTGTAGACATTGATGGTGATGTGCATATGCAATCAACACTTCAAGTAGTTGATAATACAACCTTAAATGCAAACCTTACAGTAGACGGAAACACAACATTAGGTAACGCCGCTAGTGATACAATTACATTCACAGGTTATGCAAACTCTCATCTAAGACCAGAAACAACTAATACATATTCATTGGGTTTAACATCAAAGAGATGGTCAAATGTATATTCAAACTTATCAAATGTATCAGGAACTGCAACAGTAGGAACTCTAACAGATGGTACATTGAATATCACTGGTGGCGACATTACAAGTGTCGATGATATAACAGGTGATACTAACTCAGTATTCAAATCAGGTAGTTCTGTAGTTAATAACATTAAAAACTTTGCTGGTACTCACACAATACTAGATACAACATCTGACCACGACAGTAATGCAAACGCAGGTTCTTTGACTGGTACAGTTTCAAGTATTGCAAACCACACAACACAAAACTTAACAGAACATAATTCTAATCTATATTATACAGATGGAAGAGCAGACGCTAGAATCGCATTAAAGAATATAGATTATCTTGCAAATGTAGACCATCCTATTGCGCTTGCAGAAGACCATGTTTTACTGTATAATGATACCACAGACCAATGGGAAAACACACCCATGCGAGAAAGAGTTGAAGATATCGCTGGTGCAATGTTCGCTGGTAATACTGAAACAGGTCTATCAGTCACATACAACGATGATACAGGCAAAACAAATCTAGTAGTAGACAATTCAACTTTCACATTAACAGGTGGAGTCACAGGTACTGCTACTCAGACTGCAAAAGGTAATTTGACAATTGCAACTACTCTTAGAGCTTTGACTAAAGGAGATATTACTTCTACCGAACTTGCTCTAAATGACTTATACGATGTTTCAGATGCAAACAATACTAATGACCAAATTTTAGTTCAAACTGGTTCTTCATGGTCAAATGTCACACTCACCGAGAAAGTACAAGACATTACTGGTGCTCAGATTGCAACCAATGGTACACATACAGGTCTTACTGCATCTTATGACGATGCAAACGATGGTGCAATAGATTTAACAATTGCAAATTCAACTTTCACATTAACAGGTGCAGTCACTGGTACCCAGACTCAGACTGCAAAGGGTAATGTATCTATTGCAACTACTCTTACTGCTTTAACTCTATCAGACTTACCATCAATCGACTTAGAAGATTTAGCAAATGTCAATAGTGGTGCAAGTACTGGTCAAATACTAATATGGAGTGGTTCTGCTTGGAACCCTGGTGACCAAGCTGGTAGTACTAGTAATTTAACTGAAGACGCTTCTGCTGTGTTCTTTACAGACAACAGAGTCGCTAAACAATTTAAGTTCGATGCAAGTGGTGATGGAACAATAGCTCAAAATGGTACTGCAAATGTTGAACTAAATAAAGGTATAAAACTCACCTACAATGATAATCCAGACGGTGGTACTAATACAACTACAGATGGTGAGATAACATTAGAAGCTTCAGTGAGTAATGGTATCACTCTAGATGGTAACGACATAGAGTTAGATTATAGTGTGATAACAGACTCAGATTTATCTAGTGGTCTTCCTAGTGGTAGTGGAAAAGAGATAGGTCATCTTTTCTTTTTAATATAGTGAACAAAATATGTCAGACGATATTTTTATAAAACATGATAAGAATGGTGGAACTTTTCAGCAACCCTTTTTAGCCAGAGTACCTGCAGCCGGTCAACAACCGAATATCGCACAAAGAATTTATCAGGTTACTACTCAAGGAACACAACCATTTACATATCAAAGTAGAACACCTACAAATGTTCAGACGCCTAGTAATGCACAAAATCCAATAATTGCTCAAGGTGTCGCACAAAAAACCTATAATCACAGGTCGCCTGCTATATACACAAGTAGGGCGCCTTCAATATACAATATTCAAACACCTTCTACATATCAACATGGAAGTCCGTTGACATATCAACATAGGTCACCGTTTACTTATCAGTTAAATTATCAACATAGAGAACCTTCTACATATCAACATAGAAGTCCTTTGATATATCGTACACCGACTCAGACTAGAACGCCTAGCATCTATACAAATAGACAACCTTTAACATATGAACATAGAAGTCCTTTTACATATGACCACAGAAGTCCTTCAACATATAACCACCAAAGTCCTTCTCGAACACCTTCTACATATCAAAATAGAGAACCTTTAATATATGACCATAGGTCGCCTTATAGAAGTCCGTTTACTTATCAACATAGGTCACCATTTACCTATGACCATAGGTCACCTTCTACATACGATAATAGAGAACCTAGTATCTATCAACATAGAAGTCCAGACACTTATGACCATAGAAGTCCGTTGATTTATCAGCATCAGTCGCCATTTAGAAGTCCGTCAATTTATCAGCATCAATCGCCAAGTACTTATCAGCATCAGTCGCCATTTAGAAGTCCGTCAATTTATCAGCATCAATCGCCAAGTACTTATCAGCATAGTTCACCATTTAGAAGTCCGTCAATTTATCAGCATCAATCGCCGAGTATTTACCAACATAGGTCACCATTTACAACTCCAATAATTGTTAATACACAAAACTCAAGAAATGCACGAACACCGTTTATCTTTAGTGAATTACAACCGCAAAACATTGGTACTACGACTGCTCCATATACTGAAGTTCATTGTGAGGTTTCAGTTGTGGACCATAGCGGTCTAGAACCTTGGATTGTATTATATTGTGTTGAATCAAGTAATGATGTTAATGTATATGTTTATGCTTCATCTGATGGTATACCACCTGGACAGAATGCTGATGCATATCTGGAAGAAACAAATACCGGCGGTACTCAAAATGGTCAGCAGCAAAGCATTAATGCAAATAGTGCTGTTCTTCTATACAAAATAGACGATGCTGGAACTAATTATTCTGTTGCTAGAATTACCTCACCCCATAGTACCTTCAATGAGGGTACTCTGAGCGGAAACATTTCTACAGGCACTGCAATAACTAGCACTTCTTGGAGTTTTGGTACAACTAATGGTACTTTTACCAAGTGGAAATGTGATAATGCTAGCGGTGGAGATGTTAAGGAGTACGAGACAACTAATACATTTACATTTACAAGTCCAGATGCTAATATGGGAACTCATACAATATCGCTAAAAGTGACTCTGTATTACGAAAACGAAGCACCAGAAGACGATGAAAACGATGATAATAACCAGGAGTAATGTGATATGCCAGTAGGACAACAACCATCCATATACCAACATCCTATTGCTACACAGGTGCAACAACCAGCGCAACAACCTGTTATTAGAAACAAACAACATCCGTTTGAAAGAAATCGACAGCATCAGGCACAGCAACCTGTTATTAGAAACAAACAACATCCGTTTGAAAGAAATCAGCAGGAAAGTAATCAACAACCTAATATTAGAAACAAACAACATCCGTTTGAAAGAAATCAGCAGGAAAGTAATCAACAACCTAATATTAGAAATCAACAAGAACCTAATATTAGAGACAGACAAAATCCGGTTGAAAGAGCTCATCAAACTCCGTATACTGCAAACGCACAAGAACCTGTTATTAGAGACAAACAGGCGCCTAGTATAAGAAGCGCCCAACAGACTGCTCAAGAACCTAATATTAGAAGCGCTCAAAGTCCTTACACCGCAGATGCACAAGCGAATACGCAGAATCCTTTTATTAGAAATCAACAACAACCTACTATTAAAAATAAACAGGAATCTGTTATAAGAAACAAACAGTCTGCTTATCAAGCGAGTAAACAAACTCCTTCTATAACAAGAACACCAGCGAGTCAACAAGAACCTAATATTAGAAGCGCACAAACACCTTCTATTAGACAAGCGCTTAAAAATAAACAACAACCTAATATTAGAAGTCAACAAGAACCTAATATTAGAAATAAGAGAACACCTTCAGCACATAACGCACAATATCTTAATACTCACAATAGACAAGACCCTGTTATTAGAAGGCAACCATTTACATATCCTTTCTCATATAGAAGTCCTTCTATTTACAGAAATCCTACTATTGGTCGACAACCATATATTGCACAAGGTCAGGCGTCTTATAGTTTTCAACAAAACAGACAACAACCATATGGATTCAGGTCTCCGTTTATATTTCAAGCAACAGAGAACTCTAATCGACCAATAACGCCAGTTGCAAAAGTGAAAGGAGTCTTTATAAAAGATAGTGATGGTGTTGTAAAAGCTTCAACTAAAGTCTTTGTTAAGAAAGATAGTTCAACAGTTGAGAAAATTCATCAGGTACCTGCTTTGCCGTTTGACGAATAGGATGACTAAATAGTAATATGGCTATAATCGCAAATTTATTTATCGACCAGGGAACAGACTTTCAAGTTGCTGTAGATGTTTCCGATTCAACAGGACAGGTTTTAAATCTCTCTGGTTATACATCAGCAGGACAAATAAGAAAGACCTATGGTTCTTCAACCATATCTGCCACATTCACTACCAGTAATGAGAATGTTACCGGTAAAGTGACATTATCTTTGACTGATACTCAAACATCAGCATTAGAACCTGGAAGATATGTGTATGATATGAACATAACAAGTGCTGGTGGTATAACAACAAGAGTTGTAGAAGGTCAAGCAATAGTCACACCAGGAGTAACCAGATAATGGCAATAAAAGGCGTAGTATCAAGAGTCGCTACCATAGGTGGCGTATTATCTAACACAACAAATCTAAGAGCAAAACAAGTGACTGTTGGTAACCCAGGCGGTGCAACAGACTTATCTGCTAAATCTATCAATGAACTTGCAGATGTAAACGCATCTGAAACAGATGATGGTCTTCTCTCATATGACCAGTCAACTGATAAGTGGACAACCACCACTACGATAGACGGCGGAACATTCTAAAACACTAAATAATAGTACAAATCAAGGTTGTCGACCAGTGAGACAACGACCCTCATTGTGAGAGGACAGTTTTATATTATGTATTCACGACTCAGGAGTGCTGAGTCACAACAATTAATTTAATTTTTATAGGAAAATAAAAATGGCAACAGTAATTCAAATCAAAAGAAGTACAGGCGCATCTGCTCCGGCGATATCAGATTTATCGGAAGGTGAATTGGCGTATGTACAAGATAGAAGTAATTCTGGTGCATCTGCTAAACTATTCATCGAATCAGTAGATTCAGATAATTCTACAGCCCTAATCCATGCGATTGGTGGTAAGTATTATACTGATATGCTTGCTGGTTCTTCAGCAACACCTGCTAACTTTAAAGTTGGTAATGGTTCTACTGCTGGTGCAACTTTACAAATCATGGAAGATTCCGATAACGGAACAAACTTCGTTGGTCTTAAAGCTGCAGATACTCTTGGTTCTTCAGTAACCTTCACGCTGCCTACCGCAGACGGTTCTGCTAACCAAGTTATAGCAACAGATGGTTCAGGAAATCTTTCTTTCGCTTCAACAACTTCAACCCTTGCTGGTGGTAGTGATGTAAACATCACATCCGCAGGTGATGGTGCGATGTTATTATATGATACAGGAACATCAAAATGGATTGACAATGTAATGTCTGGTGACGCCACTATGGCCGACACAGGTGTTATGACAATCGCAAACAACGCTATCAACGCTGCTAAATTAGCAGATGATGCAGTAGATACTGCAGCTATCTTAGATAGTAATGTGACATTAGATAAGATTGACTTCTTTGTAGACGAAGACAACATGGCTTCTAACTCAGCAGTTAAAGTTCCTTCTCAACAATCAGTAAAAGCATATGTAGACAGTAGTGTAACCGCTTCAGACTTAGATATGGCTGGTGACAGTGGAACAGGTGCAGTAGACTTAGACTCTCAGTCACTAACAATCGCTGGTACAGCAAACGAGATTGAAACATCAATGTCAGGACAAACTTTAACAGTTGGTCTTCCAAACAATGTGACAGTCGCAAATAACTTAACAGTTTCAGGAAACTTAATATCAGACGATATTACAACTGCAACTTTAACAACATCTGGTAACTTAACAGTCACAGGAAACTTGGCAGTTAATGGTACTACAACAACAGTAAACTCAACAACAGTAAATATCGCTGACCCTGTATTCGAAATTGGTTCAGATAGTTCAGACGATAACCTAGACAGAGGTATTAAATTTAAGTACAACTCCGGTGGTGCTAAAATTGGTTTCTTTGGTATGGATGATACAGATGGTTCTTTTGTCGCTCTAACAAGTGCAACAGATAGTTCTTCAGTATTCTCTGGAACTGCTATGGCAGGTAAATTCGGAAACTTAACTCTTGCTAACGCAAGTATGAGTGGAAGTATTGACAGTTATGCAGGTTCAGCTCCTACAGATGGTCAAATCTTAATTGGTGACACATCTTCAGGTTTAATGGATGCTGCTACTCTTACTGCTGGTGATGGTATTGATATCACTAATGGTGCAGGTGCAATTACGATTGCTGCTGAAGTATCAACTGCTTCTAACTTAGGTTCTGTAATTGTCGCTGCTGGCGAAGGTATGGATGTAGCGTACTCAGGTGGTACAGCAACCATTACTGGAGAAGATGCAACGACATCTAATAAAGGTATCGCTAGTTTTGCTAGTGCTAACTTTACAGTATCAAGTGGTGCAGTTACCATTACTGCTATTGACGGTGGAACATTTTAATTAATATTCTTTAACACACTTTCAATAGGAGATAGAAATGGCAACAGTTATACAGTTTAAAAGAAGTTCGACTCAGAACGCAGTTCCTGGTACTGGTGATTTATCACTAGGGGAATTGGCTGTCAATACTTATCACGGTAGATTTTATACCGAGAAGAATGATGGTTCTGCTGCTGTTGTAGAGATTGGGTCTAACCCAACATCTCTACAGATTAATGACGCTATAACATTTCCAACCAGTGATGGTTCAAATGGACAAGTTCTTCAAACCAATGGTTCAGGAACAGTTTCATTTGCAACTTTAGGTGGTTCAGGTGTTTCAATTTACAAATACACCGTTTCGGGTAACCAAACTGTATTTACAGGTAACGATGATGACAGTAATGCATTGTCTTACACTGTAGGTTCAGAACAAGTATTCCTTAATGGTGTTAAGTTAGTTGATGCTGGTGCAGATTATACTGCAACCAACACCACAACAATCACACTGGAAGAAAATGCAATTGCAGGTGATACATTAGAAGTAGTAGCAGTTACCGCTGCTAATTTAGTACAAGGATACTATACAAATAGTGTCTTTAGTGCAACTACTGCTAATCAAGTATTATCAAGTAATGCAGTATCTAATAAAGGTATTAAATATGTTATTACTGCCACTCATGCGAGTGCAGGAACACATTCAGCCGAAGTATTATTAATCAATGATGGATCCAATGCATATTTCGTTCAATATGGCGATATATTCAGTACTGCTTCATTATTTTCGTTGACAGCTGATGTTAATTCAGGAAACATGAGACTCTTATGTACACCTGCTAACACCAACACAACGGTTAATACTTTCCAAATAAGACAATCATAGGGGGATAGAAAATGGCTATAACAAGAAGTTTTAAACTCGCTGAATTCATCCGTCACATGTCTTATAACTCTAGTACAGATAGAATAGAAACAGGTAAAGAGATTCAAGACGAGAATACAACAACAGGTGGTATCACTAAAACTGCTACTACTGAATTCTCACTTGATAACTTTGCTCATGCTACCTATAGAGCTGCGAGATATATCGTGGCGATGTCAGAGGGAAGTAATTTCCACTCAACAGAGATAATGTTAGTACATGACGGTTCTACCGTGACATTAACACAATACGGAACGCTTAAAGATACTAACTTAGCGACATTTGATGCAGACATTAATGGAGACAATGTTAGACTACTATGTACACCGGCGGGTACAAACTCAACGGTTATTAAGTTTAACAGAACTACAGTCGAAGCTTAAATTCAGTAATATATTATGAAAAGGGGGACTTTAGAGTCCCCTTTTTTTTGTCGGTAGATAAATTACATAAATAACACCATGGCATCGAAAGTAAAATTTTTCGCAGATTTAGGTGTACAGTCAAAACTAAACACCCAAGTAGATGGCGATTTAACAGTTGCAGGTGACTTAACGGTTACAGGGACAACTTTAACAGTCAATTCTACAACGACATCTGTTGGCGACTCAATGTTTGAGTTCGCAAATCAAAATACTAGTTCAGACCTAATCGATATTGGTTTCTACGGAAACTACAACGATGGTTTATCAGATGGTGGTGCATCTGAGTACACAGGTCTATTCAGAGATGCATCGGATTCTACATGGACATTATTCGATGGTTTAGAGGTAGAACCAGGAACTACAGTTAATACTAGTGGTTCTGGTTATGCACTTGCTGATTTAAAACTTGGAGATTTAACTTCTTCAACACTAACAGCAGGTGGATTATTATATCCAACTTCAGATGGTTCTAACAACCAAGTCTTAATGACTAATGGTTCTGGTACTTTATCTTTTCAAGATGCTGGTTCAGGACTTACTTCTGGTACAGTGACTACAACATCGACTACTATCACAAATTTAGATACAATGGCGATTGCAAGTTATAGAGGTGCAAAGTATACTATAACAGTCTCAGACGCTACTGGTGGTGATTATGAGATAACAGAGGTTCATGTAATACACGACGGTACTAACGCAAGTATAACGCAGTTTGGTACAGTCCTACAAGGTACATCTAGTGAGTTAGGAAGTTTCTCAGTAGATATCAACTCGGGCAATCTCAGATTGAGAGTCACTTCTGCCAGTACAAACTCCACAGTTTATAATTTTAAGCGAATAGACCACGCTGTATAAAATAGTTATAACTAATTGAATTTTATTAGGGAAAATGAGGTCTTTAGAACGACACCAATCTATAAATAATAGTATTAATTACTAATACTTTTACAAAAGGACACAAGCAATGGCAACAACACAAACATTTGTAATCGAGTATGGGTTATCAGTAGGGTCATCTGAAGTCATAAATTCAAGTGGAAAAATCGTACCAGGTGCGTTATCCAATGTGGATTCAGACGATATAACAGAAGGTTCAACTAACCTGTATATGACTACTTCAAGATTCAACTCTTCATTTGATACGAGACTATCTAACGCCACCATTGATGGAGGCACTATCTAATGACAAGTAAAAATTTCATAATCAAAAATGGTCTAACAGTAGGAACTACTGAGGTCATAACATCTGCTGGTTTAATTACTGGCGCCGCTGTCAACGAGGCAGTTGACGATAGAGTTGATTCTCTACTAACTGCTGGAACAGGTATCTCATTAACATATGATGACGCTGCTGGCACACTAACAATTAACGGACAACAAGGTGACATCACAGGTGTGAACGCTGGTGCTGGTTTAACTGGTACTGCAAGTTCAGGTGATGCAACACTAAACATTGGTGCTGGTACAGGTATTACTGTAAATGCAGACGATATTGCAGTCAACTTCAAAGATGAAGATGACATGTCTTCAAACTCAGCAACTCATGCCGCTACTCAACAATCAATTAAAGCATATGTAGATGCAAGTATTCTAACAAAAGACAATACAGACGAGATTACAGAAGGTTCAAGTAATTTATACTTCACAAATACAAGAGCAGATGCAAGAATTACAAACGCATTAGTTGATGAAGATGATATGTCTAGTAATAGTGCTACTAAACTTCCAAGTCAGCAATCAGTTAAAGCATATGTTGACGCTCAAGTTGCAACAGTTCCAACTGGAGACATAACAAGTGTAGTCTCAGGAACTGGTCTAACAGGTGGCGGAACAAGTGGCGATGTCACTGTAAATGTTGTTGCAGGTAATGGTCTTATCGCAAATGCAAACGATGTGACAATCGATACTTCGATAACAGCAGATTTAACTACTGCACAAAACTTAACAAACAAAACAATAACGACTCCAATTCTAAATGGAACAGTTTCGGGTACTGCTGTCTTAGACCAAGACAATATGGCTTCTAATAGTAATACTCATCTTGCAACGCAACAATCAATCAAGGCATATGTAGACTCTTCAGTTGCAGGTAAAGATAATACAGACGAGATTACAGAAGGTTCAAGTAACCTATACTTCACAAACGAAAGAGTAGACGATAGAGTAGATGCTCTACTAACTTCTGGTGTCAATGTCGCTATGACATATGACGATGCAAATGGAAGTTTAGAGATTAGAGTACCTTACGAGAATATACAAGATACAGTTGGTGCTCAAATTGCAACCAATGGTACACATACAGGTCTTACTGCATCTTATGACGATGCAAACGATGGTGCAATCGACCTTGCAGTATCAACATCACATGTTAGAGGTTTAATATCTGCTGGTGGTGACTTATCATACAACAGTTCAACTGGTGTAATTAGTTTCACAAACGATGCTGGTGATATTTCTTCAGTAGTTGCTGGAACTGGTATGACTGGTGGGGGAACTTCTGGTGATGTGACAGTTAATGTTATTGGGGGAGACGGTATTACTGCAAACGCAAATGATATCGCATTGTCTTCTTCAGTCGCTGGTAATGGTCTTTCATTCTCAAGTGGTGTTCTTGCAGTAGGGGTTGACGATAGTTCAATCGAATTAGATTCAGATGCAGTTCAAGTAAAAGCACTTGGTGTCACAAATGCCATGTTGGCAGGGTCTATCAATGAAGGCAAACTTGCAGGTGGTATTACAAACGCAAAACTTGCTAATTCTTCAATCACTATTGATGGTACAGCAGTATCACTTGGTGGTAATATAACTACAACAAATACACAATTAACAACAGAACAAGTCGAAGACATTGTTGGTGGTATGTTAGATGGTACCGAAACAGGTATCTCAGTATCATACGATGATACAAATGGTAATCTTGACTTTGTTATTGGTGATAACGACATTACTAATGCCATGTTGGCAGGGTCAATCAATCAATCCAAACTTGCAGGTTCAATTACAAACGCAAAACTTGCTAATAGTACGATAACAATTGATGGTCAATCAGTTGCATTGGGTGGTTCAGTCACAACAACTAACACTCAATTATCAACAGAGAATGTACAAGATATCGCTGGGGCGATGTTCTCAAGTAATACTGAAAGTGGTATTACTGCAACATATCAAGATGCAGATGGCACAATTGATTTGAATGTTAGTGACCCAACAATATCCTTGACAGGCGATGTGACAGGTTCTGCTACAATGACCAATTTAGGTGATGTTAGTATCTCTACTACAGTCGCTGCTAACTCAGTCGCACTTGGAACAGACACAACAGGTAATTATATTGCAGGTGTAAGTCAAGGAACTGGTGTCTCAGTAAGTGGTTCTGGAGAAGGTGCAACCGCAACAATCTCTATTGGACAGGCAGTTGGAACATCAAGTAATGTTCAATTTGGAAACTTAGTTCTCACAGGCGACTTAACAGTTAATGGTTCAACAGTAACCAATTCGGCAACAAATACAACTATCGAAGACCAACTTATAGAGTTAGGGACAGGTAATAGTGGTTCTGCTTCAGGCGATTCAGGTTTTGTTATCGAAAGAGGAAGTGATGCCAATGTATTTATTGGTTGGGATGAAAGTGCTGATGCAGTCACATTCGGAACAGGAACATTTACAGGTGCATCAACAGGTGATTTAACGATTACCCCAAGTGCAGTAAACACTGGCGCATTGACAATTACAAATGCAACAAACAGTGGTGGCACAGCGAGAAACATATATCAGTCAACATCAGCACCAGGCGGAAGTGATGGCGCAGTTGGCGATTTATGGGTTCTTTACTCTTAATAAATAGAATAGTATTTTAAGGACTATATAATATGGCGACAGGCTCACAAAAGGTAAAAACACCAACCGGTTGGAATGCAACCCGAGGTGCATGGGTAAAAACAGACTCAGGCACATGGAAAGCTGCAGACCAGATTTATGTAAAGACGCCTACCGGTTGGAATAATGCTTCTGGACAACAGAGTGTTCAACAACCTTATCCTTATATCGCAAACGCACAAGAACCCAATATAAGAAACAGACAGAATCCTTATCCTTATATTGCTAATGCACAAGAACCTAATATAAGAAACAAACAGAATCCTTATCCTTATATTGCTAATGCACAAGAACCTAATATTAGAGATAGAAGACAACCTGCGATTTATCAAAATCCAGTAAATGCACAAGAACCTAATATTAGAAATCAACAAGAACCAAATATTAGGTCACAACAAGAACCTAATATTAGAAATGCTAGACAACCTGGCACATATCAACATAGGTCACCTTCTACATATAGAGACCCTAGAACATATCAGGATCCTTCTACATATAATCATAGAAGTCCGTTGACATATCAACATAGAAGTCCGTTGACATATCAACATAGGTCACCATTTACATATGACCATAGGTCACCTTCTACATATAGTAATAGACAACCTAATACATATGACCATAGGTCTCCTTATAGAAGTCCGTTCATCTATCAACATAGGTCACCATTTACATATGACCATAGGTCACCGTTTACATATCGTAATCCGTTTACTTATAATCACAGGTCTCCTTTAACATATGACCATAGGTCACCTTATAGAAGTCCGTTTACATATGACCATAGAAGTCCGTTGACATATGACCATAGGTCGCCTTATAGAAGTCCGTTCACTTATCAGCATAGAAGTCCGTTGACTTATCAACATCAGTCACCGAGTATCTATCAGAATCCAAGTACCTATCAGAACAGACAACCTAGTACTTATCAGCATCAGTCGCCAAGTATTTACCAGAATCCGAGTACCTATCAGAACAGACAACCTAGTAGTTATCAGCATCAGTCGCCAAGTATTTACCAGAATCCTAGTACTTACAACAATAGACAACCTGGTACATATGACCATAGGTCACCTTATAGAAGTCCGTTTACTTATCAACATAGGTCACCATTTACATATGACCATAGGTCACCGTTTACATATCGTAATCCGTTTACTTACAACCATAGGTCACCTACTACATATAATCACAGGTCACCATATACATATGACCATAGGTCGCCTAGTACATATCAACATAGGTCACCTAGTACATATCAGGCAAGACAACCTAACGCTGCTAGAAACCCATTTAGTGCAAGACAACCATTTTACATACGACCATAGGTCGCCTAGTTCATATAATCACAGGTCACCTAGTACATATCAGGCAAGACAACCGAATAGTGCTAGACAACCATTTAGTGCAAGACAACCGTTCACTTATCAGGCAAGACAACCAAACTCTGCTAGAAACCCATTTAGTGGAAGAAATCCTTTCACTTATCAACATAGAACGCCTTCGATTGCAAACAATCAGTCTCCTGCATCTTATGGATACAGAAATCCGTTTACCTTTGGTGGTGGAGGAGGAGGCGGAGGTTGCTTCGCTCCAGGTTCAATGATATGGTTAGGCGATGGTTCACATGCACCTATCGAGTCATGTGTTATTGGTCAATGGGTCATGTCTTGGAACGAAAGTACTAAATTACTTGAACCTAAGAGAATACAACAAATTAATCCTCAACCAATCAGTTCTATATGGGATATAACATTCTCAGATGGTAGAATTCTACAGATGACTGATACTCACCCATTGATGCTACCAAATGGCGAATGGGGTGCATTTGATGTTGAGAAATCAGTCAAAGAACATAGTTGGATGGAAGATATAGAAACACATGAACTTACAGTTGGAGATAGTGTATTCAGTATGTTAGATGGAATAATGTTTGATAGACAAGATGAAATGGGACTAGAGATAGTATCAGTAGAAGAACATTCAGAAATGGAAGTTTATAACTTAACTGATATTGAAGATAACTCGAACTTCTTTGTTAATGGAATGTTAGCACATAACTTTAACAACCAAGGTCTACCAATTGGGCAAAAATAATGAAGATGATAATTAAATTAAGATTAGGGAGTAAAATCTAATGCCACAGCAACCTCTAATTGGCATCGCTCAATCGCCAAGCACTTCTAATGTGCAAACTCCGTCTATTGCTAATGGCCAGCAACCTTATACTGGTCAACAACCATTTACATATCAGTCGCCATATATTGCATCTGGTCATACTCCTTATACTGGTCAGACTCCTTATACTTTCCAGAGTCCTTATATTGCGAATAATCAACAACCTAATATTAGAAATAATCAACAACCTACTATTAAGAATGGTCAGACTCCTTATACTGGTCAACAACCTTATACTTTCCAGAGTCCATACATTGCGAATAATCAAGAACCTAATATAAGGAACAATCAGCAACCCAATATTAGAAGCATACAACAACCTAATATTAGAAACCAACAAGAACCTAATATTAGAGATGCTCAGTCACCTAGTAATGCTCAGCAACCTACAATTAAGAACAAACAAGAACCTAATATAAGAGATTCTCAACAGTCTGCTCAAGAACCAAATATAAGAAACTTTCAGACTCCTTACATTGCTAATGCACAAGGGGCTAGTGCAGCTCAAGAACCTAATATCAGAAATGCACAAACACCTTATATTGCAAACAGACAAAACACTGCAAATGCACAAGAACCTAATATTAGAAACAGACAAACACCTTATATTGCAAACGCACAAACCACTTCAAATGCACAAGAACCAAACATAAGGTCACAACAAGAACCTAATATTCGTTCAGCGCAACAGTCAGCACAAGAACCAAACATAAGGTCACAACAAGAACCTAATATTAGAAACAAACAGCAGAGTGCTCAACAACCTACTATTAAGAATCAACAAGAACCTAATATTAGAGATGCTCAATCACCTAGTAATGCTCAACAACCTAATATTAGGGCAAAACAAGAACCTAATATTCGTTCAGGTCAAACGGTAACGCAAGAACCTAATATTAGAAATGCACAATCTCCGTATATTGCTAATGCACAAAATCCGTTTATTAGAAATGCTCAAGAACCAAACATAAGGTCACAACAAGAACCTAATATTAGAGCTCAACAAGAACCTAATATTAGAAACAGACAAACAACAGCGAACTATCAGAATCCTGTAAATGCTCAGAATCCGTTTATAAGAAATAATCAGACTCCATTTACATATGACCATAGAAGTCCGTTGACATATGACCACAGGTCTCCTTTAACATATGACCATAGAAGTCCGTTTACTTACAGAAATCCTGCAAATAGTCAGACACCTCTTACATATCAACATCAGAGTCCTTCTACATATGCTAGACAAGGTCAAACACCAACGACTTATCAACATAGAAGTCCTTCTACATATGCTAGACAAGGTCAGACACCAACGACTTATCAACATAGGTCACCTAGTACATATGCTAGACAAGGTCAAACACCTGTTATCCGTTGGGATGGTTCATTGTCACAAACATGGCCAGGAACACCTGTTAATTCCTAATCACTAAATATTAGTGTAGAAATTAAGGAACTATATTATGAGCGTAAAATCAGACTCACTCGAGCACACAAAGGAACTTCTCAAAGATTGGGATCCAACAGATAAGAACACACATGTTCAGTTGGGTTCTTTTGATGTATCAAAAGATTATAAAGAAACAGAAGCATATAAATCTTTAAAATGGGTGACAGCGAACAAAACAGGAAAATTAAAACAGGTCAAATGGGGTGATATGACTAAGTTAATCAAGGAACAAAAGTTTCTTGGTTGGAACAAACTACAATCTCATTCATGGGCATATCATTACTTTCTTTCTAAAGGATACACTGCACCACCCGAAAATCCAAAACCAGGAATTGCAGGTATGGATTTTAAAAATTCAAATGATGAATATCAAAAGATAGAAGAATTTACAGGTACTAAGTTAAGCGAACAACAAGATGGTAGTCTTAATGCTGTATATTATCATGGTGCAAAGGCACATTGGTTAGTCGATAGTATCAGAAAAGAAGGTCTATGGAATGCAATTCAAGGTACTGTAGCTACAGCAGGTATGAACTCCAGAGATGAACGAATGTATCAGTTATCTATACATCCAGGTTCTGTTCGTTCAGGTGTTTTCGAAACTATGGATGACCCAGACTTAGATTTATGGATATGGGATGACCACGATGCTATACCTCTTCCAGAAACACCCATAGATGAAATGATTGAGGAAATGAAGTCGCAACTTGTAGAAAGAAATGCAGCCCACTACTCAATGTCGTTTTCATTCACTCGTGGATATTTAGAAATACATAGTGACTTATTGAAGATGAACTTCAGAGGAGATGTGACAGACTTCAATAAAAAAGTAAATAAACTTTCTGCTGGCAAACCCTTGACAATCTATGTCGGATATGATAGTAGACACAAAGACATTGCAGAACTAAGTGCTAAATGTCTTAAGAGTAGTATATTATTTGGAGCAGGTCGTGGTGATGTACATGATATATTAGGAGATTGGACTCCTGAGATAAAGTTTCTTGACATATCAAAGATTCCAGAGTATAATAGAGAGTATGCAGCTCAATCAACAGAGTTCACATATAGTAGATTCTTAATTCCTTACTTAGAAAACTATGAAGGATTTAGTATTTTTATTGATGATGATATACTATTCAATGAAAGTATCTTACCAATGTTCTACTACTTAGATTTAGATGATGCAGTTGCATGTGTTCAGTATGATTTTGATACTTATGCTGAAACAAAATTTAACGGTGAAAAGAATGTATCTTATCCTAAAAAACTTTGGTCATCATTAATGATATTTAATAATGGTCATGAAGACTGTAAAAAACTTACACCAGAAGTTATCAATACTGAAAGTGGTAAATATCTACATCAATTTGAATGGACAGATAAGATATCAGAAATACCAGAATGGTATGTTATAACTGAGGGGCATGATACACAGGAAGAAAAGTGGCGTGCTTGTGCTATACATTATACTAGAGGCGGTCCTTGGATTGAAGGTATGGATACTTCTGAAATAGAACACCTAAATATGTATGAAAGATTTAAAAACAAACATCAAAACTAAATTATGGAGTTGTTATGAATATGTTAATTTATTGTGAGAATGGTCATCTCACTATTAGAAAACCAAATGGCCTAGAATGGAGACATGATAATGTCGATAAACCTAATTTGGGGTTTGAGTATGATGTTCTTATCTATGATGACATCGAAGTCAAGATTATGGAATGGAAAGACAATGTTCAGTTTGATGAACAAGAAAAAATTTCATTAACAGATGTTGAGTTAGATGCAATCGAAAACTACATTGAAAATTCTGTTCCACCTTCCGATGTGACATTATCCAATCAATACAGTCAACAAATTAATGATGTTGGTAGAAATTACTTAGACCAACAAATTCAATCTTATGGATTTGAAAGTCTGGTAGATGTTATGGCTGCAGGTAGAGATGGTTCAAATCATCCTTTAAGGTCAGATGCAAGAAGAGTATTGGAATACTATGATGTACTGTGGAACATCTATGTAAATGTTATGAATGATGTAAAATCAACTAGAGAAGATTTACTTCCAGATGTAGAAGAATATATTAATAGATTCCCACCTCCACAAAAAGCATTAATAGAGTAGTTTATGTCCCTAGAAATAGTCAAGGTAGATAAACCTTTTACTATTAAAGACTTTCCTTTAGGAAATAAAGTCTATGTAATCGATGATTACTTAGAGACTTCTATACATCGATGGATTCATCGTAAAACTTCTGAAGGTCCTAGGTGGGCTAAACAAAATCAAGTAAACGCACAACATCCCACAGGTTTACCTCATCATCAACTTTGGGGTGCATCATTCTTTAAAACAGATGATTATGGTAATCCAGAAATGGAATATGGAGAAACAACCGAAAGTGTAGAACACGCTAGATGGTTGAACAGAAGAATATGTACAGACTTTGGTTTTAAATGGAAAAGATTTCAGTATATGGGAACCAATTCTCAAACTCATGGTCAACATGGTACAACTCATTGTGATTGTGATGAACAAGATGAATGGAACCTATCATTTCTATATTACTACAATAAATTCTGGAATCCTGCATGGGGTGGAGATTTAAGATTTTATGATAAAGGTGTTTATCAAGCCGGTTTAGATGGAAGAGAAGAACACATAGAAAAACATTCTATAGGAAGTATAGAGTTTAAACCAAACAGATTGTTAATGTTTGATGGAAGAATACCACATGGTGCAGATGCACCAACAGAACGAGCTCGATATGCAGATAGATGTTCTATCGTACTTAGGGGTGACGAGATAGAACTAGTAGATAAGGAAGAATTATATAATGCCAACGATAGATTTCACTACATTTAACGAAGAGAGTCTTAGAGACTGGAAACCAGTTCTTGCTAAATCGTTAAGTCCTGATTGGTGGAAAAAGATGAAAGTCTTTCAACACGATAGAGGACAAAGAATACAGACTATTCGTGCTTGTCCGGCAATGGATGATTGGTTAAAATCTGGTTGGTATATTCTTGCAAATAGAGATATGGAAGTTGTTTTTGATAACGGCAAAACATATACTCAAGAATTTGGCAAAGAGGTTTCACAATCTCAAGCATCTCCTTCTCATCCTGCAGCTCAGTTTGCACACTCATTCAGTTATTTGGGGGAAGAAGGTCCAATTAAAGATGCATTTAAAATGAGAAATGCTTGGAATATAATAACGCCAAAAGGTTATTCTTGTTTCTATTTAGACCCCTTTTTATTTCAAAACAATCATTTTGCAACATGGCAAGGTGTTATAGATACAGATGACTTTAATATCAATCAAGACAATTCACAAATTATTTTCTATCCTAAAGTTAGTCATTCGTTTGTTATACCAAAAGGAACTCCCCTAGTTCAAGTTATACCTTTTAAAAGAGAAGAATGGGTATCGACTTATCAGTTAAAAGACACTGCTGGATGGCACAAAGATAGAACCGAAGAAAGAGTACAAGAACTTCCTAGCATGGACCAAGTAAACAGAGAGAAGTACGATAAACTATTAAAAGAGAAACCCAACAATATGGGTGCATATAGAAGTGAAGGACATTGGAAACAAAAAGGTAAGAATTTCAAAGAAATGGAACCTCCACCAGAGTGTCCATTTCATAAAGGAGAAATAGATGGCGATTAAATTATTTAGTCCAGCAGTAATTTGTATTAGAGAATGGTTATATAATCCAGAAGACAAAGTGGAAGGATTGACGCCAGAGTATTTTCAAATGTTGAAGGATGAAATGGACGCTATGAGAACTAGAGACCGTGAAGGTAGAAGAAGGTCTAATAAAGGTCTCGGTTGGCAATCAAACGATGGTATCGATAACAATCCCATATTCAATAAGTTGATGAGACAAATTAAAAGAACAGTGACGGAAGAGATTATGGGTTATTGTGGATTTGAAAAAGGAACTGCTCAATGTGTTATGCATAACTCATGGGGAAACATAAACTATCCAGGTGGATATAATGCACCACATTTACATAATGGTTGTACTTATTCTGGTGCATGTTATATTAGGGCAGACGGAGACGAGGGAGATATTAAGTTTATAGAAACAACTAAACACTATGTTGGAATGGCTCTATCTTCACCTAGAATGGAAGAATCTTGGGGTTGGCAACCAAAAACTGGAGACATACTTTTATTTCCTAGTGGCACCATGCATATGGTTGAACCAAACACGACAGATAAAGATAGATATAGTATATCGTTTAATATAGAGATTCAACATCCCGATGGAGAAACTCTTATTGAAGAGAATGGCGAAGAATGGCATAAAGAAAACATGGGTTTAGTGTTCAGAACAGATAGATTTGGTAAGTTGATACAGTAGTCATATTCATAAATAACAATATGGATATAGTCATAGACCCACACTTACTTTGGAATATTGTTCTTACTGTTGTAGTAGTTCCTGTCGGATGGATGATTCGAGGAATCTTTGCTGAACAAAAGAGAATGGATATTCTTATCAATAAAACAAGAGAAGAAATCGCCAAGGATTATGTCACTAGAGAACAGATGGAGAAGTCTTTTCAGAGAATTATCGATTCTATAGAGCGTATAGATGAGAAGATAGATAGACTACAAACAAAAACTTTTTTCCAAGATTAGAATTCATATAAATAGTAGTATAAACAGGAAATACTACTATGGCAACTCCAAACAGTAAAGCAACATTCAAAGAGTACATCAAAAGAAAACTTGTTGCACCTGTTCTGGAAATCAACATCGATGAAGACCAGTTTGATGATAGAATAGACGAAGCACTTCAATACTTCTACAATTATCATTACGATGGAACGATTAAATGTTATCTAAAACATCAGATGACAGGTACCAAAAAACAAACAATGAAGAGTGATGAATCATTCACTGAAAGCGCAGCTGGTACTCACGCATATACAGACGAACAATTCAAACAACAACAAAATTACATTGTTCTTCCAGAGTTTGTTATGGCAGTTATGAACATATTTCCATTCAATGATAAGTCAGCGCTCAACATGTGGGACATTAGATATCAGTTAAGATTAAATGATTTATATAGTATGAACGCTACTAACATGTTGCACTATGAAATGGTTCAACAACAGATTCAAACAATGAATCACATTCTTATTGGTAGAACACCAATCAATTACAATCAACATCAAAACAGATTATACTTACACATGGACTCAAACTTTGTACATGAAGGTGAGTATATTGTTATTGAATGTTATAGAAAGATAGACCCAAATAACTTTACAGATGTATACAATGACATGTGGTTAAAAAAATATGCAACTGCATTATGTAAATATCAGTGGGGAGAGAACTTATCTAAATTCTCAGGTATCGCATTACCAGGTGGTGTGACACTAGATGGACAACAGATGAAACAAGAGGCACAAGAAGAAATAACAAGACTCGAAGAAGAGGCAAGACTAAATCATGACATGTTACCCATGGACATGATGGGCTAATAAATTATGGCAACAAATGTATTTTTTAATCATGCAGTAAATTCTGAACAACATCTCTATGAAGATTTAGTTGTTGAGTCTTTAAGAATGTATGGTCACGAGACAATGTATCTACCTCGACAAGTTATCGAAGAGGATAGTATACTCAATGAAGATGTGCAATCTAAATTTGGTGATGCATACTCAGTTGAAATGTACATTGAGAATACAGATGGTTTCGAAGGCGAAGGCGACCTTATGTCTAAGTTTGGTTTACAGATTAGAGACCAGGCGACCTTTGTTATATCATTAAGAAGTTGGGAAAGATTCATCTCACTAGACTCAAATCTCGCAACATCATTTAGACCAAACGAAGGAGATTTAATCTACTTCCCTCTTAGTGGTTCTATGTTTGAAATTAAATTTGTAGAACATGAAGACCCTTTCTATCAAGTAGGTAAACTGTTTGTATTTAAACTAAGATGTGAACTGTTTGAATACAGTCAAGAAGATTTCGATACTGGAATTGGTGACATAGACTTGATAGAAGATGAACAAGCATACTCATTGAATATGACAATGAACAATGGTAATGCAACAGACTATATTGCGAATGAAACTCTCGCACTCAATGGTACAGTTGTTGCAGAAGTTGTATCTTGGAATCAACCGACAAGTAAACTTCTCGCAAAAGATATCACAACAACACTACAAGTTGGCGATGTATTAAATGGTGCCAATGGCGCAACATTTACTATCTCATCTATAGACGATAGAATGACATTCAACAATGATGCAGCCGCTCAGAACTTAGACTTTGAGAATAAAGATTCATCATACTTAGACTTATCAGAAACAAACCCATTTGGTGAACCATAATGTTCGGTACATATTTTTACAATGAAACTATTAAACGATGCGTATCAGTATTTGGTACAATGTTTAATAACATTCAATTCAAGAAAATCAAATCAGACGGAACAGTCTTATCTTCTCCTATGGTACCAATATCATATGGTCCTAAACAAAAGTTTTTAGATAGAATTGCTGAAGAGGCGAATCTATCAGATAGAAATAGGAGTGCAATATCGTTGCCAAGGATGGCATTTGAATTGACAGGTTTTGAATATGATGTACAGAGACAACAGAACAAACTCATAAGGGCAGTCAAACCTATAATGGAAACAAATGGTAAAAAAGGTTTTCAATACGCACCTGCACCTTACAATCTAAACTTCACATTAACTATTCTAACTAAGAATATGAATGATGCATTGCAAATCGTAGAACAGATACTACCTTACTTTCAACCAGAATATACAGTCACCATGAAGATGGTTGATGATATGGCAGACCATAGAGATGTACCCATAATATTAAACTCAGTATCATTTCAAGATGACTATGAGGGTTCAATGGAAGATAGAAGAGTTATAGAATATACTTTAGACTTTACAATGAAGACATACTTCTTTGGTCCTATCTATACAGGCAATATCATTAAGAATGTTATTGAAAGAACTTATATTGGAGATGGCAATAAAACATTTACATCATCAAATATAGGTGTATCAGGACTTGTTAAAGAAGTTAAACACTATGAACCTGCATTCCAAGAGTTATCAAATGCAGTAAGTGACCTAAACATAATCACCTTCCCTAGTGCAATAAATAGTAAGATAAGTGTAGGAGATGAAGTATTTGGTACCAACTTAGATACCAATCCCACAATAACCACAATTGCAACTAACAGAGAACAAATAACAGTTTCGGCTGCTGTGAACATGACCGATGCTAGTAATAAATTACTCTTTGTTGGTTCAGTCGATGCAGACGATACTTTCGTTGTTGCAGAGAATGTATCTTTCTATGACGATGGTGTCAAAGATGATTACAGTGAAGAAGACAATAGTTAATTATGAATGAAATAGATGAAAATAATAGATAATGCATTAGACCAAAACTACTTTAATGAACTAGTAGATAAATTTACTCATCCAACTTTTCCATATTTTTTAAATACAGTCAATAGAGATGGTGATGAGATACAATTTGTACATGCATTATACTTTGACAATCAACCTCAGAGTGATGCATATGAGTGGATTGAACCATTATTAGATAAATTAAATGTTTGTTCTTTAGTGCGATGTAAACTTAATATGTTGCCAAGAACTGATACAATTATAAAAAATGAATTTCATGTGGACATTGAGACTGCACCAAAAAATTTAAAAACTGCATTGTTATACTTAAATACAAATAATGGATATACTATGCTAAAAGAATCAGATGAAATAGAATGTATTGATAGTGTTGCGAATAGAATATTGATGTTTGATGGACATACACAACACACAGGTACAACCAATACATGTAGTAAAAAATATAGACATGTACTGAATATAGACTATTTCGAGGCAATAACATGAATGATATAGATGAAAAATTAGATGACCTTTTAAATATAGAATCGGACATCAAAGAAGAAACAAAGATAGTTAAACTTCCTTCTCGACATGAGAACATGGAAACAGATTACAAATACGCTAGAGAAAATCTGTATGGACTCGTAGAAAGAGGACAAGATGCAATCGAAGGCATACTACAATTATCAAAAGAAACAGAACACCCTCGTGCATACGAAGTTGCAGGTCAGTTAATTAAAACAGTAGGTGAAACAGCAGAGAAACTTATAGATTTACAGAGTAAATTGAAGAAGTTAGAGGGCGAAGAACAACAGAAGATAGGACAACAACACAATCATTTGTATGTTGGGTCAACTTCTGAATTACAAAAGTTCCTTAAGAAGAACAAAGACTAAAATATGGTTCAAGCGAAGAACGAAGGTTACTTAGGTAACAATTTAATCAAAAGAGCAGGTGTAGAAACAAAGTATACACCAGAAGAGATAGCAGAATATCAAAAATGTTCTGAGGATCCTTGCCACTTTATACAAAATTATTGTCAGATTATATCACTAGATGAAGGTCTAGTACCGTTTAAACTTCGTGGATATCAAGATAAACTCATAAATCATTTTAATGACAATAGATTTAGTGTCATTCTTGCCGCCAGACAGAGTGGTAAATCAATTACATCATGTGCATATCTTTTATGGTATCTATTGTTCACTCCAGAAGTCACCACAGCGATTCTGGCGAACAAAGGTGCGATTGCCAGAGAGATGGTGTCTCGTATTGTAACCATGTTGGAGACCGTGCCATTCTTCTTACAACCAGGCGTAAAGATTCTAAACAAAGGAAACATCGAGTTCGGCAATGATAGTAAACTGGTCGCAGCTGCCACATCTTCATCGTCCATTCGTGGTATGTCAATTAACATGTTGTACCTTGATGAGTTTGCTTTCGTAGAAGATGCAGAGACATTTTATACTGCTACATATCCTGTTGTCACATCTGGTAAAGATTCAAAAGTTATTATCACATCTACTGCAAATGGTGTGGGTAATATGTTTCATAAGATATACGAAAGTGCTATACATGACCAATCAGAGTATAAATCATTCACTATTGGTTGGCAAGATGTACCAGGTCGTGATGAAGAGTGGAAGAAACAGACTATTGCAAACACCTCAGAGGCACAGTTTGAACAAGAATATGGCAACAGTTTCTTAGGTACTGGTAATACTCTTATCAATGCAGATACATTATTGGGTATGAGAGCAGTAGATGGCGAATGGAAAAAAGATGGTTTAATAGTATATGATACGCCAAAACAAGACCATAACTATGTTGTAACCGTTGATGTATCACAAGGTAGAGGGTTCGACTATTCTACTTTTAGTATCTTTGATGTGTCTCAAAGACCATTTAAACAGGTTTGTACATACAGAGATAACATGATTAGCCCCATGCTGTTTCCGGATTTAATAAATAAGTACTGTAGTAGATATAATGAAGCACTTGTAATAATAGAAAACAATGCAGAGGGTTCAATGGTCGCTACACAATTGCACTATGACATAGAATATCCAAATGTCTTTGTGCAAGGTATGACACATGCGAAAGACATTGGTATCACAATGTCTAGAAAGATTAAGAGAGTTGGTTGTTCCACTTTAAAGGAACTACTAGAAGAAAACAGACTATCTGTAGTAGATAGAGCAACGATTACAGAACTTATGACATTTGTTAATAAAGGTTCTTCATTCGAGGCAGACAGAGGTTATCATGACGACATGGTAATGAATTGTGTACTCTTTGCGTGGTTTGTAACCACAGAGTTCTTCACACACTTAACAGACACCGCTGTTAAAGATTTATTATATTCTGAACAACAGAAAATGATAGAGGATGACATGTTACCAGCGGGAGTATTTGGGGACCAAGGCGAAGTCGAATCATTTGTTGACGCTAGTGGCGACAGATGGTACTCTAAGGGTTCTTAGATATTATAAATATATAAATAAAAGTGTAAACAACTTTTACAATGTAAAAATACATTAACAGGAGAAAAGTATGGCATTTCAAGTTTCACCAGGCGTTCAGGTCAAAGAGATTGACTTATCGAATGTTGTTCCAGCAGTATCCTCAACAAGAGGTGGATTCGCTGGCGTATTCCAATGGGGACCTGTTGATGAAGTAAAAACAGTTTCAGATGGACAACAACTAGTTGAAGAATTCTACAAACCAGCAGACAATAACGCCTCTGTTGAAGACTTCTACACTGCCGAGTCTTTCTTGAGATATGGTTCTTCATTATCAGTAGTTAGAATTTCTAACACTGGTTTATTCAACGCAAACCAAACAGGAAACTCAGCAACATTATTAAAAAATTCAGACGACTATGTAAACACCTATAAATCAGGTGGGGCAGCAGGTACAGTCGGTAAGTGGGTTGCAAGACACGCTGGGGCTTTAGGTAATTCTATTAAAGTTCACATGTGTGCTTCTTCAAACGCATATTTCAATGACGCTGCTACCGCAGTCAACAATGGGTCAGGCTACGCAATTGGTGCTACATCAGTTGTAGTAGATTCAGGCGCCGCTGTTATAATTGGCGACATCATTAAGTTCGCAAATCACACGACTCATTATCAAGTAGTTGGTATTTCAACAAACACATTGACATTTAAGGCATTAAATCAACCAGAAGGTACTGGTCTTACAAGTGCTGTTGTTGATGATGAATCAGTTGATAGATATTGGGAACATTACGCATTATTCGACAAAGCACCAGGAACATCAGCAGGGGCCACATTAGTTGGCGCAGTAAATGATGAGATTCACCTTGTTGTTGAAGATGAAGATGGTCTATTCACAGGCACTAAAGGCGCTGTGTTAGAGTCATTCTCATTCGTATCACTAGGGTCAGATGCAAAGAATTCTACAGGTAATTCAAACTACTACAAAGATGTAATCGAAAGAGAATCAAAGTATGTTTGGTGGTCAGGTCACTCAACTGCAACAGACTTAACAGTCGCAGAAAACAGAACATTACAGGCTGCAGTCGGTAATGTCTTCACAAGACCTGCTCTTCCTGAAATCTCATCACTAACAGGTGGTGCAGATGGTCGTGCAAACCCAACAGTTGGTCAAAAGACCGATGCATGGGACAAACATTTCTCAGATGCAGAAACAATAGATATGGCTTTCTTAGTCGTTGGGTCAACATCCAGTGACGCTGGGGGTGGTTCAGAGGGTGCTCAAGATACTCTTGCAGACCACAATTCACTAGTAAACAGTGCAATACAGATTGCAGAAAATAGAAAAGACTGTTTAGTAGTTGCATCTCCAAGAAGAGCCTCAGTAGTTGGCGTATCAAGTGAGTCAACACAATCAACAAATGTTAAGGCAGATTACGCATCATGCACATCTAGTTCTTACGCAGTATTCGACAGTGGTTGGACTTATCAATACGAGAAGTACAATGACAAATATTGTTGGGTACCTGCATGTGGACACACTGCTGGAATTATGGCAAGAAGTGACTTACTTCAAGACCCATGGTTCTCGCCTGCTGGGTTCTCAAGAGGACAATACTTAGGTATCACTAAACTTGCTTTCAATCCGAAACAGTCAAGTAGAGATGACCTATATCGTGCAAGAATTAATCCAGTAGTTACCTTCCCAGGACAGGGAACAGTACTATTTGGAGATAAGACTGCATTAACATCACCTTCCGCATTTGATAGAATAAATGTAAGAAGACTATTCATCACTTTAGAAAAGGCAATTTCAACTGCTGCTAAGGCTCAATTGTTTGAATTCAACGATTCATTCACAAGGGCTCAATTTAGGGCTGCTGTAGAACCTTTCTTAAGAGATGTTAAAAACAGAAGAGGATTAGTAGATTTCTCAGTCGTTTGTGACGAAACAAACAATACAGACGCTGTACAAGATAGAAACGAATTTGTATGTTCTATCTTCTTGAAACCTTCTAAATCAATTAACTACATAACTTTAAACTTTGTTGCTGCTAGAAGTGGTGTTCAGTTTGAAGAAATTTACGGCGCAGTATAAGGAGTAATTAGATGGCAAGTATAGACCAATTCAAAGCACAACTTCTAGGTGGTGGCCCAAGAGCTAACCGTTTTAGAGTTTTTATACCTAGAACAGGTAATAAGATTGAATTCTTATGTCAATCAGCACAGATTCCTGCTGCTACATTAGGTGTTGTTGAACAACAGTTCAGAGGACATGTTTTAAAACTCGCAGGAGATAGAACATTCGAACCTTGGACCGTGACAATTATTAATGATGTAGAATTCTCAGCAAGAACTGCACTAGAAGGATGGCAAACAGACATTCAAGACTTAGACAGTGGTGAAGGACAAACAAACCTTGACTACTTAGTAGACAGAGCATTTGTTGAACAATTAAACAAAGATGATTCCGTCCTTGCGAGATACGAATTCTTTAACATGTTTCCAACTAGTATTGGTGCGATTGACTTATCTTATGAGACAGTTGACACATTGGAGACATTTGATGTTGAATTCCAGTATTCGCATTGGGAAAGAGTCCTTTAAAAATAAAGTGAAAATAGCACCATTTAGGGTGTTATAAATATAATTATGGATATTTTTGGGTTTGAAATAAATCGTAAGGGGTTGAAAGACGAATTACGAGATGTAGATATACAGAAGAAGTCAGCGACTTCTTTTGTAGCACCGGCCGAGGATGATGGAACTCCCATTGTTCAACAGTCGCCAGGTGGTTTCATATCAGGTGGGGCATATGGTTCCTATGTTGATATGGAAGGAGGTATCAAGAATGAGGTCGCACTCATTAGAAGATACAGAGAGACATCTCTTGTGCCAGAATGTGATATTGCTATCGAAGATATAGTAAATGAATGTATAGTTTCAGATACCCAAGATAGAGTAGTCTCATTAGATTTAAGAGATGTAGAATTGTCCGACAGCATCAAACAAAAGATGCACGAAGAATTCAAGGTGATTCTAACCTTGATGAAATTCCATCAAAATTCACATGAACTATTCCGTAAATGGTATGTTGATGGTCGTATTTACTTTCATAAGATTGTAGATTCTAAAAGACCACAACAAGGCATGGTTGACATTAGAAATGTTGACCCATTAAAGATTAAGAAAGTTCGTAATGTCGAAAAAGAAAAAGACACTAAAACGAAAATAGATATAATCAAAAAAGTTGAAGAATTCTATATGTTTAACGACAAACGATTCGACAAAGGTGTCGCAAATGAAGGCGCCACAGTTAAGATTGCACCAGAGGCAGTAAGTTATACTACTTCTGGTATGTTAGATTACACAAAGAATGTTGTAATCGGATATTTGCATAAGGCATTGAAGACTGCAAATCAGTTATCAATGATGGAAGATGCACTTGTTATTTACAGAATATCAAGGGCACCAGAAAGAAGAATCTTCTATATTGATGTTGGTAATTTACCTAAAGTAAAGGCAGAACAATACCTTGCAGATACAATGAACAAGTATAGAAATAAACTTGTTTACAATGCAGACACAGGCGAAATCAAAGATGATAGACGCCACATGTCAATGTTAGAAGACTTTTGGTTACCAAGAAGAGAAGGTGGTAGAGGAACAGAGATTACTACACTACCAGGTGGTCAGAACCTTGCAGAGATAGAAGATATAGAATACTTTAAAAAGAAACTATATCGTTCTCTCAATGTACCTACATCTAGACTTGAAGCAGATAATGGTTTCAACATGGGTAGGGCATCAGAAATTAGTAGAGATGAACTTAAATTTAATAAGTTCACTAAGAGACTACAAACTAAGTTTGCAAGACTCTTTACTGATTTACTTAGAACTCAAATGGTTCTAAAAAATATTGTATCAGGCGCTGAGTTTGATGCAATGAAAGATTTTATACATTATGATTTTGCAACAGACAATCACTTCCAAGAGTTAAAAGAGGGAGAGATTATCAGAGAAAGATTAGATATTCTTTCACAGGCAGAATCATTTATTGGTAAGTATTTTTCAGACGATTATGTCAGAAAACATATACTTCGTTTCTCAGAAGATGATATCGCTAGAATACAAGGCGAAATAGATTCAGAGGGACATAGTGAAGAAGGAGAAGACTTTTAATGTCAGAAATAGCAAAAAACATAGTGGACCAAATAGAGTCCGGTAAATTACAAGATGCTCAAGATTCTATTTTCAAGGGTATCAAACAAAAGGCTGCTGACCAGGTCGACATGAAAAGAGTCGAAATGTCAGTTGATTGGATGAATGGCGAAAACTTGGGACCAGATAACAACGATTCTTAATGAGGCGAAGTTTAAACTTCCGTCAGGACAGAAAGAAGTTAAGAAGTCTACTGAAAAAGTAGGCAGTAAAACACTGGACATAAGATTCGGCGAAGATAAACGAGGCAAGATTCATGTTTATGTTAATACAGTCTCAATGGGAGACCCATACAGAAACATGAAAGAAGCTGAAAAAGAGATGAAGAATATTAAAATGGTAATGAAACAAATGAATGAAGAAGACATCTCATTAGAAGAAATTTTAGGAGTTATAAATGAAACTAATATCTGAATTTGTTGATTACGCAATTGAACCAGTAATCGTAGAAGAAAACGAAAAGGGCGAGAAAGATTACTTCATCGAAGGTGTATTCATGCAGGCCGACATTAAAAACAGAAACGGCAGAGTTTATCCTAAAGAAGTAATGAAAAAAGAAGTAGACCGCTACTGTAAAGAGTTCGTTGAGAAAGGACGAGCATTTGGTGAGTTAGGACATCCTGACGGACCAACAATCAATTTAGACAAAGTATCTCACATGATAACAAAATTAGAAGAAGATGGTTCTAATTTCATGGGAAGAGCAAAAATTTTAAGCACCCCAAACGGTCAAATCGTAAGAAATTTGATTAATGATGGTGCAAAACTTGGCGTATCATCAAGAGGTTTGGGTTCGCTCGAACAAAGAGGTGGTGCCCAATATGTTAAAGGCGATTTTCAACTTGCAACCGCAGCTGATATCGTTGCAGACCCCTCCGCACCAGAAGCCTTCGTTGAAGGAATCATGGAAGGTGTAGAATGGGTCTATGAATCTGGTGTACTGAAAGCACAAGACATCGAAGTTATGCAGAACAAATTAAGGACTGCAAAGATGAATAAACTTGAAGAAACCAAATTAAACATGTGGAAAAAGTTCGTAGAGAACCTATAATATATAAATAAAAGAGTTAAGCTAAAACTCAAACAGGAGAAAAAAATGGCAGATTTAGAAAAAAACCTAGAACAGGCAATCGCAGAGGCTATGCAGCCGAATTCGAAAGCCGAAAAAGGTGACTCAAAACCTGTTAAGCAAGGTTCATCCGATGCCGCCAAAATAGATGGTGGTAAGGCTGAAGTCGTCAAACCAGAAGAAAATCCTGTTGACAAAGCAGTTGCATCAGTTAAGAGCGCAGAGAAAGGAACCAAAGAAGTTAGTGGTGATCCACAACAGAAAGGCGAATCTCCTGCCGAGAAGCAACCTAAGTTGAAGAATGTTAAAGAAGAAGAAGTTTCCGAATCAGAGAAACCTTCTAAGATGCAAACTATCAAGGCTATGGTCAACGCTATGAAGGATATGAGTAAATCAGATTTATCAGCAATGTATTCAGAAATGAAGAAAGTTGACGATGAAGATGAAGACGAAGACTCAAAGAAGGTTGACGAATCCTTGACTAAAGCAGAGATTGCGAGAAACATCGTAGAATTCTTAAAGAGTTCAGACGAAGAAACAGTCGAAGAAACTTACAATTCAATTATTGAAGCTAAGACTAAAGAAGAGAAAGAAGACGAAAAAGATGATGAAGATGAAGATGATGAGGAAGAAGTAAAAGAATCCTCAGAAATTGATTCAGACCTCGTTGAAATGGAGATAGAGGACGACCTATCAAAAATTTCAGAAGCTCTAGACTTATCAGAAGAAAATTCTGAAAAGGCAAGAACTATCTTTAAGGCTGCTGTCACTTCAAAAGTTGCAGAAATAAAAGAAGAGTTAGAAACAACTTATTCAGAAAATTTAAAAACCTCAGTAGAAACTGTCAAAGGCGACCTAACAGAAGCAGTTGATAAGTATCTATCGTATTGTGCAGAAGAGTGGACGAAAGAAAACGAACTTGCAATTGAGAGAGGTTTGAGGTCAGAAATGACAGAAAACTTCATCGAAGGTATGAAAGCATTGTTCGTAGAACATTATGTTGAAGTGCCTGAAGATAAGTACAATGTTATTGATGAACTCGCAAATCGTCTTGATGAGATGGAAGAGAAACTAGACAACGAAGTATCTAAAAATATGGAAGTTGTTGCAGAGAACGACCAACTCAAAAGAGGCACCGTGATTTCAGAGGCCTGTAAAGACCTATCTGAATCACAAACAGAGAAGATGGTTTCTCTTGCAGAAGGTGTAGATTTCGTTAGTGCTGAAGACTTTAGTGATAAAGTTGAAGAACTAAAGAACGCTTACTTTCCAAAAGAAGAAAACATCGCAGAAGAAACTGTAGTAGAAGAAGGAACTGGTGATTTCTCAGAAGAGAATGAAGTCAGACTTGACCCTGCAATGAATCAGTACGCTTCTGCTATTAGTAAACTTAAACCTTTGGGATAAACCCTAAGGTTATTTAAAGGAAATAAAAATGTTTTTATCAGAAAACTTACAAGAAAAGTGGAGCCCTATTCTAGAGCACTCCGATTTGCCAAAAATCGAAGACAACTACAAAAGAGCAGTCACAGCAGTAATTCTTGAAAACCAAGAGAAAGCCCTAAACGAAGATAGAGCTACTCTTTCAGAAGCTGCACCTTTAAATGCTACTGGTTCTGCCATTTCTAACTGGGATCCAATCCTAATTAGTTTAGTGCGTAGAGCTATGCCAAATCTCGTTGCTTACGACATTTGCGGTGTTCAACCGATGACTGGTCCTACAGGACTTATCTTCGCTATGAAAGCAAGATATCAAGATTACCCTACAGGTGCTACTAGACTTCAATCAACAGAAGCTATGGGCGTAAACGAAGTACAAGATGCTTCACACGACCATGGAAGAGTTGACGGTGAGTCTGGATTATACAGTGCTAGAGAGGGCGATCCATTTGCCGGTTCAAATGCATATAAAAATGCAACTCCAACTGGTATGGGCACAGATAAAGCTGAAGCATTAGGCGATGCAACTACAAATGAATTCGCTGAAATGTCTTTCACAATTGAGAAATCAACAGTGACAGCTGTATCCAGAGCATTAAAAGCAGAATACACTCTAGAACTTGCACAAGACTTAAAAGCTATCCACGGTCTTGACGCTGAGTCTGAGTTAGCAAACATCTTATCTTCTGAAATCCTTGCTGAAATCAACAGGGAAGTAGTAAGAAGTGTAAATGTACAAGCAAAAACTGGTGCTGAAGGCACTGCATCTGCTGGTACATTCAACTTAGATGTTGACGCTAACGGAAGATGGTCAGTTGAAAAGTTCAAAGGTTTATTATTCCAAATCGAAAGAGAATCAAACAAGATTGCAAAAGAAACAAGAAGAGGTAAAGGTAACTTTATTCTATGTTCTAGTGATGTTGCATCTGCTCTTTCAATGGCAGGCGTATTAGATTACGCTCCAGCACTTTCAACTTCTTTAAATGTTGACGATACTGGCAATACATTTGCTGGTCTTCTAAACGGAAGAGTTAAAGTATACATCGACCCATATGCTGGGTCAGACTACATGACAGTAGGTTATAGAGGAAGTAACCCTTATGACGCTGGTATGTTCTATTGTCCGTATGTTCCATTACAAATGGTTCGTGCAGTTGGCGAGAACACATTCCAACCGAAAATTGGTTTCAAAACACGATACGGTATGGTTGCAAATCCATTCGTAGGTGCTACTCCTTCAGACGCTTTGTCAAGTACTGCTGGTGTAAACCAATACTACAGAAAGATTGCAGTTTCAAATATCCTGTAAACTTAGTAGTTTCGATTTTAATCGAATTAAAAAGGGTCTTTCGAGACCCTTTTTTTTAGCGCACTAAATACTATTGTATCATAAAGATACAGTCATAAACACACACACACGGAGGAAAATATGGCAAATCAAGGAAAGAGCGGTTATGAAATAAGAGCCGATTTACTAAGTATGGCGCAATCCATACTAATCGAAAACTTACAAAGGAAGATTGATGCGGTTTACTCGCACAACGATAATCATCCAGATGATAAGAAACCTTTACCAACAAAATCAATCGATGCACAGGAGATAATTTCTGTTGCAAGTGAATTGAATGAGTTTGTAAACGAGAAGTAAACTTTTGGGGACTTCGGTCCCCTTTTCGCATAAATAGTATTATGGGTATAAAAACAGATATAAACAAGTCAATACTAAACAGAAATAACTTTAGACTACTCATAGATAAAGTTCCTACTGTAGAGTATTATGTTAGAACAGTAAACATACCAGGTGTTCAATTTGGCGAAACTGTTCAATCAGCAGGTGTTGGTCTAGATGCTTTCTTTCCAGGAGATAAGGCATCATTTGATACATTAGAAGTATCATTCATTGTTGACGAAGACTTAGAGAACTTCTCAGAGATATACAATTGGATAGACTCTATAGTTCCTTTGAATGACCCAGCATTGTATGGCACATACACTGATACTGCTGTGAATAGAACTAACATACTTGCATCTATCGACAATGATAGAAATCAATACTCAGATATCACATTAGTGATAAACACAAACAAAAATGTACCCAACAGGTACATAAGATTCCATGATGCATTTCCTGTATCATTGGGGTCAATTGAATTAGAATCTGGTGCAGATGCCGAACCGGCAATAGTATCTGTATCGTTTAGATTCTCGTATTACGAAATTAAAACCACCTCGTAATTTTACACCATATGGTGTATAATGGTATATTATGAATTTAGAACAATTGAAAGAACAATGGGTGAAGGATTGTGAGATAGATGATATCGAATTAGATACAGCATCTTTACATGTTCCCAAACTACACGCAAAGTATTCCGACTTATTAACAAGTAAAATCTTACTGTTAAAGAAATACAACCAAGACTACAATCAACTACTTAAGTATAAGTGGATGTGGTTCAATGGAAAACTTGACGATGATAAGATACAAGAACTTGGTTGGCAAACAGACCCATTCGATGGTCTTAAAATAATGAAGAACGATTTCAATTACTTTTTTAACGCTGATGAAGATTTAGTTAAACTTAAGGCAAAGATTGATTACTTAGAAGTGACTGTAGACTTTATAAAAAGATGCATGGATAATATCACTTGGAGACATCAAACTATTAAGAATACAATCGAGTGGCGTAAATTTATGGCAGGTCAATAATGAATCTAAGAAACTATGCAATGATATATCCTAGTTATTTCACTGAACATGAGTGCGATAGAATAGTTCAATTTGCAAATAGATATGAAGAAGTCATTGGCGGTGTAGGTCAAAGAACAGACGATTTAGATGCGCCAGATGTACAAGAACAAGGCACGATTGATGATAGTATCAGACAATCAGATATCAGATGGTTAATACACGAAGAGTTTCCAGAAGACCTTGCCAAAAAAATTGAAGATGGCATTAACATGGCATCAGTAGATGCAGATTGGTTGCATCAATGGGATTATGTAGAACATCATCAATACACAACATATAGGCATAGACCAGAAGCACGAGTACAAGGAGACTTCTATACATGGCATACAGATTCAGGAGATTCAGAACAATCTCATGGTGGTCGTTATAGAAAGTTAAGTTCTACAATTCAATTATCTAGTCCGGATGATTATGAAGGTGGAAACTTTCAATGGATAGAACCAAAGGGCATGTTTGATTTGTTAAGAAATAATGAAAATCTTCAGAGTGTATCAGTAGACGATTATATTAAAACAGTACCCTTTAGTGGTAAAGAAAGAGGAAGTCTAATAGTATTTCCTTCTTTTGTGCATCATCAAGTCACACCAGTTACCAGAGGTACTAGAATATCTTTAGTCAGTTGGTTTCATGGCAATCCTTATGTCTAATCTAGTCACTGTTTCTAAAGTAGATGAATGTTTTCTCAAAGTAAATTGTGATAAAGGTCTAGCAAGAGACTTATACGATTTCTTTTCATTTACTGTACCTGGCGCCAAGTTCATGCCGTCATACAAAAACAAATGGTGGGATGGTAAAGTAAGACTTTTCTCTCTAAAAACTCAGAAGATATACATAGGTCTACTACCCTACATTGACGAGTTTTGTAGAGAAAGAGGATTCGACTTCGAAGGCATAGAAGATGTAATAGGAGTAAAAGAAAGAGATGAGTCGAATAAGATAAACGAATGGATTGACCTCCTTGACTTACCCTTTAATCCTAGAGATTACCAACTCGAAGCATTTAAAACTGCAATACAGTATGGTAGACAACTTCTTTTGTCTCCTACGGCGTCTGGCAAGTCTCTAATCATCTATATGTTGGCAAGATACTATGATAAGAAAACAATCATAATTGTACCCACTACATCACTCGTAGAACAAATGGCGAAAGACTTTGAAGAATATGGATATAAAGAAAGAGTATGCAAAATATATAGTGGTCAAGAAGTATTCGATGCACCAATTACAGTCACAACATGGCAGAGTTTCGCCAAGGCACCTAAAGAAGTAATGCAATCATTCGATATGGTTATCGGAGATGAGGCACATCTATTCAAGGCACAAACACTCAAAGGCATCTTAGAGAAGATGAAAACTACTGCAATCAGAATAGGTCTAACAGGTACACTAGACGGAACAGAAGTACATAGATTACAACTAGAAGGACTATTTGGTCCTGTAAAGAAAGTAGTATCGTCATACCAACTCATGGAAGAAGGCACAATTGCAAATTTGAATATTGATTGTGTCATACTCCGTCATACTAAACAAAAGAAAATGTCCTATCAAGATGAGATGGACTACTTAGTATCGCATGAAAATAGAAATGAATTTATATGTAATCTAGTATATTCACTGAAAGGTAATACTTTAGTGTTGTTTCAGTATGTAGAGAAACATGGAGTCTTACTACATAAAAAAATGTTTGATAGATTAGGAGATAAACTACATTATGTATTCGGTGGTACAGATGTAGAAGATAGAGAGAATGTAAGAGAAGTCGTAGAAAAGGCAAGTGATAATGTCATACTGGCGTCATACGGAACATTCTCAACAGGCGTAAACATTAAGAAGATAGATAATGTAGTATTCGCATCACCGTCAAAATCAAGAATAAGAAACTTACAGTCTATTGGTCGTGGTCTTCGTAAGGCAGAAGGTAAGACTGAGATGAGGTTATTTGATATTGCAGATGATTTACAATGTGAAAATCATACGCTAAACCACCTTAAGGAAAGGATAAATATATACAATGAGGAGAACTTTTCTTACGAACTAAAACAATTTGACCTTAAATGACAAGACCAACAGATTTAACACCAAGTAGATACGAAGTTATAAGACTCAAAGACAGTACAGAACTTGTCGGTATGACAAAGGATTGTGGTGATTACTTAGAAATAACTTTACCCATGATATGTCAATTATCTCTCATACCAGGAATTGCAAAAACAAATGCAGTTTTCTATCCATACTCACCCTTGAGTTCAGATGAGAGAGTACAATTACCTAAGACTGAGGTTGTTCATAGAAATACTATGAACCCACAATTTATTCCCTATTATGATAATGCATCGGCAAGATGGTTCGATATGATTGAAAATCAGAGTGTGCCACTTGCAACAGCAGAAGAGAATAAAGTAAGAGATAACCTACAAAGAAAGATGCAAGAGATGATGACTTCATATAGAGAAGACATTGCCTTTGAAGAAGAACTTGAAGATTTCGATGAAGACTTCGATATCGAAAAAACAATTCATTAGGTTTTCAATTTAACTAAATAAGTGCGTATAACGAGTAGTTATATGCATTTATCATTATTATTAATATTATTAAACTGGAGAAACCATGTCAACTGCAATTAGAATTGCGAAGAGCATGGTGGGACGATTCGAAGACCTGAAAGAAGTGCTACCCAGCATCATAGAAGCAATTGAGTTTATGACACTATTGACTCTTCCTGTTTTATTACCTTGGATTATTATATTCATGTCGAAAGGCATCGTGTAAGAATGTCAAAGAGAACCACAGAAAAACTTAAGGACGCAACAGAGGTGGCAACACTTCTGTTCGTCTTTATTATATCAATCGTATCACTAGTACCACAATGAGTTATCAACACCAACTTCCACTCGCACTAAATAAAAATAGAGATGCAACTCCTGAAGAAGTTCAGAAGTGGCACGAAGATGATTTCTTTATGAAAGGGGATTTTGATGCTATGAAACTTTTCGTAGTCATACCCGCCGTCATACAGATAGTCGTATTTGGAATGATGTTAGTTATGTTTTATGTCAATAGTATCGTATTTTAGAACAACTCTTAAACTTTTACTAGGATTAGGAAAAGAGGAAGACGAGTTTGCTGTAACCTATCTAAATGTATTGATAATTGCAATATTGGTAGGGAGTATCTTTACTGTTATACCAGGATTACTTCTTATATGGATCCTGACCCTGGCGACATAGTTATCTTAACATACTATTCCTGATTCCCACAAGGGGGTTTTGAAATTAATTTAAAATTAATTAACTTAAAAAACCACTATCCTTACAACAACTAACCTAGTATAATAAGTACATCATGGCAAAAAACGCAAAACAACAAGAACACTATGTCAACAACAAAGAGTTCACAGCAGCTGTCGCCGAGTTCAACGCAAGTGTAAAACTCGCCGAAGAAGAGGGTAGAACCCCTCCACAAATGTCAAACTACATAGGAGAGTGTATCTATAAGATTGCTACTCGACTATCTACTAGACCAAATTTCATAAACTACACCTACAGAGATGAAATGATATGCGATGGCATAGAAAATTGCATACAGTATATCAAAAACTTCAATGTAGAAAAATCAAACAATGCTTTTGCTTATATAACGCAAATTTGCTACTACGCTTTCTTAAGAAGGATACAGAAAGAAAAGAAACAAGTTTACATTAAGCAACAAGTCATATCAGACATAACACAAGAAACACTGGATTCCATAGACGGCGATACAACTGGAATGGTCAATACCAATGTAGAGTGGATGCAAGACAACATGAATCATGTTGAGTATCAACCACGAAAAACCAAAAGAGAAAAAACAAAGAAAGAAAAAGGTCTGGATAAATTTACTGAATGAAAATAGCGATTCTTAACGACACACATGCTGGTGTTCGTGGCGATATGTTGGAGATGTCCAAATATCAAGGCAGATTCTATGAGGAAGTATTCTTCCCATACTTAGATGAACACGACATCAAACACATATTACACTTGGGCGATTACTTCGACAGAAGAAAGTTTGTAAACTTCGCCTCTCTAAAAGCAAATAGAGACCACTTCATCAATCCAATGTTAGAGAGAGGCATCTCTATGGATTTGATATTGGGTAATCATGATGTCTACTATAAGAATACGAATGAAGTAAATGCACCAGAGTTATTACTATTCGAAAGTGATTCGATTAATATCATACATCATCCCATTGTAAAAGAATTTGACGGAGTTAATCTCGCACTTGTTCCTTGGATTAATAATGAGAACTATGCCGATAGTATAGATTTTCTACTCAGTGCAAATGCAGATACATGTATGGGTCACTTTGAAATTGAAGGTGCATTGATGATGCCAGGCATGACATGTCAACATGGTCTAGACCACACATATCTAAAACGATTTGATAAAGTTTATAGTGGTCACTTTCATCAAAAGTCTGAAGTTAAGAACATCAAGTATCTAGGTTCTCAAATGGAATTCACATGGTCAGATTATGGAGATAACAAATACTTCCATATCTTTGATACTGAAACTAGAGAGATGGAACCAATACACAATCCTTTGACGATGTTCGAGAAAGTATTTTACGATGATAGTAAAGAGACATTTGAAACAATCAGTAATAAAGATTATTCAAAGTACACAGGTAAATTCTGTAAAGTTATCGTAGTAAACAAAGACAATCCATACTGGTTCGATTCGATGGTCGATAAATTACATTCTGCTAATCCTTTGCATGTTGTAGTTGTAGATGACCACAAACATATGGACTTAATGGACGATGATGATATTGAGGGTGTAGAAGACACTCTTACAATATTAGAGAAGTATGTAGACGGTCTTGAGATACAAGGTCAGAAAAAACCACTTCTCGAATTAATGACTTCGTTGTATAATGAAGCACTTGAAGAACATAACTATCTATGATTAATTTTACTAAGATACGATACAAGAATTTGTTATCGTCTGGAAACACATTTACAAACTTTGACCTAGACAGGTCGCAAACAACATTAATTGTTGGAGACAATGGTGCAGGTAAATCTACCTTATTAGATGCATTATGTTTTGTTCTATATGGAAAAGGATTTCGTAATCTAAAAAAAGACCTATTAGTAAACTCTATTAATCAGAAAGACTTATTAGTAGAGATAGAATTTACAGTTGGTAGAAAATCATACAAAGTTATAAGAGGTGCTAAACCAAATAAGTTTGAGTTATATGTCAATGGTACAATGCTCAATCAAGATGCAACAGTTAGAGATTATCAAGAACACTTAGAGAAGAACATTCTAAAGATGTCCTTTCGTTCATTTACTCAAGTTGCAGTATTGGGTTCTGCTAACTTTACTCCTTTTATGCAGTTGAAGTCAGTAGAGAGAAGAAGACTAGTAGAAGACTTACTAGACATTAGTATCTTCTCTACCATGCAAGATATACTTAAGAAGAAAGTCACCCAACACAATATAGATGTCAGAGAAACTAAACACGAAACAGAATTACTAGAAGAAAGAATTAGTGGTCTTAATGAACAGATGAGTCTACTACAAAAGAATCGTGACAAGAAGATTGCGAAGTATGAAAATACAATACAAGAAACTCAGAATAACATAAATTCTGTTATGAAAAGTATTGGTGTAAAACAAGGCGAAGTAAAAGATAAACAGAAGTCCATATCAGATAGAGACCCACAAGGAGATAGACTCAAACAAGCTTTAGATGTAGAGAAGAGACTTGAAGATTCTCAGAAAAAGGCACTTAAAGAAATTGAGTTCTATCAAAACAACGATGATTGTCCAGTATGTAAACAAGGATTAGATGAAGACCACAAGACGAAATGCATTAAAGAAAAATCAGATAAGGTTGCAGAGCTCAAGACGGCAGTTCTTTCAATTGGAGAAACCATTGAAGCATCCAGAAATAGAATGGCGGAAATACAAACAGTCATCGGAGAAATAGAAGAGATTCAAAGAAAGATTGGATTACATCAAACAGAAGTTTTATCTAATCAGAAGTACATAGAAAAACTCAATGGCGAAGTAAAGGATTTACAAAGTGAGATTAATGCTGACTCTGGCGTAAGTGATAGACTTACAAGTGCTGAAGATGATTTAGATAAACTACATACTAAGAAAGAAAGTCTAACAGATAGACAACATTACTTTGACCTTGCAACAACTCTATTGAGAGACCAAGGTGTAAGACAAAGAATCATCAAACAGTATGTACCAGTAATGAACAAGATGATTAACAAGTATCTTGCAAATTTAGAATTCTATGTTGGATTTGAATTGAATGAATCATTCGAAGAAACAATCAAGTCCAGATTTAGAGATGTGTTTAAGTATGATAACTTCTCACAAGGAGAGAAGATGAGAATTGACCTTTCGTTGTTGTTCACATGGAGAGCAGTCGCAAGAATTAAAAACTCAGTAAACACCAACATACTTATACTAGACGAGGTGTTTGATTCTTCTTTAGATTCCCAGGGTACAGATGATTTCTTGAAATTACTGAACTCACTGAATGAGAAGACAAATGCATTTATTATCTCCCATAAAGGAGACCAACTATATGATAAGTTTGAAGAAGTGGTTCGATTTGAGAAACACAAGAACTTCAGCCGTATCGCAATTTCATAAATAAAACTATGTATCAATTAATAGAAGAAGCATCACAAGTATTAAGAACTCCACCTCCGGAGTTTGACTTTGAAAATCCACCAGAAGACCCAGCAGAAATTACCAAGAACTTGGCAGAAGCAATGGAGAAGTTTGGTGGTTTAGGTCTATCGGCAAATCAAGTTGGTTTACCGTATAGATTGTTTGTTATGAGAACTATGCACGAGGGTGACGAAGAGTCTAAAGTTCTTCCTTATTTCAACCCTAAGTTGACTAGAGTATCTCAAGACACGGACTTAATGAAAGAGGGTTGTCTATCCTTTCCAGATTTATTCTTAATGATTAAAAGGTCAAAGACAATCGAATTTACATATCAAGATGAAACAGGTGAAGAGAAAAGTGCTGTACTAGAAGGCATAGGTGCAAGATGTGTTCAACACGAAATTGACCACTTGAACGGTATACTATTTTTACAGAGAGCATCTAGATTAAAACTTGAACGAGCTCAAAAGGCAAGAGTAAAAGAAAGAAAGAAGAGGTTAGAGTATGAAAGAAGAATTGCACTCGCAAGATACTTCCAAGAAATGCAATCCACCAAAGATGATTCAGAATCTAATGACACAGGAACAGTGTCAACAGATGATAGAGTTTCACAAGAGTCATAGACACTTAACAGCAATTGGTGATGGGTCTGATTACACAGGTATCAGACTTATGCATATTCAGAATAATTTAATAAGAAAATGGATTGCCGAAGTCATGGTCAATCTCATAGGCGAAATAAGAAAGATATCAGACCAAGTTGTATTTCCTGAAATGGTGGGTATTAATGAATGGCCAATAGGCGGAGTTCAAGCACCACATTTAGATACATATTCAAATCAACAGATGAACGCCGGAACACACGAAGAGAAACCTGCTAGAGAATGGACTTGTATTCTTTATCTCAATGATAATTTTAAGGGTGGTAGAACTTATATACCAGACGGAGAAGTATACGAACCAGAAACAGGTTCAGGCCTTTTATTTCAAGGCATCTACATTCCACATGGTGTTGAGAAAGTTAGAAGACACCCACGACATACAGTCGCAATGTGGTTCACCACAGACATCGATAGAACCATGCCTTTATATCCAGTCGATGACCTAAATCTAAACGAAGACAATATTCGAAATACCTAGGGGTTGACAGCGACCCTAACTTTTTGTTACCATACTCCTGAATCAAAAAAGGAGAAGAAATGGGACATCCAACAGAAACACAAATAATGAATAAACTCATAGAGATTGGAGACAATCTTGAGAGCAAGCTCAATCAATTAGAATCTTTAATAGACAGTATAGATTCCAAAGTCAGTTCACTTGAAAGTGATGTGGGTTCAATCGAATCAATCGTAAACAGTATCGAATCAACAGTAGACAACCTGTAGGGGTTGACAATGACCTTCACTTTTTAGTAGGATATAAACATGACAGAAAAACTTAAAAACCAAAAAGACTCTCTCGCAAGATTAATGGCAACAGAAAATCTTACGATTGTACATAAAAAAATACCGACTGCATACTTTGATGTTAAGAATAGGGTACTTGCTTGTCCTACTTTCAAAGATGATATTTCTCCTGAACTATATGACTTGTTCATGGGACACGAAGTTGGTCATGCACTGAATACTCCTTACGAGGGACTTCACTCTACACTAACTGAGAATAGAACTCTTAAGGGTTATCTTAATGTTGTAGAAGATGTGAGAATCGAAAAGGCAATCAAACAAAAATATCAAGGGTTGAGAACTTCTTTCTTTAAGGCATACAATGAACTTATGGAAAAAAACTTCTTCGGCATCAAGGGTAGAAACTTACAAGAACTTGCATTGATTGACAAAATCAATCTTATTACTAAGTGTGGTTCTAGAGTCAACATCAAACTAAATGACACCGAACAAGAATTCTTGCAAATGGCAGAAGACTGTAAGACTTGGGAAGAAGTTGTTGAATGTGCAAATTCAATCTACGAATACTCTAAAGAAAATGAAGAGAGAGATGAAGAAGACGAAAAACTTTCTAAGATGCAAATACCTGAATCAGAAGATGGCGATGAAGAAGACGAGACTGAATCATCTCCAATGAGTGGTGAAGAGTCAGATGATGAACCAGAGAGTGAAGAAGAAGAATACAAATCAAATACAGAGGGTGACATAGAAGAAGAGGGTGATAAAGTTGAAGAGACTCTTGTAGAATCTGGCGCCAAGGGTGGCAAGTTCGATGGCAAATATGATGAATTAGATGGCGCCAGAGAGTCAATCACTGAACACTATGCACATAATAATGAAGATGATTTTGTTGACGAAAAGGCAAACATCAAAACTAATATTGATTTGAGAACTAGATTCAAAAGTACTGATATAGATGCAATGATTTATGACAACAAACAAATTACATCTGATTGGCAGAGTTGGTTTGCTGGTGTTGACTATGACAAGTTGATAAAAGAAGACCCAAGATACTACACTGAAGAGAGAAAACAAGAAACTGTCAACGAGAGAAGTAATACTTTAGTTCTTGGTAAACATTACAGAAAACATCTTCAAAACAAAAACAAAAAGATTGTTGCCCATATGGCAAAAGAGTTTGAGTTAAGACAAAATGCACATAGAAGTGCAAAGGCATATACAGGCACTAGTGGTGACCTTGATATGAATAGACTTGCTAAGTATCAGATTGTAGATGATATCTTCAAAAGAGTCACTTACATTCCAGATGGCAAGAACCATGGTGTCAATGTTTTACTTGACTGGTCTGGTTCTATTCACAACGAAGCTGCTGACATGTTAGAACAATCAATTATACTTTCAGAGTTCTGTAGAAAAGTAAACATTCCTTACAGAGTATATCTCTTCTCAGATTCTATTGTAAGACAAGACAGATATGACTACTCAAGTGGCAAGGCAAAACTTGTTGAGATTATGTCTAACGAAATATCTAATAGAAAATATTCAGAGATGTTAGATTACTTATCTTGTATCCTTGTTGGGTACATGCACAATGAACTTCATGATTGCTGGGCTGGTTCACCGAAAGGTCAGAAACTAATCGAAGAGTACAATTCAGTATTCAGTTCTATTCAAGAATGGGAATCAGGTACTTCATATTGGGGTGATTCAAGATTCTCAAGATACTGCTGTCCTGATAATTACAGATTGGGTGGTACACCACTTGACGAATGTTTAGTTGCTATGAGAAAATTCTTACCAGAGTTCAACAGACAGTATGGTATTGAGAAATCAATTCTAACAATCATCACCGATGGGTTCAGTTTCAGAAGTGACTTCTTTGACGAATCAGAAGTTGAGTCTGCTGACTATAAGGCTCAGGCAGGCGATGATTACTACTGGTCTGCTCAGAGAGAGAGAAGTTTCATTGACCCATACATCAACAAGAACTTCCTTTACACGACTAATTCAAGATATGGTAGAAACGACTTCGAGAAAACTCAAAACATCTTAGAGTGGTTATCAGAAACTTGTAATGTGACCGTGACTGGTTACTTTGTCTTCACCAAGAAAAGAGACTTTCAACAAATGGGTGAATACATTATACCAAACTTTTGGGAAGAAGTTGATGGGTTGTGGAGAGATATGAGAAAATCAGGTGTAGTAGTTGACACCAAGGGTTACAACAAATTGTTCTTGACCACTGCATCTAATCTTGCTACGACAGGCGAAGATGAACTTGGCGAAGAGTTCATTGGTGCAAACAAAAACAGAGTGACTGCCGCTTTCAAAAGAAATCAGAAAGGCAAGTCAACATCAAGATTTCTAACTAACGAATTTATAAAGGAGATTGCATAATGGAAATGATAGGTACTATTAATATTGATAAATTTCAAGACGCCATACAACAGGTCGGTAAAGGACCTTGCGTAAAGTTTGATTGCCCTAGGCAAAAGGCTTGTGGCGAAGAAGAGGTTGAATGTAAGGCATTTAGGTTTTGGGTTAACAACGACTCATACACCACAATGAGAAAAGGTCAGAAGACCTCTATTGCAATTGACATGGAAAGATTACTAAAAGAAATTGAATAGGGTTGACAATGACCCTAACTTTTTGATAGGATAATAACTGATGAGAAATAAAACTACTTTAACGGAGACAAATTATGAGTAAGTGGACATACGACCCAACAGAGTCGATAAATCTGGGAGATAAAAATTTCCACCTGACACCTGACAGGAAAGAATTCATTCAGGCATTAAAGGAGAAATATCCGAATCAATTGCAATTCTCGAAAGAGCAGTTCAATTCATTGGGCCATTTTCCATACTGGTTGAAATCAAACAGGTACAATTTTAAAGATGGTGCTGTTTTCAATCTAACACCAATCCTTGCGATTGATAATAACGGTACGACTGTTGCAGTTTCTAAACCAGAACCTTTAACAGTTCCAAAAGTTGCACCTCAAGTTCAACAAATGCCAGTTGCCGCTGCTACTGCTTCGGTCAACATGATTGATGATAATGTAAAAATCATTCCAGAAAAAATGCCAAACTATGTACCGTTTGGTCATGCTAAAGATGTCAAGAACATAATCAAATCTAAAATGTTCTTCCCTTTCTTTGTGACTGGTCTTTCAGGTAATGGTAAAACATTAATGATTGAACAAACTTGTGCTCAATTGAATAGAGAACTCTTCAGAGTCAATATCACTATTGAGACAGACGAAGACGACCTAATGGGTGGTCACACTTTGCAGAATGGTAACATCATCTTCAGAGAAGGTCCAGTTATCAAGGCAATGAGAAAAGGCGCTGTATTACTTCTTGACGAAGTAGACTTAGGGTCTAACAAAATGATGTGTCTACAATCAGTTCTTGAGGGCAAAGGTTACCTTATCAAGAAAACTGGTGAGTGGGTCACACCGACACCAGGGTTTACTGTTGTCGCTACTGCCAACACCAAGGGCCAAGGGTCTGAAGATGGCAAGTTCATTGGTACTCAAATCATGAATGAGGCGATGCTTGAAAGATTCGCTATCACTATGCAACAAGAATATCCACCAGTGACTACTGAGAGAAATATTCTGAAACAAGAAATGGCTTTGACTGGCGATGTCGATGAAGACTTCGTTAAGAAACTAGTTGATTGGGCTGACATAATCAGAAAAACTTATTATGAAGGCGCCATTGATGATGTGATTACAACAAGAAGACTTGTTCACATTGTCAGTGCTTACAAGATGTTTGGTGACAAACTCAAGGCGATTACAATGTGTATTTCAAGATTCGATGAAGAAACTAGAAATGCTGTTCTAGACCTCTACACCAAAGTTGACGATGGTGTTCATTTAGAAAACCCTGTTGACGATTCAGAGTCTTCAGAGTATAATGATTAATATGGGTTTATTTACTAAGTCAACTAACACCAAAAGTGGTATTGACTACAAATACAATGAGGGAGAACTTCTAAAGGAGTTCTCTTCTTATGTAGACTCAACATATGACCAACACTACAGTCTGAACAAATATCAGGCAACTGAATTCATTATGGATGCAGGACACGGTGAAGGTTTCTGTATTGGGAATATTTTAAAGTATGCCCAACGATACGGCAAAAAAGGTGGGAAAAATCGTGCCGACCTTTTAAAGGTAATTCATTATGGATTCCTTGCATTGAACAATCACGATAAATTAATGCTTGAAGAAGCAGGCTATAAAGGAGACAAGAAATGAAAATTTCAAGTGAAACAAAGGCGATATTAAAAAACTTCGCTACTATTAATTCAGGTATCAAAGTTGATTCAGGTAATCAACTTAAGACGATATCTAACATGAAGAATATACTGGCAGTCGCAACGATACCAGAAACATTCGACAAGTCATTTAGTATCTACAATCTAGTAGAATTTCTAGGTGCAACAAGTCTAATGGAGAATCCAGACTTCAACTTCAACGAAGCTTCGTTGGCGATTGCAGATGCTGATACATCTCTAACATATTTCTATGCCTCAGAGGGTATGGTCACTTCACCAGAGAAGATGATTACCATGCCAGATGCAGAGATTAGTATTGACTTAACTTCTACACTTCTAACTGAATTGCAAAAGGCAGCTTCAGTATTAGGTGTAAATGATTTAGTTCTTACATCCGATGGTACTAAAATCGAGATGCAAGTGACTGATAAAAAGAACACAACTTCAAATACATTCAGTAGAACTGTAGGCGAAGGCAATGGTGCAACATTCACAATGAACTTCAAGATTGAGAACTTGAAAGTTTTAGATGGCAACTATACAGTTGCAGTATCTTCTAAAGGCATCTCACACTTTAAGAATAAAGATGTAGATTTAGAGTACTTTATTGCTTTAGAACCAGATAGTTCTTACAGCGCTTAACATATATATTATGTGTGAAACAGCGCCAGTCTCCGCTACTTTCATGGGAGTATTAGAATCTCATCATCAATGGTCTAATACACGAACACTCGGAGGGGTTTGTTCTCTTTAATTATGAATACAAATGAATTTTTATATGTAGAAAAGTATCGTCCCACTATCATTGACGATACTATACTACCAAAAGGCGTTAAGAAAACATTCAAAGAGTTTGTTTCTAATAACGAAATACCAAATCTGATGCTCTGTGGTTCACAGGGAACAGGCAAAACAACCGTCGCTAAGGCACTCTGTAATGAGTTAGGCGCTGATTTCATTGTTATCAATGGCAGTGACGAAGGCCGACTTATCGACACTTTGCGAACTAAAATCAAAAACTTTGCATCTACTGTATCTCTTGCCGGTGGTCCTAAAGTTGTCATTCTTGATGAGGCAGATTATATATCTGCTGATTCAGTTCAACCGGCATTGAGAAACTTCATAGAAGAGTTCTCAAGTAATTGTAGATTTATCTTTACATGTAATTACAAGAATAGAATCATTGCACCTCTACATAGTAGATGTACTGTAATCGATTTTTCTATACCTAAGAGTGAGAAACAAAAACTCGCAATGGGTGGTCTTGATAGATTAAAATCTATATGTGACAATGAGGGTATCAAGTATGATGAAAAGGTATTAGTAGAACTTATACTAAAGTTCTTTCCAGATTTCAGACGATGCATCAATGAAGTACAACGATATGGTGCAAGTGGTGTAATCGATAGTGGTCTACTAGCGACATTATCAGAAGAAAAACTTACACCTCTCATTGATATGATTGAAAAGAAAAACTGGACTGCCATGAGAAAATGGGTTGCTCAGAATTCTGATAATGATTTCAATGGTTTATATCGTAAAGTTTTCGATGCACTTGAACAAAGATTAGAACCAAGTTCTATACCTGCAGCTGTTTTGTTCATTGCTGATTATCAATACAAGGCTGCATTTGCAATGGACTCAGAAATCAACTTCACTGCATGTCTCACCGAGATTATGTCAGAGTGTAGATTTAAGTGATTGAAATACTTATATGGAGTCTAATAGTAATTACATGGTTGTCAGTAGGACTTCATGTGATAAAAGAATACATACGATTTAACGGAGAATGAAATGAGTAAGATTCAACCAATGATGAAAAAACCAAGTTTATTCAGAAGAACTGCATTTGCCCTTGTGAATGGGTGGCGAAGAGTTATGGATGTAAGATACAATCCTTTAAAGTATATACCTGACCCAAGTTTACAAACTTACTTTATGTTAGTGTTGTTTACTGTATGGTCAGTGTTTTTTGGTTTCTTGGCGGCAAACTATCTAGGTTTCTTTAACTACAATACAGTAGCAAGTATTGTTATACATTGTGCAATTCTATTACCTTTGGCATTTACCAATGCAATCTTTATTGATGCAGAGAGAGATGGTTCTAATTGGTTAAAAGAATGGCAAGAAGAGAGAAGTAGATATAAGTTAGTTGTAAATAGACTTAAAACTAAAAACCTAACAATCTGGAATCCAAACGAAGAAGCATAATGGGTAAATTAAGACAATGGTTAGCAAGATGGTTTGATTACCACTTAGAGAAAAGTTTACAAAGACAAGCCGATAAAATATGGCGGGAGAGTAGAGACAATGACAGAACATAACGAGAGAGTAGAACGACAAAGACTGTTATTAGAAGCAGAGAAATGGTCAAGTGGTGTTAAATCTATTCATGCACATTCTTTTACTTCAATGTGGTACGACAACAGAAACAATGATGGTTCAGTGATGGACATTGAATATAACAACGGTGTTGTGCAAAGAACAATAAAGTCAAGTGGTGAGATTATTTACTTTGGTGAAGCTCTCACTGGTCAAGCACTAGTTGACTCTTACATAAGAAACACTTAAGTGGCAAAACGAAATCCATTCGACTTCGTTAAGTCGGTCTCTTACGACAAAAAAGATATCATGGTTGATGATATCGAAGAGAAAGCATATCAACCTTTCCTAATCAATAAGGCATTATCTTACCACCAAGATGCAGTCTTTCTAGTAAACGAGATGAACACCAGACATTCGACTGAGGGTCGTCTTCAATACTTGTTTTTCATAAATACTCTTAGAAAAAGGCAGAGATTTTCGAAATGGCATAAACCTTACGAGAGTAAGAAATTAGATACAGTGAAGAACGCCTTTGGTGTATCCTCACAACGAGCCAAAGAATATCTAGAACTTTTAAATGATAAACAGTATCGTGACTTGAAAGACAGTATGAAAATTGGTGGAAAGAATAATGGATGACAATTTAGAATCAGTAAAAGATTTAGTAGAAATAACATTTCCTGAAAAGGACGACTTCTTAAAGATAAGAGAAACCCTATCTAGAATTGGCGTAGCGTCAAGAAAAGAAAAAGAACTTTTTCAGTCATGTCACATACTACACAAAAGGGGCAAGTATTACATTGTCCACTTCAAAGAGTTATTCAAACTCGATGGTAAACAATCAAACTTTGACGAATCAGATGTTGCAAGGCGCAACACCATAATCGATTTATTGAGACAATGGAGTCTTGTCAAGGTACTTGACCCAAAGAGAATTGAAGAACCTAGAGCACCACTTTCTCAGATTAAGGTTATACCTTACAAAGAGAAACAACAGTGGAAACTCACACAAAAGTACTCAATAGGCACTAACATATCATAAATACCTCTGTTATAAATCAATTAATAACAGGAGTATTATATGTTGGAATTTCTTCAATGGATAATTGCTTGGGTACAAGTGTTACCCTGGTTAGTAATGGGTGCATCATTAATTGCAGCTCTTACACCTACACCAGTTGATGATGGCATAGTCAAGAAAGCTTACAAAGTACTTGATTGGGTCGCATTAAATGTTGGTAAAGCAAAGGACTAAAAAGTTCTATAAAACCCCCTAGACAAATACACGAAACTTCGATATACTGGAGTCTCATAATTTGATAGGAGTATATTATGGAATACGCAATTGCAATTGTAGTGTTATTTGTTATTGTTTACGCTTATTTCAATAGAGATAACGAAACAACTACAACAACGGTGGCTCCACCTCCGGTTAGAAAACCAAGAGTAGTGAAACCAAAAGTTGTTGCAGATAAAAACAATAACGGTATTACATCTAAGGCTGAACTTAAGACATTAACTAAAGTTCAACTATTAGAACTTGCTGATAAAAAATCACTGAAAGTAAAAAGAAGTGGTTCGAAAGCAGCTGTAATTACCGAAATACACTCGCAACTGAAAAATAATAATGATTCTGATGGTGATGATACCGAAGAAGAATAATTATTAGTCCTACCAGGACACGAAAGGGACTCGTTAGAGTCCCTTTTTTTTAGCCCTTAGGAAAAGACAATTTGTATAAATAACAGTATGGAAGAGATTTTTAATCTAATAGGTGAAGTGGGTGCTCCGATTGCTGGTTCAGTAGTAATGGGGTTCTTTATATTCATAGTTATTAAACAGATACTTGAGGGTGTAGTTGATTCTATTTCCACACTTACAATGTTCTGTAAATCTTTAGAAAATCGAGCAAGAACAATGTCTAACGAAATGATTAAGATAGATTTACTTGTATCAAGTGCTTTAGAGTTGAGACCAGACATAGAGAGAATTGCGAGAGCTGAAAACTTCATAGAAGATGATAAGCTCGATGTCAGGAGAGACTGATGGACATTGCACAATTAATCTCCGATTTCGGATTTCCCATTGTGATGGCAGTAGGACTCGGTTATTTCATATATTACATTTGGTGGTTTGTAGGTGAAAAACTAGAACCCGAAATTGAAAAAATGCACTTTCAATTAATTAAAGTAATAGACCAAACAAGAATGTTAGACCAAGACTTAATAAGACTACAACAAAAAGTAGATGTAGTTTTAGAGATGAAAGAGAATGCCAAAAAGGAAGAGGTGAAAAAGAAATGAAATTATTACAAATCATATTCTTAGTTTCAGTATTCTGTATTAGCGAAAGCGTACAGGCTGATATAAAACATAAATTTAAAAACCCTAGTTTCAGTGGAATAGGCACAGCATCACATTACCTAACCGTTGAGAACCAAGAGTTTACAAGAAAAAAAGAAATAGAAGATGCACTTGAATCTGCTAGAAAGGCAGCTGAAAGGGCAGAAGACAATACAACCATGGCCAAATTTATTCGTAATTTAGAATCACGAATTTATGCTCAAATGGCAAAACAATTGGTTGAGTCTATGTTTTCGAATGACGGTTCAGTTAGATTTGGTTCATTTAGTTTAGAGGGCAATGTTGTCACATATGAAGTAATGACTAACGAAGATGGTTCAGAATTTATACGAATGACAATTGTTGATTCCGATGGAACAGAAACAGTTATTGAGATACCAATCGGAACAGGAAACTTTGGACAAGACTCAGATGGAACTGGTTAAATATTTACTCACCTGCGTACTTTTACTATCTGGATGTGCATCTGTTCCAAAGTGGTCAGACAACCCAGCAGATTGTGCCTATGAGACAGGAAGATTTGATGAGGGTTTCGGCAGAGATGTTGTCACAGGTGTCGCAAAGGCATGGTCTAGAAATTACATATGTGTAGAAAATGCTACTGTAATTAATCTACCTTCACATTTAGAACTACTGAATTTGCCTAAGGCAAAAGAAAGACCTACTGTTGCAGTTTATAATTTTATAGATAAGACTGGTCAAAGAAAGGCAGAAGATAATCTCGCATCATTTTCTACTGCTGTGACACAAGGTGCAACCGAAATGGTTATTGATGCACTTAAAACGGCAGGTAAAGGAACATGGTTCAGAGTTGTTGAAAGACATGGCATAGACAACTTAGTAAGAGAGAGACAAATCATTCGTTCTGCTAGACAAGACTTTGCTAAACAACAAGGCGAAGACAAGTTTCAAAATTTACAACCCTTACTATTCGCAGGTATGATAATAGAGGGTGGTATAATAGGTTATGATTCCAATTTATTAACTGGTGGTCGAGGCGCAAGGACACTAGGAATTGGAGTTAGTAGACAGTATCGTCAAGATGCTGTCACGGTTAGTATGAGAGCTGTTTCAGTTCTAACAGGTGAAGTATTATTGAATGTCCAAACAAGAAAGACTATCCTTTCTTATGGTTCAGGCGGCGATGTATTCCGATTCATTGAAGAAGGTACACAATTGCTAGAGTTCGAGGACGGAGTGGGTAATAATGAGTCAGTGACATATGCGGTACGAACAGCTATTGAGGCTGCCGTACTGGAATTAATCTACCAAGGGCATGATAGGGGTTTTTGGAAAATAGAGGAAGGTCATAGACACCCACACAATAGTGATGGTGTAAATGATTTACACTCAATAAAAGGAGAAGAAAATGAATAAAATTTTAAGTATTTTATTACTAATGTCGACACCATTCGTTTTCGCAGCTGCAACTGATGATAATGAGATTATGATAACACAAGTTGGTGATACTCTAAAATTATATGTTGACCAAGTTGGTTTTGGTAACAAAGTAGGACTAAACGACTTTTCAAGTGGTTCTGGTTCAAACATGACCATTACTGGTGTGACTTTGGATTTCAACATAGATATGATAGGTAACAAGAACTTGTTATTCGGACCTCTCGTTGCCGATACATCGAACTACGCTATATCGATGACTGGTGATTCTAACGCTATTGACTGGAACATAGGTTCTACAGGTAGTTCAGATGATTCAGACATCAATTTCGCAATGACAGGCGATTCGAATACATTCGATATCGACCAAGGTGCTGTTGCAAGTGCAGAGAGATTAAATGCGGATTTAGTTCTCATTGGAAGTAGTAATGTTTTTGATATTGATTGGGAATCAGATGATGTCACATGGAATTTCGATGTGACTGGTTCTAGTTCTAATTTCAATACATTGCAAAAAGATGGTTCACAAACACTTAATTTTGATTTTACAGGAGACAGTGCTGATGTTGATATCACTCAGATATCAGGCACATGTGCAGCTTCTGGCGGAGGGTGTGCAACACCTAATGCAAATGTCAATCTTAATGTAAACAGTGACAATGCGATTATTCAGATTACACAAAAAGATTCCGGCAGCGATAGTTAGTTTCTTTTTATTATTCGCTGGTGGGTTCAGCTGGGCTGAGCCCATTGGCGGTGTAATTGAATCTACAGGTGTCACATCTGTAAAAAGAGAGCAGGACAGAATTCTAACAGATGTCGGTACAGACATCAACATGTATGATGAAGCAGAGACTGCCAATGGGCGTATGCTCATACAATTTTTAGATAATGAAAAATTGAGTTTAACAGAAAACTCACTCGTTTACATAGACGAGGCATATTACGACCCCGACCCAAGTTTATCCAAAATGTCAATACGAATGGCACGAGGCACAGCACGATTCGCCTCGGGTGGTGGTTCAAGAATTAAAAAACAAAATGTAGATGTATCTACTCCTACAGCCAATATCACAATGAGAGGGACAGATTTTACAACCACCATTGATGAGTTGGGAAGGACTATGGTAATCTTACTTCCGGATGAAGATACAGGTGAATCATCTGGAGAAATACTAGTTTATAATGACGGTGGTGAAGTTGTTTTAAATCAACCATATCAGGCAACTACTGTTGCATCGTTTGATTCATCACCAACTACAGCAGTCACGGTTCAAGGTATTACACCGAGTCTGATTGACAACATGTTCATCGTAAATCCGCCTTCGGAAATACGAAATGCGATGGAAGAATCCTATCAAGATGAAAACTATGATGACCAAGGTCTATTAGATGTAGACTTCTTAGAGTTCAATGAACTTGAGGGAGATGCTTTGGCCGATACGACTGAAGATTTATCATTTTCAGAGTTGGACATAGATTATTTGGATGTGGATTTTTTACAAGACTTATTAGATGTTATAGAAGAATTAGAGAGAACCACGGTATCGTTAGGTTCCAAAAGTAGTTCGGGTACTGAATTAGCTGGGTTTGCACTTAAAGGTGCCTCACAAGGTTTCAACAAAGATTCTCAGTTTAATGTTTTCGAACAAGACGGAGACTTAGTTTTCTTTCGTGATGTCCAAGGAGTCATAAATATAATTATAACAAGTGGTGGTTCGGGTATTATAGATGCCGAAGTTCCAGGATACTCAGGTGTCATGACATTTGGAGATGGAGATGGAATTACAATTGTTATACGACAAGATTAAGGAGAGATTTATGAGCATAAATATTGACTTTACTAAACTAAGACAATGGCATGAAAACCTAACATGGGAAGTTGCCGACTATTTTGGTTTAGATGAATATGAAATGTTATGGGTGTCATACACCGAGGGATTAATTTTAGGATTATTATTATGGTGGATTTTTTAAACAAATTAAAAAATAAATTTTACAAATACTGGATACTACCATGGGGTGCTTGTTATCTCATGGTATTTCCTGTATACGCTGATGACAATGTTATATCTATTGAACAAAGCGGAGATAATTTTGAACTAGGTATAGAACAAATTGGTTTCGATAATGAAATTAAAATGTTAGATGCTAATTCATATATTAATGCTTCTAGTCTAGGTGTGTATATGGTTCAATACAACATACACAATACATCATCAAGTTATACTTATCCCAACTCAATTGTATTTGATGAGGTCAGTGGTACTGGTAACAAAATGAAACTTGGTCAAGGCATTACTTGGGATTCACTAGACTCCGAAACAAATTTAGATTGGAGTCATGATGGTAGTGAAGGTGGCGGACACGAGATAGACATTACAATGTATGGCGACTATAACAAATTAGCAGTTCAACAAACAAATCAACATAATGCATGGGATGGTCATAACTTTGATTTGCATTTAGCAGGTGACCATAACGAAGTTCAAATCAAACAACAAGGCAATGGTGTAAAAACTACAAACTTAACAATCTACAATGATTATAACGATGTGTATGTCCGTCAGAAAGGAACTAGTGCAAATCACACTGCAAATATAACTCTTGATGGTTTATATGGAACAGACTTAACATTATTACAATTTGGTACTAGTGGTACTCAGTCTTATACTATATCAGTCGATTGCATGACAGTCGGTGGTTGTAGTACATCGGTGACCCAACAATGAGTGAATGTCCACCTGAGTTTTACGAGTGTCTCACTGAAGAAGAGTATGACGACATATTAGAACTCTTTGAAGAGAACGATATGGTCATGCCTGAATCTTTGGGTGATGTAGAAGCTGCATCTGATTTCGTTTGGCAAGTTCTCTTCCTAACACCAATAGAACTTATTTACATAGGTTTTACAATGACTGTTCTCGCTACTTATGGACTGTCTATATACTATATCTATAAACGAATACAGAAGAAATTCTCATGAACACAATCGACATGATACCGTATTCTTTTAAAAAAGACTTTATCTTAGTCTGTTCTTTAGGACTAAACATAGGTTTTATTATCGGTTTAATATTATGAATGAAGCGAATCCATTTTCAAAAGATGCACGAGAAAGGACCATCGCAATGGTTAACGAATATCGTAGAAAGAAAAAACAACAATGGTGGTCAAGTTTCTGGTCAACAGTTCTTGCAATATCACTCATTGGTGTTTGTCTATACATATTCTTTTTTGCGTGGCCCACAATTGAATAGTGCCACAAAACAGATACAGGAGATATCGACTACTCGAATGGAAAAAGGGTAACCTGATAGATATCTATGTATAATTGGAAAACTGTACTTATAACCATCATTGCACTCGTGGGCATAAAGATATGGTCGCCTTATCTAATAGATAATGTTAGATGGTCTTACTTCGATGTTCTACATCAACAAAAAGAAAAAGTGATAGTAGATGACATACTACTGGTCAACATAGATGAAAAGGCAATAGAGAAGTACGGTCAATATCCTTTCCCTAGAGACATATACGCAGATACATTATGGGAAACACATCACTCAAATACTCATGTATTCAATATACTATTCGCAGAAGAAGATAGATTCGGTGGTGATGAAGTCTTTGCAGAGGCACTAGAAAACAGATTAACGATATTATCATCAGCACCAACAATTCAAAAAGAATCAGGCAACGCACCATTTGTAAATACATCTGTATTCGGAGATGGTAATATACAAGACCATGTATGGAACTTTTCAGGTTTAGTAAGTCCCCGAACCGAATTACAAAACTCAGCTTGGGGTATGGGCGTGACAGTTGCCACACCACCTGTGGCGAATACACCAAATTTTGACGGAACAAACAGAGCGATTCCGCTAGTCATCCAGGCAAATGGTCAATTATATCCAAGTTTAGGATTCGAAGTTCTCAGAGCATACTATGACCAACCCAATTATCAAACTAGGGTAACTGCTGATGCAGGTATTGAATGGGTTAAAATGGGAAGAGACAAACCAATAGAGACCACATCAAGTGCAGACTTGATGATTTCGTATTGGAACGAATTCGAATCTATCTCATTTGCAGACTTGCAAGATTCTGATATAGAAGGAAAGATTCTAGTCTATGGACTAACCGCTGAGGGGTTATCTATTCCAGTTTCAACCCCAATGGGTGTAATGTATCCTCACGAAGTTCAAGCACACCTAATCCAAACCGTTTCGTCAGGAGTTCAAATACATGTATCCGAGACTCTTGAAATGCTCGAGACTTTTCTTCTTCTGTTAGTCCTTCTAGGAATACTGGTATCGGTCTACAAACTTCCCACAGCCTTCTCGGCGATAGTCTCTGTAGGGTTCGTTTTACTTCAGGTGGGGTTAAGTCACTATTTGTGGTTTTACAATCTCGTTCTTTTCGATATCTTCTGGTCATCGTTAAGCTCCGTTGTTGTTTTCGGACACGCTTCTTTTAACCAATACTATACTACTTACCAACTCAAAGAACAAATTAAGAAGCAGTTCCAAAAGTATTTATCTCCTGACATGATTGAAGAACTACAAAAAGACCCAAGTAAACTTAGACTTGGCGGAGATAGAAGAGAGATGACTTTCATGTTTATGTACATAATCGGATTCACTCCCATAAGCGAACACTATATGCAGAAAGATGATCCAGAAGGTTTAGTAGAACTCATTAATAAGTTTTTAGATATGCAAACTAAAATCATACTAAATAATAGTGGAACCATAGATAAGTATATGGGGGATTGCATAATGAGTTTTTGGAATGCACCACTTGATTGTGAAAACCACGCAGACCTTGCCGTAAAATCAGCACTAGAAGTCCTAGATGCAACAAAGGAATTAAATGAAGAACTTAAACCTCTTAACCTGCCTCCTATTAATGTGGGCATCGGTATCAGTTCAGGCGAATGTATTGTCGGAAACATGGGTTCCGAACTTAGATTTGACTATTCCGTCATCGGAGATGCCGTCAACTTGGGCGCTAGACTCGAAGGCCAAACAAGAAATTATAATGGGGTGGACTTGTTGTTATCAGAAAGAACTTATCAACTATGTCCAGACAGAGCATTCACTAGAGTTGATAGGATTACAGTTAAAGGAAAATCAGAACAAGTCACAATTTACACTATCTGACCCAATCACAACTAAGCAGTGGATTACATTTACCACACTACAACTTGCAGATATCTATACAACTTATCGTGGACTTAAATACAATTGTGTTTATGAAATAAATCCAATTGTTGGTGAACAACCATCAGTACCACAAATGTTTCTTGTTAAAACACTTGTTCTCATACCTGCAATCAATTCTGATATAGAACGACAGACTCTAGAACCAAAAACTATGAATAATATAAATCTTTTAATGGCATTAGTTGTAGGCAACAACTACAATGTATGGCACAGAGCAGAAAAAAACTGTGGAAGAAGATGATAATAATAACTGGTACAAAAAAAGATAACAGAGTATCTTTTCTTGTATACAATGATAATTTTGAACTACAATTGGTCAAACCCTACACTCCTGAATTAGATGACTTGTCAGTTGAAGGAATGAAATCAGGCAAAAACACCAGACCAACCTTTAGACCCTTTGGCATAACTTATGATGAAGATAATATTTACATTGCAAATCATACTAAAATAGGTATCTACGATATCAATGATTACACATTCAAAGGTCTATTACCTATTACTAGTTTTTTTAACACGCATCAAATATTAAAGAAAGACAATATCATGTATGTTGCGAATACACACGAAAACTCAATTGGTATACATAATTTAGATGACGGCAGTTCATTCTTTAAAGTTCTTCCTAAAAAATCTCATTGCAACAGTCTATTTTTTAAAGATGAGTTATACTATGTATTTCACAATAGAAATCTAAAACCATCTGAGTTTTATAGAGGAGATACTAAGATAAAGGAATTAGGAAGAAAATGTCATAACATAATTGTTGATGAACATTTCTATACTATTGATACAGGTGCCTATGAACTAGTCATTGATGACGATAGATATTTCATTAATAAGGGTTTCTGTAGAGGTTTAGCAAAAAGAAATGGAAAACTTTTAGTTGGCAATAACGAAGGAGATGTTGCGTCTGTTTTTGTTTTTGATATAGAAAATAGAGTATTTGATAATCAAATAAATATAGAACACCTAGATAAAATTACAGATATAAAATGCATTTAGATAAAATATTTTACACTCCTTTTCTGAGTCATAAATTTCCAGATAACACTGAGTTAAACAAAAACTTGATTGATGAAATTGAACAAGAAAAACTCCTTGCGCCAGATGGTGACACACGAAGTTTTGCTTCTACACCCAATAACACTTGGCAATCGAACACTAAGATGCAACATACTTATCATAGTTTTAGAACTTTAACTCGTCAGATAGACGATTTACTCCTAGAAGAAGAGATGCAAGTATCAGCCTGTTGGGCTAATCTTATACATGGAGCTGGTGGATTTTCTTTTCCACATACTCATAACAGTAAAAAAAACGAAATAAGGGGTTCGGTTTCTACCAAAATGACTGCTGTATATTTTCCAAAGGGTCTAGTAGAAAAAGATAATTTCATGAAAAGTAGATATAGTAAAGACGAGGGAGATTTAATTCTCTTTTCTCCAAACTTTGCATATAAAAATTCTCATACTGATGTTTTAAGTATAAGTGTAGTAGAATCTTTATTGGTTTTATTTCCCAATAATATAACACATATGGTTAAACCTATGCAGACAAATACAAAAAGATATTCTATAGTTTGTACACTTTCTACACCTAAACAAAAGGGAAAATATGAATCGCTTTTCTAAAAATACTTCAGAAATAGATGCCGTTGTTGCATTTTCTGGCGGAGTGGAATCTACATCACTTCTACAATATCTTTGTGATAACAAATTAAAAGTGGCTGCAATATACAGTCATTATCCTGCAAGAAAAAAAACAATTCAAGCTAATCGTCTTCCCAATCATTTAGAACTAATATGTAAACTACTTGATGTTGACTTTATAACACATACTCATGAACATTATACCAAATATCGTGATGTCGAAACTTCTTTTTATTCTACAAGACATTGGTTATTAGCAATGTGTAATGCATCATTGAGATTTTCAAAAGTTAAAAATTTCTATTGGGGAGCAAATAGTGGTATGTTAGAGTTCAATGATGGATTAGGAGACTGTTCTATAGTCGACCCTACAAAGTATCAGGTTCAAAATGTATTTGAGGCATTACAGAACATACCCCAAAAAGTAAAAGGATATCATGATGCAGATGCAAAACATCATGACGGAAGTTATAAACATTCTTTTGATTGGCCAATCAAACAAACAATATCAGCACCACTAATAGGTTGGACAAAAAAACAGCAATGGGATTATATAAGAGATGATATAAAACCATTAGTTCAAAGTTGTATACATTTTACTAATTGTGGTAAATGTATGAAATGCGAAGAATTTGAATTATTAAATGTCACTAAATAATAAAAAAGGAGATTATGATGCCAGTGAAATTCGGTAAAACTTCTATACAAATAGATAGAAATACAAAAAAGAAAACTATAGTTCATGACTATATGAAATGCAAATCTAATGCAGAGTTGATAGATGCGTATAACAAACCAGTTATACCTAAACTCAGACAAAAGGTTAAAAATGAAATGGTCAGAAGAAACATAAAGGGTCTTGCAAATATAACCTTTAGCTAGTATAATTACTAAATACTATTGTGACACACAATTGTCACATAACAGAAACAATTACGACACAAAGAGTAAGTAGCGAAAGCGAAGTCCAGTTGTCAGATAGTTTCTAACATAACAGGAGATAACAATGCGATATTATGCATCATTGTCTGCCGAGTATCTAAAGACACAAGCAGACAAACTACACAACCTTATGAAATGCGGAAGATTACAGAATGTAATCAGAGACATTTATTAAGTTTTTTTTAAAAAACCCCTTGAAAAATCTGTAAGAAGACATATATAATAGTAGTACGAGAACTTCAAAAGAGCTCGGATTTGGAACTAGGATTGGGCAACGCCGACATCTAGTGACCCCAAGTCTTCAAAAGAGCTCGGTTCTCTGCTACCCTAATGCTCAATAGAGGTTAGGTAACATAACTTGCTTTAAATAGGAGAAAATATGACAGCAATAGATAACTTTGGTCAGTTCAGACCATTCACAATAGGATTCGATAAACTCTTTTCAGACATGGAGAGAATCTCGAATATTAACGATAACTTCCCACCTTACAATGTAATCAAGTCTTCTGAAGAGTCTTACATCATTGAACTTGCAGTAGCAGGATTTAGTAAAGATGAATTATTCATTGAGTTTAAAGATTCAGTTCTTAAAGTCGATGGTAAGAAAGAGACTAGGGAGATTGACTTTGCACATAAAGGTATTTCTGAGAGAAACTTTGCAAGAAGTTGGACTCTTGGTGAATATGTAAAAGTAAAGGGTGCAGAAGTTAAAGATGGTATGCTCATCATCTCACTCTTAAAAGAGATTCCAGAAGAAGAGAAACCTCAAGTAATTAAAATTAAATAATTTTAAAAACCCCCTTGAAAAGTATGCAGTCTTTTAGTATACTGTATACATGCGGAGTTAGTTTAAAGTAAAACACTTTACTTCCAGTTAAGAGATTCTAGTGCAATTCTAGAACTCCGCTCCAACTTTATTATGGAGAACGATATGTCTTACCCTTATAACAACGGCATGCTTTGTGTCGGAGATGAATTTCCTTCCTTTGAATTACAAGGAGTTAATTCTAACAATGAGATTGTACCGGTCTCAGTAGAAGAGAGTTATACACCACATAAACATGATTGGTCAGTAATTTACTTCTACCCTAAAGACTTTACATTTATTTGTCCTACCGAAATTTCTGCAATGGATATTTTGACAAGTGAGGCAAATGTGATAGGTATATCTGGCGATAATGAGTTTTGTAAACTTGCATGGAAACAAAGTAATGAGTTGATTGGAAACATTCAACATACATTAGCTGCAGACTGTGGTCTGTATCTTTCAGAATCTTTGGGCATTATCAACCAAGAAGAAGGAGTCTGTTATAGGGCAACTTTCATTGTTGATAAACAAAGAGTCGTACAACATGTATCAGTAAATGCACTAGATACAGGTAGAAATGCAGACGAAGTTTTAAGAACCTTACAGGCACTTAAGGCAGGTGGTCTAACTGGATGCTCATGGCAACCAGAAGATGATTTTGTAGCATAACACAAAAACTCACTAGACAGGAACCCAAGTTCATCGTATAATGGACTTGGGTTTTTTATTATGTTAATACTTTCAAAACAAGATGCTGAATATGTAGGTCAAATTTTTATTGACTACTATTCCAATTTCGATAGAATAGATGATTATCTTCGCAAAGTCAAATTAGAAAAGATGGCAGAAAGACCTGCATCTTTATTTGGTATGGGACCAGAAGATGATATGTTTCAAGACTTTACTATGCACCCAAATGATATGGAGTTTGTTTGCAGAGAGATGCCAATCTATGATGATTACATTGACATAGTTGCATCTCAAATGATACAAAAGTCTATACCAGGCAAAACTTTAAAGTGGGTAGTTTATGAAAAGAATACGAATAAGATTGTGGGATTTATTAGATTTGGCAGCCCTACTATTAATAGTAAACCTCGTAATGAGTTCTTAGGTAAACCTCTAAATACGACAGACAAAGATACGATGAAGAGATTCAATGATTCTACAATCATGGGTTTCAATATCATACCAACTCAACCCTTTGGTTTCAATTATCTAGGTGGTAAACTTCTTGCCGCCATTTGCACTTCGCATTACGCCAGAAGAGCATTGAACAAAAAGTATAATACAAAGTATTGTATGTTTGAGACTACATCATTATATGGTTCAAGTAAATCATCATCAATGTATGACGGCATGAAACCTTATTTAAGATTCATTGGTCTAACTGATTCAGACTTTGTACCAAGTATCAATGATGAGAAATATCATCATCTCAAAGAATGGTTTGAGAATAAAAACAATGGCGTACCTTTAGTAGATGCAGAGGCATCAAGTAGAAAGTTGAAGACACAAGGTAAGATGATATCTATTATAAGAAACTCACTTGAGAAAAATGATAGTGAAATGCTAAGACCATTCAAACAATGTTTTGTAGATGCAAAGAATCTTACAGAAAGAAAGAGACAATACTTAGGCACATATGGTTACAAGAATGTTAAAGAGTACATGAACTCAGAAACAGATACCTTAGAGAAGAATGTAAACTTTGATAGATTCGAATTAGAGAATGTAATCACATGGTGGAAAAAGATGGCAACAAAACGATATGAAAATTTACAGAGAGATGGTAGACTAAGAAATGAACTAGAAGTTTGGTCTAAGAATCAAAACATAGATATTATAAGATGAAGACAAAAGGATTTACATGCGGATGTTTTGACTTGCTACATGCAGGTCATATCGTCATGTTAAAAGAGGCAAAAGAAAATTGCGAATATTTAATCGTGGGTTTACAAACAGACCCTAGTATTGATAGACAAGAAAAGAACAAACCTGTTCAATCAGTCTATGAGAGATTCGTTCAATTGCAGGCAGTAAAGTATGTTGATGAAATCATACCATATGATACTGAACAAAGTCTGATTGACTTATTAGAGTCAACAGAGATACATTTGAGATTCGTGGGAGAAGATTATACTGAAAGAGATTTCACAGGTAAAGGTCTACACGAAATTTATTATACAAACAGACAACACTCTTTTAGTAGTAGTGGTCTAAGACAAAGGGTGACACAATCATGAATATAACAATAGCAAGACTTCGTTCATTTGTAAAATACAATGGACCTTTAGAAACAGTATTAGATAGTTTCTTTGAAAACTATGTGAAGTGGATGAAAGCAAATCCACAACATAATTACGATACTTACAATGTATCATTCGATAATGTCAGACCTAAAAGAACGCCTGAGACTATAGAATGGGCAGACTGTATTGTAATACCAAGTGATTCAGAATTCAGATATCATGGTGAGTTGCAGATGAACCCTAAAGACCTTGCAAAGTCAAATGAACATATGGATGCAATTAGACCTTTCTTTGAGGGTAAACATGTTATCATGTTCTGTAGTGATAGGGCAGATACAGAAGAGTTATATATCAATGAAGTATTCAAAGGTATCAATTTAAAATCATTCACTAAAATCGATGAGATAGATTTCAGTGGAAACATTCACGGCATGAAGTATCACTTTATAAATACTTTAAAAAACCCATTGGCCGAAATGGTTGGGTCATCTAAGACTCACGACTTTGGATATTGGGGTCGTATGAAACACGGCCACGATAGAGAGAAGACCATTCGCCAAATTTATCGTAGTGACCTTTCATGCCAACTTATTGGTGGTATGCCATCTGGTGTAGAGAGAAAGTCTAAATGGATAAAAGACTGGAAGAAACTCTATCCTTTGTTAGAGGGTTGTAGAGAAACATTGTGTTTCAATTGGTTAGATGAAACTGCAACCACCTCTAGATATGTTGAGGCACTTGCAATAGGTATTGTACCCTTTGTATGGAGAAACTATGATTGCAACAATACATATAGAATTGATAAGTGGCAGAGAGTTTACACATTTGAAGAGTTCCTAGAAAAATCATTAGAGTTGAGAGATGATACCTTTAGAGAAGAAAAACTAGAACTGGCAAGACAAAACTATTCAGAAGTTCATCTATCAGAAGAGGAATACTATGAAGAGTTTGCGAGGAGAATGAACGATGCTTTTTAAAGAAGTATATCAAGTTGTAGAAAGTCCACTTGAAAAAGATGCAGGCATTGAACTTGTAAGTGGTGAGTGGAAAGGTTTAGTATATCAATATGGTGATGTACAGTTTGTCAATGGCGAACCTCAAATGAACTTCAAAAGAAACATAAGAAGGATGCCAGAAGGTGTCGAAGGCACAGAGGAGGCAATTCAAGAATTACTAAATAATAGTGAATTAAACAATCTCATGGGTGATATTCTAGTTGAATTAATTCAAGAGCAAATCAAAAGAGAAGAGGAATCAAAAAATGGCAAGAAGTAATCTCAAATTTACAAAAGTAGAAGACGGCGTAACCGTTGGATACTATTTTAATTGTGAAGAAAGTGACTATGAAACTTTCAAAGCTGATAAAGAATCAGAGGGTTATACATTCGATTCGAATAAAACTCCAGAACCAATTTCAGAGTAATTAATTAGGAATTAATAATGAATAAAGATGTTTTAAAAGAACAAATTAAGAGACATGAAGGCGAAGTCCTTGAAGTCTATGAAGATTCTCTAGGGTACTTAACCTTAGGGGTTGGTCATCTTATTAGAGAAGATGATGCAGAATTTGGAGAACCAGCAGGTACTCCAGTCAGTCAAGAAACTGTCGATAGATACTATGAGGCAGACTTTGACAAACATGTTGATGAAACTATACACCTATTCGAATCTAAGGGTGGTGAAGACTTCTATAGTCTTCCAGAAGACATTCAACATGTACTAGTCAACATGACATTCAACTTAGGTGGAAGTCGTTTTGGTAAATTTAATAACATGTGGAAAGGAGTTGTTTCATGCGATTGGGAAAAAATGGCAGTCGAAATGGAAGACTCAAAATGGTTCGGTCAAGTTGGAAGAAGGTCAGTAGAACTACAAGACATGGTTCGAAATTGTGAATAGTGTCAAATGTATCAGATTAGATACAGGTGAAGTTCTGATTGGATTTGTAGAGAAGAAGTGGAATGGAGATTATATAATCTCAGAAGCTCAAGTATGTGTAATGGAGGTAAAAGATGGAACTATGGAAGTCAATTTGGCGCCGTGGATTCCCTTTGCCAAAGATTACACCTTCACAATCAATTCAGGCCTCATACAGACGGTGTTTGAAGCAAAGCCCCAACTCGAAACTAATTTTAAAGTTGCGACAGGCAACAACCTCCAAAGAGGCAAAGTAAGAAAATAATTATGGTAGACTTTATGAATAGAGTTCTCGTTGCACAGGTCAAACAGGCCGATGCTCAGATTGAGAAACACAAAATAAATATTGAAGTATTAACAAAGAACGCAGTTGGTGTCGCAGAACATCCTGACACAATGGAAACAGTAGAGAAAGAACTAGAAAAGATTTCATACTGGACAGATATTAAGTCAGCAGTTGTTAATAATTTCGACTTCGAATCTAAAAGAACATTGACAGAATAGACCTACTGTAGTATACTTACAGTATGGATTTTTACACAAATGTATGTCGCACTCGTGACAAAATATTAGCGATTGGTTATCAGAACGGAAAGAAACAAAAACTTTCCGTATCTTATCGTCCAAATCATTTCATTCCCTCAAAGAAAAGCGCTACGCCTTACAAGGCACTTGACGGCAGACCACTAGATGTAGTCAACTTAGACTCAATGGGTGGTGCAAGAAAGTTCAAAGAAAAGTATCAAGGCATAGACGGTTTTGAAGTTCATGGTTACGATAGGTATGTGTATACTTACATATCAGATAAGTTTCCTGGCAAGATAGACTTTGATGCAAATGCAATCAAAATTGCCACACTTGATATTGAGTGTGAATCAGAAAATGGTTTTCCAGAACCAGGCGAAGCAATAGAAAAGGTCAACGCAATCTCAATCAAACCATTCGGTAAGTCTTGTGTTGTATTTGGTCTAGGTGAATGGGAAACAGAATCAGATGTAATCTATATCAACTGTAAAAATGAGGCACATCTACTAACAGAGTTTATTAAATACTGGCGACAAGAATGGTTCGATATCATTACTGGTTGGAATGTAGATGCATTTGATATGACTTATCTTTGTAATAGAATCGATAGACTATTCGGTGAAGATGCACACAAAAAGTTATCGCCATGGAATATGTCTTCTAGTAGAGAGTTTTTACAGAATGGTTATCAGAAGACTCAGATATTTGACTTGTATGGTGTCAACATCGTAGACTACTTAGAACTATATCGTAGGTCTACTTTTCATAACCAAGAGTCATACAAACTAGATTACATCGCTCACTTTGAATTGGGTAAGAAGAAACTAGATTATTCAGAGTATGGTTCATTGCATACCTTATACAAAAACAATTACGCAAAGTACTTAGAGTATAATGTTAAAGATGTTGTTCTCGTAGAAGAACTAGAAGACAAACTAGGTTTCTTAGACTTGACTCAGGCAATGGCGTATGATGCCAAGTGTAATTACATCGACACATTCGGTATGGTTAAGTATTGGGAAACAATCATCTACAACTTCTTAAAAGAACAAGGAGTTCAAACACCACCTCAAAAACGAAACGAGAACAAGACGAATCAGATTGCAGGTGCCTATGTTAAAGAACCAATCACTGGTGGTCATAATTGGGTTATGTCATTTGACTTGAACTCTCTATATCCTCATTTGATTATGCAATGGAATATTTCACCAGAGAAAATGATTAAGGGTCATAGACAAGATACGAATGTAGAATTGATGTTGCACAAGAAAGTGGACTTATCTATTGCTAAGAAGATGAACGCTACAGTCGCACCCAATGGTGTAATGTTCACACGAGATAAACAAGGTTTCTTTCCTGAGATTATGGAAGTCATGTACGATGAGCGTAAGGCATGGAAGAAAAAGATGATTGAGTATCAGAAAGTCAAAGAGAAGACTTCTGACCCTAAAGAGATTAAGAAACTAGATACTCTTATTAAGAGGGCATACAACAATCAACAAGTAAGAAAGATTGCACTTAACTCAGCATATGGTTCTATGGCGAATCAGTGGTTTGCTTTCTTTGACCCAAATCTTGCAGAGGCAATTACTTATTCTGGTCAGTTAGTTATCAAATGGTCAGAGAAGATAGTCAACGAATATCTAAACAAGATACTTAAAACAGACAATGAAGATTATGTCATTGCAATGGATACTGATTCAATTTATCTCACAATGGATAAATTCGTAGAAACAGTTATGCCTGGCGAAACAGACAAAGACAAGATATGTGATTTCTTATCTAAGGCAGAGTCTAAGATAGAAGATGTACTTGATGCAGGTTTCGAAGACCTTGCAGATTATACCAATGCATATCAACAGAAAATGGAAATGGGTCGTGAAGTAATTGCAGACAAAGGTATATGGACTGCAAAGAAAAGATATATTCTAAATGTATTTGATAATGAGGGTGTTAGACTAGAGACACCTAAACTCAAACTTATGGGCATTGAGACTGCAAAGTCATCAACTCCTTTGTGGGTGAGACGAAGACTAGAAGATGCAATTAAGATTGTCATGCGTGGTGATGAACAGCAGTTATGGGACTTTGTAGAAACTGCAAGAAAAGAATTCAGAGAACTTCCGCCAGAAGATGTTGCATTCCCTAGAGGGTGTAAAGGTCTCATTCAGTATGCAGACCCAACTCACATCTATGGCAAGGGTACACCAATTCATGTCAGAGGTTCATTACTATTCAATCATAGACTTAAAGAAATGAATCTACTGAAGAGATATGAACCTATTCAAAACGGTGAGAAGATTCACTTTACATATCTTACTATGCCAAACCCTATCAATGAGAATGTGATATCATTCACTAACTCATTACCAAAAGAATTTGATTTACATAGATTTGTAGATTATGATTTGCAGTTTGATAAATCATTTATCGAACCATTACGAAACATCATAGGACATATTAACTGGAATGTAGAACCAGTTGCGAGTTTAGATTCCTTTTTTGGATAAATAACTCTATGGCATACTCAAAAAAAGTAGTCGATAGATTCGAAGAAGTCTTGAACAATCCATCAAAACATGGAGTCGGAAGATTCGACCCAAATGACCCAAATGTAGTGACCGGTTTAGCTGGTGCACCTGCATGTGGTGATGTAATGAAATTAGATTTAAAAGTAAATCCTGATACTGAAGTTATTGAAGATGTCAAATTTAAAACTTATGGGTGTGGTTCTGCTATTGCAAGTTCATCTTTATTCGTAGAACTCTTAATGGGTAAAACCATGACTGAGGCACAACTGATTAAAGATAAAGAAATTGCAGATGCATTAGAACTACCGCCAATCAAATTGCATTGTTCTGTTCTTGCAGAAGATTCTATAAGAAAGGCATTGAAAGATTGGGCAGAAAAAACTGCACATAGAAAACATAATCAGGTATAAAAAATGTATAGATATAAAGTAAACATAGTGAAGGTAGTCGATGGTGATACAGTAGATGTAGATATTGATTTAGGGTTCGGTATGGTGTATAAAAAACAGAGAGTAAGAATGTTAGGCATCGATACTCCTGAAAGCCGAACAAGAGATTTAGTAGAGAAGAAATTTGGTAAAGCATCTAAAAAACATCTTAAAACAATTTTAGAAGAAGCAGAATCAATCGAACTAGTATCACACGATAAAGGAAAGTTTGGAAGAATCTTAGGAGATTTGTTCATTGGTTCAAATGAAACATCTGTAAATCAACAGATGATTCTTGACCACCATGCAGTCGCATATACAGGTGGTAATAAAGAAGAAACTGAAGCTGCCCACATGGCAAACAGAGAAGTATTACTAGAACAAGGTGTTGTAGTTTTAGAGACACAATCAGAGTTAGAACTATGACAATCCATATAATGGATATATTTTACATGATTATGATTGCAATCATATTTGGTTTTATAATTCATTTAGAAACTCAATGTAAAATGATACTAGAAATTTTAGAACAACAATCTAAATACAAAAGTTGTCGTGAAGACTTTCCAGAATTAGAAGAAAACCTACTAGACAAATAACACATCTTCTAGTATACTAGATTAGTATATTACATATTATGGAGAAGTGAAATGTCATTTATAAAAGATTTAGTCAAAGCATCAGGCAATGAATACGCAGGAGTAGTTTCCGATGGCGTCAATGCTGGTGATGTAGATTCATTCGTAGATAGTGGGTCGTACATATTTAATGCTTTGCTGAGTGGGTCACTATATGGTGGTCTACCCAAAAACAAAATCACCGCAATCGCTGGTGAATCAGCAACAGGTAAAACTTTCTTTGCATTGGGAATGGTAAAACAAGTCCTTGCAGATAATCCTGAATCTGCTGTTATCTACTTTGAGTCAGAGTCCGCAATCAGTAAAGCAATGATTGAAGAAAGGGGTATAGACTCAGATAGAATTGTTATCGTGCCTGTGGTAACAGTACAAGAATTCAGAAATCAGGCAATCAATATTCTCGACAAGTACTTAGAGACACCAAAGGATGAAAGACCTCCGATGATGTTTTGTTTAGACTCACTTGGTATGTTATCAACTACCAAAGAGATACAAGATACTGCTGACGGAAAAGAAACCAAAGACATGACTCGTGCCCAAATTACTAAGGGTGCATTTAGAGTATTAACTTTAAAACTAGGTCGTGCAGGTGTTCCAATGATTGTGACTAATCATACATATGATGTGATTGGTTCTATGTTTCCTCAGAAAGAAATGGGTGGGGGTAGTGGTCTCAAGTATGCCGCTAGTTCAATCATCTATCTTTCAAAAAGAAAAGAAAAAGAGGGTACAGAAATCATTGGAAATATTATACACTGTAAGAACGCCAAATCAAGATTGACTGTAGAAAATAGAATGGTCGATGTAAGATTAACATATGACTCAGGCTTAGATAGATACTATGGTCTGCTAGACATGGCACTTGCAAGTGGTGTATTCCAGAAGTCAAGTACAAGGGTGTTATTACCAAATGGCAAAACAGAATTTGGTAAAACAATTAACAACAATCCCGAAAAGTATTTCACTCCAGATGTAATGGAGAGATTAGAAAAAGTCGCAAACAATTATTTTAAGTATGGAAGCAATGAGAATAGAACAGACAATCCTGAAGAACCTGATTCAGAGTGAACAGTTTACACGAAAAGTAATTCCTTTTCTTAAACCTGAGTACTTTGCCGATTCATCTGAGCAGTTGGTGTATAACGAGATAAAATCTTATTTCGAAAAATACACCAAGAGCCCAACACTCGAAGCACTTCTCATAAACCTAGACAATGATACATCTCATTCAGAGAATATCATTACAGGTTGTAAAGAGTTGTTGGGCTCAATGCCAGAAGAAGAGACACCAATAGATTGGTTAGTAGATGAAACAGAGAAGTGGTGCAAAGATAGAGCAATCTATATTGCAGTCATGGATTCAATCGAAGTCATTGATAAGAAGTCGCAAAGGTCTACAGGTGAGATACCAGAACTATTGAAAGATGCATTGTCAGTATCATTTGACCAACACATTGGTCATGATGTCTTAGAAGATGCAGAAGAACGATATGAGTTCTACACAACAGAAGAAGAGAAACTTCCGTTTGACTTAGAATACTTCAACAAGATTACCAAAGGTGGTTTGCCCAATAAGACATTAAACATTTGTCTCGCAGGTACTGGTGTTGGTAAATCTTTATTCATGTGTCACATGGCTGCAAGTGCATTGATGATGAACAAGAATGTACTTTATATTACACTTGAAATGTCAGAAGAAAGAATTGCAGAGAGAATAGATGCAAACATTATGAATGTACCTATGAAAGATTTGCCTGATATGTCTAAGAAAGAATACGGCAAGAAGATTGGTAGACTTAAATCTAAGACTCAAGGTAAACTTATTGTAAAAGAATATCCTACTGCAGCCGCCCATGCAGGTCACTTTAGACATCTATTACAAGAACTAGAGATTAAGAAAGACTTCAAACCTGATATCATCTTTATCGACTATCTAAACATATGTGCCTCTCAGAGAATTAGACCAGGTGCTGGGGCAAACTCTTATACACTAGTTAAGAGTATTGCAGAAGAACTTAGAGGTGTTGCAGTAGAATGTGATGTACCTATTATGAGTGCAACACAAACAACAAGAAGTGGTTTTGGTTCTACTGATATTGGTCTTGAAGATACTTCAGAATCATTTGGGTTACCTGCAACAGCAGACTTGATGTTTGCATTGATTACATCTGAAGAACTAGAAGAGTTAGACCAACTCGTAGTGAAACAGTTAAAAAACAGATACAATGACCCTACAATCTTTAAGAGATTTGTAATAGGTATCGATAGAGCAAGAATGAAACTCTATGATGTAGAACAAGAGGCACAAGAAGAATTAGTAGATGGCGAAATGTTAATCGATGATAGTATACCTGTCGCTGATAGGGCAAGACCTTCAACTAAGTTTAACGATTTTAATATGTAATTATGGAACCATTTGTACAAAAACAATTCGATGAATATCAGGCCAATAGGGTTGAGAAAGACATCGTATCAAAAGAAGAACTCAGAGAACTACTGATAAAAGATTTATCATTCGTATCTAAAATGGGTGTAGCAGAATACACCTTATATCAGAAGTACCAAGAGATACACATGAAGTATCCGACACAAACAGTTTCTACATTGTTTGGCGAAGAGACTAACTTTGTTAATGAAGACCATTTAAAACTTATCAATGAGACTAAGAACAACATATGGTTTCCTAATTCATACGAAGACTTTGAGAAACTAGAACCAGAACTGATTTATACAGACTCGAACAAAGATAGACAGTCTGCTGGTACTCTTACAGAGAAATGGAATTGTCTTAGAACAATGACACACTCACAAAAGAACTCATCAAACATAGGTAGAAATCTACATTACATTGTTAGAGACAAAGTGACCGAGAAGTATCTTGGTGTTATCTGTATTACAGGTGACTTTATCGACTTAACACCTAGAGATGATTACATTGGGTGGGAAAGAATATACAAAACGAATAGTGGTAAACTAAACAACAGCGCCATAGGTTCAAGTATTCTACCAACACAACCACTAGGGTTCAATTACACTGGTGGTAAACTCATGGCATTGTTATGTACTGCCGATGTGATACAGAAACAATGGGAAGAAAACTACGGAGATAAACTAGTCGGTATGACTACTACATCTCTCTATGGTAAATCTAAGACAGGTGGGTTATCACAATACGACAGACTCAAACATTGGAAGAAAATGGGATACAGTCAAGGTTCATTATCATTTGAAATGACCAAAGAGACTGAAAGAAAGATGCTAGACTATGCAGAACACCATTTCAATGAGAGATACTTCTTATTGTATGTTGCAAAGAGAGAAAGTGGTCAGACTCTTAAGAGAGACCATAGAAATCGTATGAGACAATTCATGTACTCGCAACTTAAGATACCAAAAGAGTTGCAGAAGTCAGACCATCAAAGAGGTATCTACTATTCTTGTTTCTATGAAAACACTAGAGAATTTCTTAGAGGTGAGATAGAACAAGACCAATTGATAAGAAACAACAATGATGGTTCAGTCGAGACACTTACTCAGTTATGGAAAGATAAGTATGCGGCTAAACGAATAAATAACCTCATGAACGCAGAGAGACAAAACTTAACAGAAACATTATTCTATGATGATATTGTATCTATGTCATGGGATGAATGTAAACACAAATACTTAGGGGCAGTAGGAAGATGAACATTATAGATATGATACCAGTGACAGCAAAGAAACAAGTTAAGGTCGATAGAGATACCTACAGAGAGTTTACAGAGGCAGTTGATAGATTGGCATCACAAGGTGTTGAATTGCCACACTCAGTAGAATTTTTAAGAGAGACCGATGAATTTAAGATTGAACTCTTAGATGCAAATAACATTGACTTAGAACATTTAGACACGCTACTGTAGCTCACTCGGTAGAGCAGCTGATTTGTAATCAGCAGGTAGTCAGTTCGATTCTGACCAGTAGCTCCAATTAGGATATATTATGAAATATGAATTAGACTTAATGCGACCAGAATATGCAGAAGGTTGTCATAGAGTACAACATTCAGGCATACATCATCACCATTCAGAACTATGGCACCTAGAGGCATGGAAATGGATTGGGATAAACATGAGAGATGCTTGGGTAATCAAACACGAGAACGAAGTGATTGGTTATTTTGCAGGTATGGTGCAATTCGTAAATGAACCTGAAGACGAACATTACGGTGAAGGATTGGGTTACTTCGGTGCAGATATCTGTTTAGATATGGATCCTGAACGAAAGTATCCTGATGCCATGAATCAATTGTTTGCTCGTATATGTGACATTCATCCTTACATAACTGGTTATTGTGGAGAAGACAATCAACCATTAATCGATTTCACCAACAAATGGGGTTTTGACAGGTGGAAAACTAATCCAGACAGTAATCTTCTTTATTGTCGCAACTTCACTGATAATCCCAAAGCACAAGCTCTAAGAGATAAACATAGAATTAATCACGCCTAGGGGTTGACAGCAGGCCTTACTTTTTAGTATCCTTATTCCATGATGAAGAAAGGAGATAATATGAGTAATCAAGTTAATGATAATATCAAAGAAGATATTATGGAAAACATCTTAGAGATGGCAGATAAAGATATCTGGAATGTAATCTTTGCAATAGAGAAAGAATTCGGTATTGAAAATGTACCAAGTCCAGTGGGTGGTGAACATGGGTTTATCGCAAAACTGTTCGAACTTAGGTTCGAGGAGGCATGTCAATGAGTTTGTTTAACGGTTACATAGAAGAGGGTTTAGATACCTGTAAATATGTCAAAGACGGTATGGAATATACTGCAATCATCAAAAAGGTTAGTGATAATTCTTTACTAGTCAAACCAATTCAAAAGACTAACTGGAAAGATGTTTTCCAGAACAATCTACAAAATACATTTGAACACATGATACTACACATCAAAGAGTTTGATGAGATTAAACTCGAACTCTGGATGGATGGTAGGGGTTGCGATAACTCCGCTATCGGTGTTTCAGGTTGTTATGAACCTTACACATGTTTGTCATGGTAGGGTTGACAATGACCTTCACTTTTTAGTAGAATGGAACAGTAATAAAAAAGGAGACTGATATGAGAAACCAATATGTAATAACCACCCAAAATGTCGAAGAGTACGGCACTAACTTCCATAAGTTTAAGGGAGGTTCTGATTATGTTATTGGGTTCGATGTCGAAACCCTTGTGTACGAGGAGAACGCATATGGTGAGGGCGAACACTCTTACTACCATTCACCTAGTTTGACTGAGGCAAGTGCAGCTGCACTGGTCATGAAACATGTCAACAGGTACAATGGACTAAGTGGTTCATTTGACTACATCACTTCGATTGAAGTGCAAGAAGGAGATTTTCGTTCTGATGAAATCGACAATCCTACATGGGTGGGTGATGTCTCAGAGTTAATAGGGGAGTTAGAATTACATGAAGTATCTTAAAGAGATTACCGATTGGTCAGACGCCAAATGTCCTGTACCAAATCACACCTACATTGTTAATGATGCACTGCATCTCGTAGGTTATATCAAGACTGGAACTAAAGAAGAGATAATCTTTAAGTCTCCAATGAAACAGTTTAGTAAATCTAGGAGGAAGTTTGTTGACCTTAAAAGGGGTTGACGGTGACCTTCATTTAATGCAATAATGGACACATGATAAAGAAACAAACAATAATTTTCGATGTTGACGGCACTATCGCTGATGTCGAACATAGAAGGCATTTTGTCAATGGTAATAACGATTGGCAGTCTTTTAGAGCAGAAACAGTAAACGATACTCCAGTTCAGTGGGTATGTGACATTGCAAAGAGATTCATTGCACAAGGTGACCAAGTTGCCTTCTTCAGTGCAAGAAATGAGTCAGAGAGAGAGATTACAGAGAAACAAATTGCAGAATGGATTGGCAACAATCACCAAGGTTTGTTCTTAAGACCAGATGGCGATTTCAGAAAAGATGATGAATTCAAATCTGAACTTGCAGATAAGTTCGAAGAATTAGGTGGCAAGATTGATTTAGTCTTTGACGACAGAAATCAAGTTGTCGAAATGTGGAGAAAAAGAGGCACTACAGTTGTCCAAGTTGCAGAAGGAGATTTTTAATATGACAATGAAAATAATGAATCCAAAAGATTTAATAGAACATCCATATAACAAAGAGTTATATCCAAATGGATGGTCTACCGAAGACGATGAGATGCAAGAACTTCGTAAGTCTATGAAAGCAAGACTTGATGCTGGCGAAGAGTTTCTCAACACAAGACCAATCAAAGCAGATGAAAAAAATGTTGTCTATGGTGGCAATCGAAGAACATATATCGCTAAAGAATTAGGTGGTAATGTTCAAGTTGAAACAACACCTTACACATTTAACCCTAATAACGAAAAAGATGATGAACTAGAATTGCTAGAGTCAGATAATGATGATAAGTCAACAGAAAGAAATGAAAAGAAATTGCAAATTGCGATACCTAAACTATCTAAAAGATTATCTGTTAAAAATGAAAGAAGTTTCAGAGAAACTGGTAAAGGTTGGTCAGTTAAAAATACATCCGAATTCAAAATTGCTTTTGGTATCAAGTGGGGCATTTCAGAAAAAACTTTAAAAGATGCATACAGAATATATGCAGAGTTTGATAGATTCGATTTACTTCAAGCAGTTGATGACCCAAACGATAAAACAACAATACATCAAGCATTAAAAATTGCTAGAGAGGGCACAAAAAAAGCAAGAAAAGTTGACCCAAATAAATTTAATGTGGTAGCATTTTTAAAAGGCGATGAACGAGCAGAAACTATTATTGAGAGAGCTAAAAGATACACAAAACAATACTCCGATAAAAGATTGACTACATCTATAACCACAGATGATGGCATTACATATGAAGTGCCAACTAATCCACAGTTTGGTTCTGAGAAACAATTTTTACTTACAGACATTAGTAATGCAACTCAATTTGGGTTTGCAAAATCATTTGACGAAACAGGTGACAATGCACTTACAACTCAAACAGGTATAAATTATGAAGATATAGTTTTTGTGAACAAGTGTAAAGCACAATATGAAGATGAAAGTTTAGAGATAAAGGCATTTACTTGGAAAGGAACTGCATCTAAAACTATGGCGACTGCTGGTAAAACTGCTTCTACTAAGTTATTTAATTCAAAACCTTTCTTACTTACAATGATGACCTCAGATTCTAGGGGTAATCCTACTGCTAACTCTAGGTACTTTCAAATGATTACATGGGTCACTAAAGATGATTTTAAATCTTCTGGCGACAACGCAACAATGACAATGCAAAAATGGTATGAGAATCACTTTGATAGACCAGAAGATTATATTGTCATTACAGGAGAAGTTTACGACAGCAACGGTAAACCAGAATTTAATTTTGCTCCGTTGATGTAAAAAGAATGTTCGGCCTGTAGCTCAGTTGGATAGAGCATCGGTCTTCTAAACCGAGGGTCAGAGGTTCGAATCCTCTCAGGTCGGCCAAAAATTGTGATATAAATAATAGATTATGACGAAGAACTTAAAACCTAAAGAAGTATTGTCAGTACTTCAAAAGAAGGTGCAACTAAAGAGAGACATTAAAGAACTCAAGTCTGTTGGTGAAACCAAAAAGGCAGAGATATTAATGAAAAAAGTTTCTCAATTAGAAGAAAAATTGCACTCTAGACCGCTATCAAAAAACTAAATAGTAGTATAGAAATTTAACACGGAGATATAAATGGCAACAATTAGATATGATGCGTACTTAGCAGATATGCAATCAAAATTAATCGAATGGCAAAACAGGTACGATTTGATGGGTGGAGATGCAGGAACTTCCAGAACATTTTATTTCTATTCTAAAGATGCAGATGAAACAGATGATTCTATAATTGTGAGTTTATCAGAATCTTCAGACTTAACCGTAGACGATGTTGCACATTCACATAAGATATTTGAATGGACAGGCACTGGAGACATTATAGAAGCTCTTAATGCATGGAGAACTGCAAATCCAGACGCCACATCAGGCGGAATGTATTCATATTGGAATCAAGATAAAAAGAGTGAATCAGAAATCGATGATGAAAAGATTGTCGCCTATAATGCAGTACAATCAATTACCGCTAATATATCTTTTGCTACAACGCTGTTAGAAGGCGATGCAGACGCCACTTTCGAAACACCATAGCTTTCAAAATACATAAATAGTAGTTATACACAACAATGTGATAACTACTTATGGCCGTTAAAAATCTACATTTAGAACATTTAGAAGATGAAATCATCAATAACGGTATTGATGGTGGTCGTGCTTCTATAACCTTTCTACTCGCACTCAGAGACATGATGAAAGGAAATGCCAAGAAAAAATTCAACATGACTGTCAAATGGGATGGTGCACCTGCAATCTTTTGTGGAAAACATCCAGAAGACGGCAGATTCTTTGTCGCAAAGAAATCATTGTTCAATAAAGAACCTAAGTTCTATTGTTCAGTATCAGAAATTAAGAACGCATCTGAACTATCTGGAGACTTAGAGAAGAAGTTCATAGACTCATTCGAGTATCTATCTAAACTATCCTGGAATAAAGTAATGCAAGGTGACTTGATGTTTACTCAGGCAGATAAGAAGATGAAGAAAATAAATGATGTAGAACACATTACATTTCAACCTAACACAATCATGTATGCTGTACCAGTTCAATCAGAATTAGGTAAACAGATTGCAAATGCCAAGTATGGTATAGTATTTCATACGACATACGAGGGTTCAAGTATAGATGATTTGGGCGCCTCATTCGGTGCAGATATATCTTCTTTAGGTCATAACAATGATGTATGGATTGATGATGCAACCTTTAAGAATGTTGCAGGTAATTCTACACTCACAGGAAAAGAAACACTTAAGTTATCTACTCTACTTACTAAAACAGGTAAGTCATTTCATAAAATCAAAAGACCTTCACTGATTAAGTTTATGAAGATACAAGACACCATTGCATCTAAAGGTGCAGGTGCAACATACAAAACATACATGAACGCCCAAATAAGAAAGGGTAAGTTCAATCTAAACTATAATGATTATCTTAAACACTTTGAGAACTATTGGAAAACAAAAGTGGTTGGTGCAGTAAAGATGCAGAAGACAAAAGATATCAAAGAACAAATAGGTAAAGACCTTGTCAGAGATATCAGAAGTCTTAAACCATTCATAACTGCATTGACAGAGTTTCAAGTAGGCATGGTTGAGGCGAAACAGATTATCATAGATGGTTTAAACAAAGCAAAATCAATCGGCACATTCGTAAGAACACCCACAGGTTTAAAAGTAGTAAATCCTGAGGGATATGTTGCAATCGATGATGACGGTAAGGCAGTGAAGTTAGTAGACCGTATGGAGTTCTCACTAAATAACTTTACAGCTGCAAAGGCATGGGACAAATAATGAAAACATTACAATCATTCATATCAGAGGCGAAACAAAGACCCGCTGTTTTTTCATTCGGAAGGTTCAACCCACCCACAATTGGGCATGGTAAACTTGTCGATAAACTAAACAAGGTATCAAAGTCAGTAAAAGGCGACCCAATGATATTTACTTCTCACTCAAATGATAAGAGAAAAAATCCACTGAATCACAAAACAAAGATTCAGTATCTAAGAAAGTTCTTTTCTAAGAAGGTTGGTGTACCAGATGCAAACGCCAGAACAGTATTCGATGTCGCAAACGCATTACACAAACAAGGTTATACTAGTATCACTATGGTTGTTGGTTCAGATAGAATCAGAGAATTCGAAACACTACTTAAGAAATACAATGGTGTAAAGGCAAGACACGGTTTCTATAAGTTCGATGATATAAACATAGTTAGTGCTGGTGAAAGGGATCCAGATGCTGATGATGTGTCAGGTATGAGTGCATCTAAGATGAGGGCAGCCGCAGAACAAGATGACTTTGATTCATTCAAAGGTGGCGTGCCAGATAAAAAACTCGCAGACAAACTATACAAAGATGTGCGTAGAGGTATGGGAATCGCAGAGGAGTCGTTCTCCACTCTACCAGACTACATGATTGAGGACTTACTTAGAGAAGGTGTATATGACCCAGGTATCTTTAAGGCAGTATTCTTCATGGGTGGTCCAGGTTCTGGTAAGTCAACAGTAGTAGATGGTTTGGGTTTGAAGGCATTAGGGTTGAAACTAGTCAATACAGATAAGTCATTTGAGAATGGTCTAAAGAAGGCAGGTCAAACCTTAGACTTAAATGCAGTACCTGCCGATATCAGAGACCCAATTAGAAAGAAGGCGAAGAGACAAACTACTCGATTGATGGACAGATACATTGACAATAGACTTGGTCTTATCTTCGATACTACAAGTGCAAACGACACTAAGATTAAAGCGTATAAGAACATGTTAGATAAACTTGGTTACGAATCTAAAATGGTGTATGTCAGTACATCACTTCCAAACGCATTGGCAAGAAACAGTTCAAGACCAAGACAATTACCAGATGCGATTGTTAAGAAAGATTGGAACAATTCACAAAAGAATATTGCATCTATGCAGAAACTATTCAAAAGAGACTTCATGCAAGTATCAAATGATGATGATTTAGATTCTTTAAAAAGAAAAACTAACTCAGTCTTTGGTAAATTGATGGCATGGTCTACATCATTTCCTGGAAACACCAGAGCAACACTCTGGAAACAAAGACAACTATTAACAAAGAAATTACATAAATAGAAGTATGACTACATTATTTAAAAGAATCTTAGAACAAAGAGTTAAACAAGACAAAGACATTAAAGATAAAGAAGGTTCACAACCTGCAAAATATCATAGTGGTTTGTCTAAAGACACTAAACAAAAACGAGATGCACACTTTAAGGCAAAGAAAAGTGGACCTGCACCTGGTGATGATGAAGGTAAGACTAAGAAGTCAGTTCATACTAAGAAGTATGAAAAACAGTTTGGCGAAGAAACCGTGATAGTAGAAAAGATTACAGGTTTGGTAAACAAGGCAAAGAAATCAGGCATCTCATATGGTATTCTAAAGAAAGTTTACGATAGAGGATTGGCTGCATATAAGACTGGTCATAGACCTGGTACAACTGCACCACAATGGGCATTTGCCAGAGTGAATAGTTTTATCACTAAAGGTTCAGGCACATGGGGCAAGGCAGACAAAGACCTTGCAAACAAAGTTAGAGGTGAGTCATTCGTTGCAGACGAAGACTTCACAATGGACGAAGCATGCTGGGATGGTTACAAACAAGTTGGTACAAAAAAGAAAGGTGGAAAAGTAGTTCCTAATTGTGTGCCAGAAGAGACCGAGATAGAAGAGAACGCAAAAGTCAAAGCAATGTTAAGTAAGATGAAAGGTGTTTCATCTGCTCAGGCACAATTAATTGCACAAATACCAATACCTGTATTGACTCAAATATCACAGGCATTGGGTCAGTTAGTAATGGGCGAAGATACTGTAGAAGAAGATAGAGATTACAAAAAAGAGTATGAGAACTATCAAGGCAAACCAGAACAAATCAAAAGACGAGCTGCAAGAAATTCAGCTAGAAATCAGTTAAAAGACAACAAAGACATAAAGGGTAAAGATGTTCATCATAAAGATAACAACCCAATGAATAATGATAAATCAAATCTATCAATAGTATCTAAAAACTATAATAGAAAAGAACCTAGACTTAGAGAAAGACTAGTAAAACAGGGGATAATTAAAAATGGCAAAAGGTAATAAAACAGACAATGGTGTTCATCTAATGGGTACAGATGAAATGCTTGCCGCTTACAAGGCAGATACACCAGGTGAATTAGAAACATCTTATACTGAAAATGTAGACAAGATGATTAAGATTCAAGGTAAGAAGAACAAAGAAGGCAAGAAGAATCATATGTCTATGTTGTTTGATAATCCTTTAAAGGGATATCCTTACAATGAGTCAGTAGAACTAAAAGAACTTGAAGAAGAAATCGATGCACTGATTCTATCTGAAGCATTATCCAAAAAAATGAATATCCAAAAGTACGCAAAGAAAGTAGGATTTAATTCAGACGAAGTTCAATGGATTATGGACAACGAAGATGAAGACCATTACGAAAATAATAGTGCCATGAAAAATGAGTGGAGTGCATTATCATATCCTATCAGAACAGGTGATTACTACTTTGCCTTCATTGGTGACCGTATGACTGATACCTCTATCACCAAAGCAAATAACAAAATGAATGATGCCATGAGAAAGTATTTTCAAATGGGTCAAAAGAAACTAGAAACATTCTATGATGATGATGCAGAATACAGTAAAAAAGATATGCTCGCATCATACATGTGGAATGAAATGTCTCAGATATTTGAAAAACTACCTGCTGGTTTAGGCGCTGACGATACAATGACACGAGAATGTCTATACACTGCAATTAAACATATGACAGGCGATGGTGAGATTGTATTCGAACATACTACTATGGCAGATGACATAATCAACGAAGGTATGTTTAAGAATCTTGCAAAGGGTATCATGGGTAGAATTAGAAATAAACTTAGAAAAGTTAAAAAGAAAATCAAATTAGGCAAAAGAGCCAAAGATTTAATGGTGAAGTAATGATTAAGGATTTCAAGTCTTTATTCGAAGAAGAATCTACACCAGAAGTCATTTCTGAGGTAGACTCTATACAAACTAGAATGAAGAAACGCAGAGCAATGCGTAAGAACAAAGCGAAGATTGCCTTTGCACGAAAGAAGGCAATGAAGAGAAAGATTCTAGACCCAAAGAAACTTATGAAGAGGGCACAAAAACAAGCTCGAAGTAAGATTGCCTCAAGAATTCTAAAAGGTAAAAACAAAGCAGAATTGGGTATGGGTCAAAAGAGGGCTCTAGAAAAGATACTCGATAAGAAAACAAAAGCAATATCTAAACTTGCCAAGAAGATGTTGAAAGTCGTAAGACAAAAAGAAATGAACAAAGGCAAAAAGACATTAAAAGATATTGCACCAGGTAACGCAAAATGAAGATAAACACATTCAAGGGCATGGCAATCGATGACACATTGAGAGACTTGCAGATGACAGAAACAAATCTATTAGATAATCCATTCAGACTAGGTTCAATGATGTACTTTGAAGTAATCAAAGAGGCAAAAAAACTAGTTGCAGAAGGAAGATACAATCTTACAGAGATAGATAAACAAGTCTTAGAAACAAACTTAGGTGAGTATGATATCTATGAGAATGAACTTGTACCTCTAGATTGTCCTATGATGGAGATGAACGAAGAAGAAGATAAAGATGTTGCAATAGGTAAACCTAAAGCAGGCGGGCCTAAGAAGTTCTATGTCTATGTTAAAGACGGTGACAAGACAAAGAAAGTCACATTCGGAGATACATCAGGTCTATCAGTAAAATTTAAAGACCCTAAGGCAAGAGCATCATATGTCGCAAGACATAATTGTGATACTGCAAATGATAAAACCACACCAGGATATTGGTCATGTAGACTACCAAGATACGCAAAACAACTTGGTCTGAGTGGTGGTGGTTCATTTTTCTGGTAAAAAATAACACCTAAATATTTGTATGAAACCATACAGAGAACGAATAGAAGAACAACATGGTACAGGTCGAGAGTTCATATATCGAACATTCGAACCAAATATACTAGATGACGAACTCGTTTGGCACAGAGATAAAAAGAATCGATGTGTACATGTATTAAGTGGAAGTGGTTGGCAATTACAATTAGATGACAAATTGCCTAAAGATTTAACAATAGGATTAGATTACTACATACCCAAGATGACTTATCATAGAGTCATTAAAGGTACTAGTGACCTAGTCGTAAGGATTGAGAACATATAAATAACTATATCATGGAAAACAAAACTTGGAAAGATAAACTAGAAGAAGTAAGAGGTTTTAACAAGACCGAAACTTCTCCAGCAATTATAGATGAGAAATTAACATCTGATGAAATCGAGGAAATGCTTAAAGAAGAGTTCAAAGAACTTGCAGAGGGCGAAAAGACGGCAGTGGAGTCACTCGAAGAAAAACGAGACAGACTCAAAGAAGAACTCGCACACATAGAAGAAGAGATTGCTACATCTAATGAGTCAGTTGAAAAAACCATAGAAAAATTAACAGAAAGAAATATGCTTGGCAGACTTGCTAAGTCTTTAAAACTTAATGAAACTGGTAAACAGAAGATGTTTGACTATTTCGAACAAGGGGAACTATAATGAAATTAACAGATAAGGGTGTATCAGACCAATTAGTTGCTGATATGAGAACCATGTTAGAGGGTCATCTATCAGAAGAACCGTTTAATGCAAATGCAGCTCTAAAGAAACAAAGAATCAAGGGTATGCAAGACAAACTCGAAAATCTAAGAACACAAAGACAACGAGCTGATGATTCTGCTAAACAGGCAAGAGACCAAGGTAGAGATGACGCCGCTGATGACCACGAACATAAGGGCGATAGAATTAACAACAATATCAGAGACCTTAAGGCAAAGATAAGAGATGAGATGAATGAAGACAACACCAATGACAAGTCAGACGATGGTGAAGGTCTAGATAAAGTTAAAAAAGATGCAGTTAAGAAGAAGTTTGCAGACCGTAAAGACAAAGACATTGACAATGATGGCGACACTGATTCTTCAGACGAATATCTTCATAAGAAAAGACAGGCAATCTCCAAGAAAATGGATGAGGGCGAATTACCACCTGCATTGAAAAAGGCAATCGATAAGAAGAAAGGTGAAGACGATGAAGAAGAAGTCGAAGAAGGAAAATTACCACCTGCTCTTCAGAAAGCAATAGACAAGAAGAAAGGTAAAGATACAGACGATGATGAGAAAGAAGTCGAAGAGGGCAAAGACAAAATCAAATATCGTGGTAATCTAAAAGATTTGAAGGCAATGAAAGAAGACTTCATGATAATCATAGAGAAGTACGGATTAGACCAAGTTAAGACTATTATCAATTCAATCGAGAAATAACATGAATCTATTTCAAGAGGCAAAGTCAGTTTTAGACAAGGACGGTAAAGTAAATCCTTTAGGTCCTTACGGCAAACAAAAACTCACAGGTAGAGAAACATCTGCCTATTTTCGTAGAAACAAAGTAAAACCAGGCGATATCAAGAAAGCAGTAGAAGTTGCACTTGACCTTGGTGGTGCAGATACTATTGCAAGACAAGAAATTAAAAAGTTCTTTGGTGATAAGATTCTTAAATCAAAAGAAGTTCAAAACGCATTACAATACGCAAACGAAGAGACATTCAGAGATGACCTTAACAATTTAGATGAGGGTTCATTCTATGGTAGAGATGACTTAGTTAAACAATTTGCTACACCCAAAAATAAAAAACACCTCTTTGTAAAATTAAGAAAGACTGATTCTAAAGGCACACATGGTGTCAGTATGGCAAAAAAGGGCAACGAGAAGAAGATTGCTGATTATAAAAGACAAGGGTACAAAGAAGTACCAGTAGAATCTGTAGAAGAGGGTTTCAAACCTTACAATGACAAACAGTATCCTAGATGTGTAGACTTCTACATTCAGTTTAGAGGTGGTAAAGGAGACAGAATCACTTCACCAGAAAATAAGAAAGATTTTGAAACTGCAAAGAAGATGATTGATACATATTGCAGAACAAACAAAATCAAACAGAAACCAGTTTACTCAACACCTGAAGAGGGTTCAAGTGCATACAAAGTCGGTCTTATGATTGACAGTACTTACAGTAAAACATCTGATTATAAAGACGGCAAAGACTTGCAACCTTTATATGTATCATTAAGTAAACTAAAGACCGCAGAAGACCACGGTGGTGGTTGGAGTCAAGCAGTAATTAAAGAAGAAACAGATTTAACAGAGAACTATAGAAAACTCGCACAACATGGTATGGGTGCAGAGGGTAAGAAAGATATCAAAACTGGTACAGGTGTAGATTTCTATGAACCTAAACAAGGTAATAAGAGACAAGGTAAAGTCACTAAGATGACTGCTACTGGTTACTCAGTTAAAGATGAGAAAGATGGTAAAACATATACATTTATGTACCACGACAGAATGAAGGCAAAGAAACTTCTTCAGAAGAAAGATAAACTATCTAACATCATTAAGAAGAACACCATCCAGAAAGGTAAGTTCGCTGGATACATGACTGATTCAGTAGAAGAGGCACAACAAGGTGCAAGACAGTCTATTATGGACACATATAGAAATATATGGGAAGAAGACTTACAAGAAGAGATGATTACTTACAGAGTTAAGAAGATGCATCCTGCTGAAAAGAAAAAGTTCGAACAGTCAGGAAAGATGATGGGTCTAAAAGTCACCATGAATACTAACAAACAAGATACATTAGTTGTTATGAGTGGCACTAAGAAGAAACTCAGAGACTTTGACTCAGTTGCAAGAGGTAAATCATCATATGGTGATCCTTCAACAGTATCACACTTTGACGAGAAGTAATATGACATATAAAAGTCTAGTACAAGTAATTAAAGAACACAATGATGGCAAAGAAGAAATCATTGAAAGAATAAACTTTCATGGGAAAAGTCCTGCTGAGAAAAAGGGTTCAGAGTTCAATAGAAAACAAGAAATCAATGGTTATAAAAAGATTTTAAAGACTATTGAAAAGATTAACAAAGACCACGAGAAGTTTCAATATAACAATCGTGCAGACGGACCATCTAATATATTTAAAGGTCTACAACAAGTTGAAAGAACATGCTATGACTTGATACGAGAAATTGAACAAGGCAAATGGGATGGTAAAGTGGACTTAGAAGAATAATGGAAAAAGTAGACGCCAGAACAAGAATGTTTAAAGAAAAGTTGAAGAGACTCAACTATAAAAAACATATTACAGATGCAATTGAGGCATCATCAAATGTCAAACAAGTAATGGAAAAGATTGCTGACTTTGGTATGATGTCAGATGCAGGTAATAAAAAAATTGCTCGTGCTGTTGCACAATCTAAGAACGAGAAAGATTTAAGAGCAAAATTAGATAAAATATCTAAAATGGCAAAGGGTAAGTATGCAGAGGCAGAAGAGGATGAAGTCTTCAATCGTGCCATGGATGCAATGCAATCGAAGGCAACTGGTGTACAGAATAGACCAGATGCAACGATGTTAATACAACTTCGTAAATTCAAAGATGGAACCAAAGATGGTGAAGTTAGAACAGATGATATGAAGAAGATTAAAGTAAAAAATGCAGATGCAGTCAAAGTTCATGACACTTTAATGAAGGTTCGAGCACCAATTCGAACTAAATACTTACAACTATTACAAAAAGACAAAAACACTTTTAGTAAAACATTTAATGCAATCTTAAAGGTTGCGAAATAGGAGAATAAAATGGCATTATGGGGAATTTCAGATGCAGACGAATCGAAACCTAAGTGGTTAAACGATGCAGATAAGAAGAAAGTTTACGCTGACGCTAGTGGTTGGAGATTTGAAAACCCTAAAAGTGGCGCAACAGATGAAGTCTTATGTGCAGTAAGTGGACTTGCAGTTTCAATTGGTTCTGCTGATATTACAGAAATAGAATTTATTTCAACAGCATTTGATAAATCAGCGGGTGGAACATTATCCGTACGAGTTAGATTTAACGAGGCAGTTGCAGTCACAGGCACACCACAACTTACAGTTGTAAATGACCAAAGAGCAAATCATGTATTATCATACGCAAGTGGTACAGGTTCTAACGAACTAGTATTCAGTCTTGTAATTGGTGCAGCTAACGCTGCTACAAATGCAGGTGATGTTCTAAGTATTGGTGCAAATGCAATGGCATTAAACAGTGGTACTGTAAAAGATAACGGTACTTCTACAAACGCAACTATTACCAATATCGCAGGAATTGGTACTGCTGCTGGTACAATTACAGTAGTTGCATAGTAGAAGACTATGGCATATGTAGTCGTTCCAGGTTCGAATAATTTATGGCAGTATGATAATGCTGCCGTAAAATCTGATTCAGATACTTACAACGAATCAAATGGTACGGTTGCAAACGGCATTAGAACATTCACTACACCAGGTGGTAATGTCGAAAGGGTCTACATTAAGTGTAGAAAAGTTGGTGAAACAATAGTTCGTGGTGAGTTGAATAAAAACTACTACGATGCACAATAGGAAAAATTATGAAATCATTTAACGAATATTTAATTGAAAATTTAGGTGGGGACTTTGGTTTAGACTCAACAGTACCTTACGACATAGATTCCCAGGCAGTTAAGAACAAACTTAATGCAGTTTTGGGTCATGTTGCAGTGTCAGAGTTTATGAATCCTCTCGCCGCTATTCAACAAATGGAATCAAAACTCTCTCAAATGGGTCTACATAAGAAAGTTCAAGTAGAAGGACATGGTGTAGTACAAGATGAAGAGTTCTCAGGTTCAGGTGAATTAAACTTAGAGTTTACTCAATTTGGTGGGGTGTTTGGTAAATCAGTAGATACACCTATCGATGAGATTGAGAAAGAAGAAAGAAACATTTCTCTCAAAGTTAAATATGAACAGTTAGAAACTGGTTCATTCAAAGTTTACGGTTCAATCGTTTAAACTTCTTTAGTTGAGTCTACTAAATACTAGTAGACACAACAACTAAACAATTATATTATGGGTCTATTTGACAAAATCACAGCAAAAAACTTTAACGCATACGCACATAAGCATTATGATGACCCCCAATGTGAAGACATTGAGGACTTTAATGAAGACTTGCGTAGGTTTAGATATCTAAAACGACTACTTCATCGTTACCATGAGAATGGTGAATTAAGAGAACGCCTCATGTTGAATCATATTATATGTTTATTCAATGTGTTTGGATTTGAGGCATGTATGAGAATGTTGCAGTTTAAGATTAAAGAAGAAGAACATTGGTCATCTATAAAGACTATGTTGTTATATCTTGAACTCATACAAGAAGGTTGGTTGATAAACTACCCTATAGATGATAAACTTGCACAACGATTGAGAGAACTGTAGTCATTCAGATTGCATAAATAGATATATGGTCGGAAGAGTAATAGACAGTTTAATCGTATTCAGGATTCTTAAGATGTTGACAACACCTTTTGAGAAGACACCTGCCTACAAGTTTGGGTTCATTGACCAGAATGGTGTAAGAGTCAAGTTCATAACAGACCCAGAAAATAAGAATCAAAAACTTGCAAACAACCCCAAGACAAAAGAAGAGAAGAACTCTCTCACACCTTTACATAGATTAGTATTCAATCTAAAGAAACTAATTAGAAAAGTGCCTGGTGGTAAGTCACAATTGGCATCATATGCAGTTGCACTTGGTTTACTCAAAGAACATACTAACTTAGATTCAGAACAGGCAGACCAGTTGTATGAAGACTTTTATAGATTACTGAAAGACGAAGATGCATTTCAACCAGAGATGATTGAAGAGGCACAAGACATTGGTAAACTATGTTCTCTAAAAATGCATGGTTCTGATTATCATCTAAGAACTCAAATCAAACAGAACTTTGATGAGAATGAAGAAATCAAAATATATCCAGAAAAATCAACAGTCACCAATGTTGCAGAACATAGTATAGGTTATGGTGTACTAATATATGAGGGGTACATAGGGGAAGATAGAGTCCTGTTTACCGCAGAAGATGTATATTAACGAAGTACTATATCATATTGATGAAGACTACAAACAATATTGTGATGCAATAGACTCCATATGTGAAGAACTTCTAGTTGAAGAAGACAAGAAGAAAGATGCATGGTTCTTCGACATGTCTACAGATAAACAACAAGACTATCTCAAGTCACATCCAGATTCAGACAAGGCAAAAGAACTCAAAAGAAAACTACAATCAATGCCCAAAAAGGGCGACCAAGGTGATACGAGACCGGCACCGGATAAAAAATCTCCGAAGGGGAATGTAGCGAAGACAAATCCCGACAAGGACGCCACACCTTCTGAGAAACCTAAGAACGATGTTGGTGGTTCATTACCAACTCAAGTTGCAGACTTAAAACAACACATTGGTGAATTAAAAGATGCAATAGGTTTAGATATCGCAACGATTGGTAAGGCATTTAAAGAACCTTCAGTATACAATACAGTCAAGGCGATTGGTGGTTCAATAACTGCAACATCTAAGACCATAATGGGTTCACTTAGAACTGTGGGTAAGACTCTTACAGTAGGGGGTGCCGCTATACATGACACTAAGGCATTCCAACAGTTAGAAAAGGGTCTAATTAAAACAGATGAGTTCATGCAGAAAAACAAAGTACTCGCAACTATGAGTGCTGTTGGTGTATCTAGTCTCGCAATTGCACAATGGTTAAGAATGTCATTCTCGGGTGATATAGAATCTGATTTTGACTTGACTATTATACCTGCCGCCTTTGCAGGTAACGCTGGGTTCGCAGACTTGATTGCAACGCCAGATGGTATCAAAGGTATTGGTTTATTGAGTGCTGGTATGGCAACAGGTGGTCTACCTATATGGATGGGTGGTCCTGTTGGTCTTGCAATGGCATTAACATATTCAGGTTTAGTCAGTGCAGGTGATACAAAGAAAGGCGCTGAGATTAAAAAGAAAATGGTCGATTGGGCAGATAGTATGAGGTCATCAACTGGTGATGTACTGAGAAAAGTTGACAAGAAACTTGGTCTAACAACAGAGTCATTGATGAATCCATCGAACATAGATAAACTTCAATTCAATGTATTTGAGAAACTAAAGAAACCCAAATATCACAAAGTAGAGATATTTGAAGATGGTTGGTCAGAAATAGAAATGATGCCCCCACCTACAAATAGTTCTAAAACAACTAAGTCAGAATTAGAAACAGTCATCAAAGAGTCAAACAACGCAACAGATGACATCAAAAAGAAATACATCAATTGTGCCGATGACCCATGTTATTATATCAAAGAATACATGGAAGACTCAGACTTAGAGTTTGATGAAGAGTATATGGATTACATCGTAGACCAATGTACACCAGTAATCAGACACTTTAAAAATTCATTCAACAGACCTAGACCATATCAAGTTGCAGAAGCACTTAATATGAAACTTAACAAATGGAAAACAGGAACTGCAAACTCTCCTTCATATCCATCAGGTCATTCAATGCAACCATATCTGGTTGCAAACTTCTATGCAGAGAAATATCCAGAACATGAGGGTAATCTTAGAGATGCCGCTGATATATGTGCATATGGAAGAGTTCAAGCTGGGTTGCATTACCCAACAGATTATAACGCAGGTATACAACTTGCAGATGAAATGGCAAAGTATCTTAAAGATGACTTAAAAGAAGATGCGCCAGTGAACGCTACAGGTAGTGCTGTATCAACAGACACACCTTTAGTAAGAAGTAGAAACAAGTATCTCAAAAAGAACAAAGAAGATTCTAAGAAGATTTTCGGTCTTTTAAAAAGATACTCTAAGTAAATTATGGAAAAATTCTTAAACTATTTGGCTCTAGGTACCTCTCTTGTAATTGCAGGTATCGCCGCCTATTTCTCAGTTCTTGGTCTTGCAACTATATTTGCAGGTGCATGGTTATCAGTTGTCATTATGACTGGTGTATTAGAGTTTGGTAAAATAGTCACTGCCGCCTATCTACATCTATTTTGGGAAAGACTCAATTACATGAAGTATTATCTAACCCTATCAGTTTTCATATTGATGTTAATTACATCATTGGGTATCTTTGGGTTCTTATCAAAGGCGAACATAGACCAGACACTTAAGGGTGATTCGTTTTCACTTGAGATGTCAATCATAGAGAAGAGAATAGAGGGTGAAGAGGGTAAACTAGAGAGACTAGAAACACGACTAGAGGGATTAGATTTAGTTATTAGTACTGCAAGACCCCAAGATAGAAACTACATTGACCGTAGACAAAAAGAAGAAAGGGACTTGATTGCACAAGATATGGATGTTATAATTGAACAAGTAGTCAAGTACAATGAAGAATTGATGCCTCTCAAAAGAGAACAACTCATGCAAGAGGGTGAGATTGGTCCGATTAAGTATGTTGCAGAAGTGATATATGGTCAGGAAGAGAGTGTCAAGTACCTTGACAACGCTGTTAGGTGGGTGATTTTTGCACTCATCTTTGTGTTTGACCCACTTGCGATTTTACTATTGATAACATCAACAAGTCTTATTGCAAGAAAGATTGAGAAAGATAAACCAAAGGTAGTTGAGAACAGATATGTCATTCAAGTACCCAAAAAGAAAGTTCCCAAAATCAATAAAACCGACTAGTATTTTGACCATAATTACTGTATAATAAGTAGTAATGTTATGGTTAGAGCGAAAATACTTGTCGATGGTCATGGTCTACTTAGACCGTGCCAAATGGACAAACGAGAATACGATGAATCACAGGTGCAATTACTGTGGTGATTCGCAAAAGAATGTATATAAGGCACGAGGGTTTCACTTCGTCAAAGAACAATCATTCATCTTCAAATGCCATAATTGTGGTAAGTCAACATCTTCGATAAACTTTATCAAAGACCATTGGCCATCAGTTCACAAAGAATATCTGAAAGAATTTCTATCAGAAAAAGGTATGAAACCTAAAAGAAAAATGCCATCGGCGAACGCTTTTAAGTTCACCCCACGAACAGATAATCTAAATAAAACTGTGGTTGAAAAAGAAAACAGTCTCAAGGCAATCGCCTTTCCTGTTCTCGAAAAGGCAATCGCAAAGAACTATCTCTTAGATAGAAAAATACCAGAATCTTCAATGACTGATTTATGGTTCGTATCATCGGCACAAACTCTTAGTATGTTGTCAGATAAGTATAGAGATAGAGTATTGGGTAAAGACCCAAGAATAATATTGCCATTCTATGACGAGAGTGGTGAATTGATTGGTGTATCAGGTCGTGCTATTAACGACTCACCATTGAGATACATGACCATGAGATTCAGAGATGATGTGCCGCTCATCTTCAATCTTAATAAAGTGGACAAGACTAAGACAATCTATGTCACAGAGGGACCCATAGATAGTCTATTCCTACCGAATAGTATCGCAGTAGCGGGTAGTGATTTTAAAAAGATACAAGATGATATAAAAGATAACGCAATACTAATATATGATAACGAACCAAGAAACGCCGAGATAATCAAAAAGATAGAAGAGGTCATTGACCTCGGGTACAAGGTGTGTATCTGGAACGATAGAAGAATAGAAGATTGCAAAGACATAAATGATATGATTATTAAAGGTTTGAGTGAAAGTGAGATTATCGAAATCATCAATCGTAATACAGTTTACGGTCTCTCAGCAAAATTACAATTGATGGAGTATAAGAAAATATGAACGCAGAAATAAATGTTATAAAGAGTGACGGCACAAAATCAATTATCGATTTAGATAAGATACATGTAATGGTAGAGAAGTCTTGCAGAGGCATCAATGGTGTTTCTGAATCTTCAGTAGAGATGAATAGTGGTCTACAATTCTTTGATGGTATCACCACAAAAGAGATTCAAAAGATTCTAGTGAAGAGTGCAAGTGATTTGATATCACTAGAGAATCCTAACTACCAATTCGTTGCTGCCAGACTGTTATTGTTTGGTATTCAGAAACAAGTATTCAATACCAAGTGGAAAGACTCAGAGATTTATCCACCCCTACAAGACTTGATTGAGAGAAACATAGACAAAGGTCTATACACGAAAGACCTAGTAGAGAAATACTCAGACAAAGAACTAAAGAAACTCAATTCATATCTAAGACATAGTAGAGACTTTGACTTTACATATGCAGGTCTACAACAAGTCGTAGATAAGTATTTGGTTCAAGATAGGTCAACAGGTACACTATTTGAAACGCCTCAGTTCATGTACATGTTGATTGCAATGACATTGTTTCAAGACTATGAATCAGACGATAGATTACTATATGTTCGTAGATACTATGATGCAGTGAGTATGTTTAAGATTAATATACCAACGCCAGTCATGGCAGGTGTTAGAACACCATTGAAACAGTTTGCATCATGTGTTCTGGTCGATACAGATGATTCACTAGACTCATTATTTGCATCTGATATGGCGATTGGTCGATATGTTGCACAAAGGGCAGGTATTGGTATCAATGCAGGTCGTATCAGAGGTTTAGGTGCAAAGATAAGAGGGGGTGAAGTACAACATACTGGTGTCATTCCATTCTTAAAGAAATTCGAATCAACAGTAAGATGTTGTACTCAGAATGGTGTAAGAGGGGGTTCTGCTACAGTTCATTTCCCTATCTGGCACCAAGAGATAGAAGACATTATAGTCTTAAAGAACAACAAGGGTACAGAAGACAATAGAGTTAGAAAACTAGATTACAGTATTCAGTTATCAGAATTGTTCTATCAGAGATTCTTAAAGAACGAAGACATTACTCTATTCTCACCACATGAAGTACCTGGTTTATATGATGCATTTGGTACGCCAGAGTTTGATGAACTCTATGAGAAGTATGAGAGAGCGACTTCAGTACCTAAAAGAAAAGTTAGTGCAAGAGAATTGATTACAGATTTATTAAAAGAAAGAGCGGAGACTGTCAGAATCTATATTATGAACATTGACCATTGTAATACTCATAGTTCATTTACTGATAAAGTAAACATGAGTAATCTATGTCAAGAGATAACATTGCCAACAGACCCAATAGACCACATTGATGACCATGGGGGTGAGATTGCACTTTGTATATTGAGTGCTGTCAATGTGGGTGTAGTTAAAGATGATGAACTACAAGACATATGTGAACTTGCAGTGAGGGGTTTAGAAGAACTGATTGATTATCAAGAGTATCCTGTAAAGGCGGCAGAGATGTCGACACTCGCAAGAAGAAGTCTTGGTATAGGGTATATTGGTCTTGCACATTATCTTGCAAAACATAGAGTCAAGTATTCGGATCCAGAGGCATGGCAACTAGTTCATGACTTGACTGAGAGATTTCAATACTACTTACTAAGGGCATCAAATCAACTTGCAAAAGAAAAGGGTAAATGTGACTACTTCGACAGAACTAAGTATGCACAAGGTTTATTACCAATTGACACATACAAAAAAGATGTTGACTCAATTGTGAAACCAGTATATACTAGAGATTGGGAATATTTAAGGGCAGAGATATTGACTCATGGTTTAAGACACTCAACACTTACAGCACAAATGCCAAGTGAATCGTCTTCAGTTGTATGTAATGCAACTAATGGTATTGAACCACCTAGAGACCATCTCTCAGTTAAGAAGAGTAAGAAAGGTACATTGAAACAGATAGTGCCTCAGTATTCTACTCTTAAGAGTGCATACACATTGCTATGGGATATGCCAGACAACACTGGTTATATCAATGTAGTTGCAGTGATGCAGAAGTTCTTTGACCAAGGTATTAGTGGTAACTGGTCATATAATCCAGAACAATACCCTAACAATGAAGTACCTGTGTCAGTAATGGCGAAAGACTTATTGAACACCTATAAATATGGATGGAAGACTTCTTACTACCAGAATACTATGGATGGTAAAGTCGAAGATGTTGTACAAGATGAACTTGCACCATCACAAATTGAAGAAGGAGATGAAGACTGCGATGCCTGTGCCATTTGATGAAAAAACTATAGAATATAAGTGTGTAGACGAGAATATCGCTAAGTGGAAAGACCAACAATCTGCTACACTTAGGGGTAAAACAAACCCAATGACATGGCAGTTTATGAAGAACAAATATGTTGTTGTCAGAGACTTCTTACCACAACACATGATTACCTTTGCGATGGATGTGTGGAAATCAGCAGAATACACCGATACTGCAACCACATTAGAAACACATGACATTACATATAAGAACCCCCAATCATCTAGGGGAACGAGTTCTGGAAAGTATTGTTCGCCATGGGGTAATGCATTGTCTCATTACATACATGAGAAACTAAAAGACTGTTTTGACATGACTTTAGAAGAGACATATTCATTCACCAGAAAGTATGTTAGAGGTGCCTATCTTGGTTCACATACTGATAGACCTTCATGTGAGGTCAGTGCAACATTGTGTTTAGATTACAAAACAGACGACAACACACCATGGACAATATGGTTGAGAAATGATAAGAACTATGCAGGTGTAGATGCAGAACAAGTTAAGAATGAATCACAAGATTTTAATCATAGAGACAGACTAAAGAATAATTGTATTGCAGTTGACTTAGAACCTGGTGATATATTATTGTATCAAGGTCCTAACATACCACATTGGAGAGATGAATTCTTAGGTGATTACAGTTATCATATATTTTCGCATTTTGTGAATTCAAATTCTATGATGCAACATATACCAGACTTTCATCATGGCGATGAAAGACGCCCTAAGACATCATTAAACCTAGATGGTAGAGAACATAGATGGTCAAATGACAATGACACATATGGCGAACAATCAAAAATCTTTAATGATAAATACTATGCCACAGATTATGGGCAATTCGTAAATTACTATGATGATTTAGAAGAAATAGAGAGTAAGAGATAATGACAGTTTTTAATAAGAAAAATATTGACTTCACAAAGAACAAGATATTCTTTGGCGAAGAATTAAACACACAAAGATTCGATGAGTTCAAGTATCCGATATTTGATAAACTCACTCAGACACAATTAGGATTCTTCTGGAGACCAGAAGAAGTATCACTACAGAAAGATAGAAGTGATTACCAACAACTAACAGATGCACAAAAACATATATTCACATCTAACTTAAGATATCAAACTTTACTTGACTCAGTTCAAGGCAGAGCGCCATCCATAGCATTTTTACCGTTTGTCACTCTACCTGAACTTGAGTCGTGTATTATCACATGGGACTTCATGGAGACTATTCATAGTAGAAGTTATACTCACATTATAAAGAACATCTATAGTGACCCTAGTGATATATTCGATACGATTATAGATGAACCTGCAATCGTTAAGAGGGCAGAGATGGTGACAGAGAAGTATGACCACTTCATTGAACTTGGTCGTAGAAGATTGTTAGGTCTAAAAGTAGATGACTATGACCTGTATAAGGCATTGTATCTTGCATTGATATCAGTCAACATACTAGAGGGTGTAAGATTCTTTGTATCATTCGCCTGTAGTTTTGCATTTGGTGAACTCAAACTCATGGAAGGCAGTGCGAAGATTATCTCATTCATTTCCAGAGATGAAGCACAACACCTTGCAATCACTCAACACATACTTAAATGTTATAAGAATCAAGAAAACGACTCACTCATGCATAAAGTTATGAAAGATTGTGAATCAGAAGTGTACTCAATGTATGAAGATGCAGTCGCCCAAGAGAAAGAATGGGCAGAGTTCTTGTTCAGAGAGGGTTCTATGATTGGTTTATCAATACCATTACTTGGTAATTACATAGAATACATTTGTAATAAGAGACTTAGGGCGATTGGTTTAGACCCAATATTCAATGTCTCTTCAACTAACAACCCTTTACCATGGACACAACATTGGTTTAACAGTAGAGGATTACAAAACGCACCCCAAGAGACGGAGATTGAATCTTATGTCATTGGTGGTATTAAACAAGATGTCGATGATAACACATTTGACAATTTTACATTATGAGAGAATTAGGAATGACATTAATCGGTTGTTTAGTAATAGCAACCTTCTTTACACTTAAAGTATACCCAAACTTAGAATATACAGGATACTCATCAAACACTTCATGCACTGGTCAGTGTTATGTTGACTATGTTGCATTGAACGGTACAAGTGTAGACATATTAAGGGCGAAACAAGAACTTGCAAATGCAGATGAGTTTAGTTCAATCAGAAGTTTATGGTCAGGTTGTGCCGCCTGTCATGGTGCAGAAGGTCAAGGTATGGCAGTCTTCCCAGCACTTGCAGGTCAAAGTAGTGATTACATTACTCAAAGACTATATGCATATAAGAATAGAGAAACAGTAGGTGCAATGTCATCTACCATGTGGGCACAGGCAGGTATGTTATCTGATGCAGATATACAAACTATAGGTAAATTTATACAACAGGAGTTGAAATGATAGAAATATATGGAAAAACACAATGCCCATATTGTGATATGGCGAAAAAATTATGTGAACAACAAGGGTATGACTTTGTATACAAATCACTAGGTACAGATTTTGACAGAGAAGAGATGATGAATACATTTCCAACTGCAAGAACATTTCCTCAGATTAAAGTGAACGAAGAATCTATTGGTGGGTATACAGAACTACTTGAGTGGCATAACAACAAATGAGAATTGTACACCTTTATCTACAGAGAGAACGAGATTGGGATGCAATGGATTTGAGATTGAAACATATCTGTAATTCATTGAACCGAGAAGAGTTCGAGGTGAGGGTGTATGTATTGGGGTTAGACTTCTATAAGACTGATAAGACTTTACCCCATATAGAACTAGATGGTAAGAAAAAGTCAATAGACAACTTTTGGAATGAAACAATAGGCGAAAGAAAACTAGATAATGGAGATTTACTGCAAGAATAATCTATTGTTAGACAAGGCAGTAGAGTATGCGAATACGCTGGGTATCAGTGAGATGCCTGCGATTATCAATATAAAACGATTACCACCATCATTCACGCAACAAGGGTTAATCGAACACCCACGAGAACTAGACAATCACATCTACATAAACATATTTGTTAAACTCAACAAAGAGAGATACATCACACTCGCACATGAAATGGTGCATGTCCGACAGGTACTAAAGGGTGAAGAAATAGACGAAAACGAGGCGTATTTACTTGAGAAAACCCTTGACAATGACCATCGAAAACGGTTATAATCCTACCATGATGAAAGGAAAAGTAAAAAGAATATTTATCGATATGGACGGTGTACTTGCCGACTTCTTAAGAGGGGTCGAAGGTCCACAGTATTTGGGTGAACCACTTACTAATGATGCAGAAGGTCATTCTACATATGACGATAGAAAAGAAGAACTAACAAACAAAAGACTGTTTGCAAACTTACCCCCAATGGTCGATATGTACGACCTACTCGCATATGTCAGACATTGTGAAGTACCATGGGAAATATTGACTGCCGCTGGTGAAGTCAACAGACACTTAGTAGTACATGACAAGAACGAATGGATTAAGAGATATGTAGACCCAACAGTTCCAGTGACATGTACATTTACTGGTACTCAAAAGGCGGCATATGCCTTTGAGGGTTCTGTATTGATTGACGATAGACAAAAGAATATCGATGCATGGATTGATGCAGGTGGTATTGGTATTGTCCATGTAAGTGCAAGAGATACTATAGAACAATTAAAGTTGTTAAGAAATAACGACTAAATACAAGTATGGAAAGATTAAAGAGATTGTGGAGTTGGATTCGCAAGACAACTAGATACATATATGAAAGCATCAAGTCGATGTTTGTTAAGAGATATCTGGTTACAGTTTCATTCAACAGTGTATATGGTGATTCAGACGATAGACAATTTATCGCCAAGAAAATTTTAGTACAAAAAGAGAAACATCTTAAATTTAGAGATGAAGACAACAAAGTAATCGAATACAGAAGTTCAGGTGGGCTGAACTTTATCATAGAAGATTACGAGTATGAGTATGGACAAGAAACCGAGTAGTGAAGACATATTGTTTTTGTTCTTGTTGTTCGGTGCATTACTCATAGTTATATTATAGGGAGTAAATATGAATCAGTTATTTATTGGTATTATACTCGTACTTGGTCTTGGTGGTTATTACCTCTACAATGAGAATATCACACTGAAAGACAATAACGCCAAGTTAGAGTATGCAGTAGAAGAACAGAAGGCGGCAATGACCGCAATGAAAGAGTCTTACGAGAAACAAGGTAAGGCATTGTTAAACATGTCAAGACAAAATGCAGAGATAGAGAAAGAGAAGGCAGAGTATCTATCAATATTTGCACGACATAACCTAGATGTACTCGCACTAAAGAAACCTGGCATGATTGAACTAAGATTCAACAATGCAAGTGAACAAGTTATGGAGGGACTAGAAGATGATACAGAGAAACTTTACAATATCGGCGCTGATAATACTCCTGAGTAGTTGTTCACTACTACCTGAACGAAAGGTAGAGATAGTCAGTAAACCCCTAGAGATAGAAATCATGCAACCTGATTTACCACGACCAGTAGAATTGACTGCACCCAAATGGTTTGTAGTATCTGAGGCACGAATAGTAAATCCATGTAAGAGAACATTATCATTTGAACCTAAGAGGTTTGATGATAAAGGTGTAGAACAACTTAAACGACCAAAAACATGTGAGTTGTCGCAAAGAGACAATCCAGACTGGCCAGAGGGATATACATATCTCGACAGATTCTTAGATGAGATGAAAGACCAGAACAATGGTGAGGTGTTATTTGTCGCAACATCAGTTGGCGATTACAAAGTCATGGCAGAAGACATGCAAGAACTAAAACGATACATCAAACAAATTGGTGAAGTCGTAATATATTATAGAGAAGTCACTACAAAGACTGAAGCGAAAGTTAATGAGACCAATAAAGACTAACAAATTACAGAATACATATGGACCATGTAGGGGAGACTATAAACAGACTTTCTCTACACCCATGTTTCAAGGTAAGGCAAACCTCAATCATGAAATTGTCGCAGAACACTGTAGAGATGTAGTAGGTAGAATACCAAAGGGTAATACAGAAACAGAATACACAACCTACTTCGAGCACGATTTGAGAGAAGAGACACATAACCAACCATGGTACAACGACTTCGCAAATCAGATGAAAGATACTTACATCGAATTCATCCGTAAAATGTGGCATTTCGATGTGACTGGAATATCTCGACATGACATACACCTATTTGCATGGGTGAATGTATATAATGAACCACACTCCCATTCAGTTCATAATCATGTCAAGTCCAGACTATCTGGTACCTACTATGTCTCTACAGATTCTAATTCAGAACCAATTACCTTTTATCATCCTAACATGAGTTCTCTTTTTGGTCATGGCGCCAGTGATGGTCAACACGAAGATGGTCAATATACATTTCAAGGTACGCCAGGTGGTCAGACAGAAATGGCATTTTATGCCGAAACTGGTGACTTCTTACTATGGCCCTCGTACATGACCCATGCAGTACCACAGGGTAGGTCACGAGGAAAAGGAATGATTGGTGAGATTAAAGAATACGAGAGAATATCAATCTCTTTCAATTTACAACATGCAGAGAATTTAGGGTCATATCATCATGGTGACCCATTTGATTATGGAGTTTTAAGTAATGAGTAAACCAATTATACTAGATGAACTATACAAAATGAAAGGTTCATTTGCAGATGCAAAGTTTGATGGTTTCTGTTTGACCATAGACGACTTCTATGAGAACGCCGAAGATTTGTATCAACACTTGACTAACAGAGATTACCCAATGTGGAAATATAATCCTGAATCACCAACACGAAATGGTATAGACTATTACGACTGTAGAATAGTTGACAAGGTTGGTCACCCTACAAGAATCTATGAAACAGAACATCAAAGAATATTAGATGTATGTCGTAGATACTGGCATAAAGGTGAATACAACTGGTCACGACTATATGAGTTCAACTGTTTTAAAACTGGTGAGATTACCAATTCAAGATTTCAACACTATCCACATATCGATAGTAAATTAGATATGCCAGACAATTGTGCTACACTCAACATGCTAGTCTATCTTGACAAAGAAGAAGATGGTGGTACAGCAGTTTATGATGGTGAATGGATTACTAATGACGAGAACATGAATGTGTTATATCCTGTAGAAGAGAGATTCAACATTCGAACTATGATTAAGGCGAAGTTTAATAGATGTGTTATATTTCCAGGTAATTATATGCATGGTGCTTGGATTGACAATTATAATAAATACATCGACAACTGGAGATTCACACAAGTGACTTTCTTCCACCCAAATTAGGAGATAACAATGGCAATTAACATGGGTTCATATACCGACACCAACTTAGGTGGTTCAGATGAACAAGACAACAAAGAAATAGTAGAAGACAAGTACACTGGTGAACAGTTCGAAATAGAACGCAATACAGACTTTATTACAATTCTACCAAACATAATCAATCCATTAGGATGCGAACACATACTAAATGTGTTTCATGGTTGTCCTATTGATGAAGATGCAGAATACAATCCAGATTCTAGTGAGATAATTCCTAGTCAGAAAGTACAAGACCACAATCTATCTTACAAGTATATTGCAGA